AGGGGGTGATGGGATTCTCTACTATTTTGAACCTCTTCGAAACTACCCTAAATAACTCATAATCCCTATAAAATACCCTTGTTTTGTAAAAAAACACTTCTTCTTTTTTTTATTAGACCTCTTTCTCGATTTGTTTTATAATAGTGTCTAATGAATAACATTATAAAAAAAGTAGGTGGTGATGGCAAAAATTAAAAATTTAGAGATTCCTAAATTGCGACACTTTGTTGGCAACAAGACTTATGACAAGATTATTAAGTTTGCCAATGAAATAACTCTCCCTGCTCTTCAAAAAAAAGATGTTTTTACTCTTCCAGGAATAACTAGCAGAGCTAGATACATTACACCTGACCCACTCAAGTACATTCGTACTTATAGTCCAGACAGTATATCTTATAGTACATATGAAAAAATGACAGAAGACTACCAAATTCATGCAGGTCTTTGTATTATCAAACTTCCTATTGGTCAGATAACTTGGGACATAAAATGTAAAGACAAAGAAGTTCGTTTATTTGTAAAACAAGAAATCAATAAATTATTACGTGGCTTAGTTAAAAATATGCTCACAGCAATAGAGTATGGTTTTGCACCACACGAGAAAGTTTGGGAAGTAATTGCTGAATATAATCTTCAGGATGATAAGACAGATAAAATTACAACCAAAAAGAATATGGTTATTCTTAAAAAGATTAAATTAGTTAAACCAGATAGTATAACTATAAACAGAGACCAACATCAAGATTACGCAGGACTTACACAAGAAGGAGTAGGTACTATCCCAACAGAGAAAACTCTACTCTTCTCGCATGATGTCCAATATGGTAATCTTTATGGAAGACCTCGTATTCGTGGAAGCTATCAGCCATGGTATTGGAGTCATCTCATAATTGCTTTTTGTAATCGTTTTCATGAAAGATTTTCACAACCACTTATGTTAGGAAGAGCACCTGTAGGAACAAGTCAGACAGGTGTAGACAAAGATGGAAAACCTATAATGGAATCTAATATACAACTAATGCAGAATGTACTAGAAAGTGCTCAAGAAAGAACTAGTATAACTATACCGAGTAGTAGAAAAGAAGAAGCAGGATATGATTTAGAAATGCTTACTAGTGATACAAAGGGACAACAATTCTTGAATTATCTTCGACTTTTAGATGCTTGGAAACTCAGAGGTATGTTCATACCAGAAACAGTACTAACTCAACCATATGAGAGTGGGGGAAGTTATGGTCTTGCACGTACACATACTAGTACTTTCATGAAAGGAGAAGAAGACTTAGTAATTAGTATAATAGATTGTATAAATAAACAACTCATACCTCAGTTAGTTGCTTATAACTATGGAAAGAAAGCACCTAAAGCTACTATGACTTTTTTAGCATTTTCAGATGAACTAAGAAAGTTTCTTCAAAAAGTTTATAATAACATGATTCTCAAAGGAACAGCAATAGCAGGAGCTGACGAACTAGCAAGTGAACTCGGTATACCTATAAGTACAAAAAAAGCAATAGTACCACAAGAACTACCAGTTCCAGACGTTCCAAAAGGGCGAGGAGGAGGAAAACCAGAAGAGGTAGTTCCAAAAGCAAAGAAAGAAAAAGAAGAATTAAAAGGACATTATTACAATAATAAAGAATTAAAGGATTATGAATTAGTAGTTAATTTTGCAGAAATAGACAATTGGACAGATAAAGCAAAACAAAAATTTATAAATATAACCAAAAGTTTTAGAAAAAAATATGCAAATGCTATTTTGAAAGACCTTCAAAATGTTTATACAAAAAAACCTAAAACAATAAAAAATTTCTTTAAAAAATATAAGACACCATATCTTGAAGAATATCAAGTAGCACTAGAAAAAATACTCAGAGACCTTTTCAAAAAAGGACGCAAGAGTGTTCGGCAAGAATTAGAAAAACGAATAGAACAAAAAGAATTGCAAGATGATACTCCACCTGATGAATTAATAGAAGATGAAAGAGTTGCAATGGAAGAACTTGAAGCATCAGCAGTAATAATTGCAATGTTAGATAATGATATACTTAATAGAAAATTATTCTGGGATATTTGGCAATATAGATTAAAGGGACTTGCTTTTGTTGCTATTATTACTATACTACGTCAAAGAATTTTAGATGAAATTAATAAATCTTTAATTAGAATGATAGGATATGCTGTACAACAAGCATTTATTTTTGGTAGAACTTTTCAAGCAAAGTTTGATGAAGATTTTTTAACAATAGCATACTATACAGCAATACTAGATAAAAGTACTTGTAGTTCTTGTGAAGGATTAGATGGACAGGAATTTGTAGTAGGTTCAAGTGAATATTTTGCAAATATGCCACCCCATATGGATTGTGAAGGTGGAACAAGATGTCGTTGTATGTATATCTATAAATAAATAGGAGTTTATGAATGGTTGAAAATTTAAAACAGAAAACTAATTTGGAATTAAGAACTAAACATCAGCAAATACATAATTTGTATAAACAAAAAGGGGAACAATCTTTTATAAAAACTCATACTTTAATAATAGTAGAAATGGGAAAAAGAAAAATTAAACATTATGTAGTTTCTGAATTAGATAGACAAACTAATCTATTAAGAAAAAAAGCAACAAGTACAAATATTATAGAAGAAACCTTAAAAAATAAAAAATTACAATTAGTAAAAGGTGCTTTACTTAAATTTATTCAAGGTAAAAAAATTTTACTTGTGGATTATGAATCATCTTTATATGATACTTTACATAAATCAGGATACAATACATATGCTATTGCTTTAGAAAAAGAAGCAATTTCACCTAAAGTAATATTAGCAAGTAATTTGTATAAAATACCTTTTAATGATAATAATTTTGATACTGTAATATGTTATAAAAAAATTAAAAATGAACTCGAAGACAAATTAATAGCAAAAGAATTAATTAGAATATCCTCAAATCAAGTAATCTTTTTACTAGATTTAGATGAAGGTTATTTTGATAGCACAGAAATATTAAAACAATGGTTAAATACAATAATTACTATACCACATAGTTTAGAATCAATAGGAGAAAATCAAATTGCTGTTCTTGCTTCAAAACAATTAACTACTATAAAAAATGAATTAATTAATAATTTAGAAAGTTATATTGTTGTTCCAGATTTTATTCATTTAGTAGGTAGTGCTGTTGATACACCAAATCCTGACAAGATAGATATTCTTTTTAGACAAGATTATAGAAATCCAACTTTAGAATTTCAATTTAAGAGGTTATTCCCTAAAGAGATAAGGAAAAAATTCCGTTTTATTTATAATCCAGCAGGTGCTGATTCTGGCAATTATATTCCTTTATGTCATCTCGCAGTTATTAAAAAAAGAAATTATAAAAAAATGCATATAAAACCTGAATCACCTAAATTATTAGTAGGTAAATGGTTTAAACCTTTGAAATCAAAAGGTGGTATAAATAAACTAGAATTTTTTGAATTAGAAAATCTTTGGATAAATTGGGCAGAAAGTTTAATTGATAAAGGAATTGCTGTAGAACCTAAATATTATGGATGTAGAATTCAATTACATAAAAAGGGGAAAAATATTGGTCTTTTTATAGAAAATGATAAACAAAACCTTTTATATAAATTACCCAATATTCAAGAAGAAATTCTATCGTTTAAAGAAAAAGATTTTATATTAGATGGCAAATTAGTAATTTATAAATCCGAAGAATTGCCAATGAATAAAAATGAAATTATTAATTATTTATCACAACAAGCAATAGATGATACAAAAATTAAATTATTTCTTTTTGATTGTTTGAATCACAATGGTGAATATCTAAATAACAAACAATGGGCACAAAGACAAAGTTATTTAAGTAAAATTTTTATAAAAGATTTTAAATACTTAGAAAAAGTTGCATCAATAATTGTTAGAAGAAAAAGTGATTTATTTGATGCAATTAATCAAGTAAAAGAAATAATGAATAGTGAAGGTGCTATTCTTAAATTATTAGACAGTACCTATCCAACAATTGGAAAAACAGATAATTGGGCAGAATTTTCAGAAATCCATGAAATTAATGTAAAAATTAAAGACATACATAGAATTAAAAAAGATTTATATAATTATTCAATACAGATACTTGGAGAAAGAGGTCAATCAATAGATTGTGGTACAACTATGAATTCTTCTATTAGATGTAAAGAAGGGGATATAATTTCAATTGCTGTATTTAAAATTGAAGAAGATAAAGATAAATTTAATTTCTTATATCCTGTAATTAGAAAAAAATTATTGAGTAGAACTATTCCTGATACTACTACTCTAGCACGAAGAATTGTTAAAAGAACAATAAATAGAACAGAAAAAGATGTAAATTATTTTTTATACAAATTAACATACAAATTAGGCACTATTACAATGGAATCAGGAATGAAAGGAAGATATGTTATTCAAACTCATCAAAAAAGAAAGTTTGTTTATTGTGATTTGAGAATGTTAGTAACATCTCCAAAAGAAAGAACTTATTTAGAAGGACTTACTCTTGATACTCCTGGTAGTGTTGAAAAAAGAAATAAATTTACTAATCCTAAATTTGATGAAAAGATAGTATGTCAAATTAAAGCAAAGCAATTAAAAGCGTGGATGAGAATAGAAGGTAATTACCCAGCAGGAAGTATAGGTGCAACTCGCTATAAATCAGGAATTATTAGAATAATTAATAAGGGTAGTTTTATTTGTGGAGTACAAGATGAACATTACAAAGAATTTTGGTTTGAAACAAGTGATAAAAAAATAAAAGGTAGATGGATACTACAATACGTACCTATTTCTGAAGGTTGGTCAAAAGTTAAAGGAAAAAGAATTTGGATATTAAGCAAGCCAAAAAAACAAAGTATGGAAACATAATTATAAAAAAAGCGACGACGACGGCGTTTTTAAACATTTTAAAATACTAACAAAGGAGGAAAATATAAATGTCATATGATTATTTACAAGAAGATTTCGAATTTGATAATTCTATGAATTCAAATGTCAATGCAATTATTGCATTTAAAGAAACTCCTTTATATCATTTTTATACTAAAAAATATGAGAAAGGACAATACAAACCATTTGCAATTGAACTTACTGAAGCAAATATGTATGCTCCTATAATGTTATTTCCTTATGGAACTTTTAATCATCCTATTTATGGCAAATTGAAATTTAATGATAAATTTTTCACAGAAATAATGGAAAATTTTAGCAATAAAGTACGAAAAATTCAACCATTTATAGATGAACAACACAATGAAGGAAAAGCATTAGGATGGATAACTTATCTCTACTTAGATGAAAAAGGTATGTGGGCAGATATAGATTGGAATGAAGATGGTGTTAATTTAATTAAGAAAGGTAGTTATAAATACATTTCTCCATGGTTCGGAGATTATGTAGATGAAGAATCAGGACAAGAGTACTCTAATGTACTCTATGGTGCTGCTCTTACTAACAGACCATTCTTGAAAGTAATGCCACCAATACAACTCTCAGAAGATGGTAAGGAACAAGAAAAATGTAAGATTTTGTATTTTGATGATTTAGAATCACAAGTAAGTGAAAAAATAAATATGAATGAAATTAGATTATTAATAGAATCTTTTAATACTACAAAAGATAAAGAAATCAAAAATGCACTTAAAATAAAAATTTTAGATTATTTAAACTTCGCCAAGGGAGGTGAAACACAAAAAATGAATACAAAAGAAAAGAAAACTCAAGTAGAAACAATAGGAAAAACTGACAAAATCATTACTGATGAAGAAAGAGAAGAAACTAGAAAAAGAACTACTGAAGAGGAAAGGGAAGAAACTAGAAAAAGAGTTGCTGATGGAGAAGTAATAGATGTTAAGAGAAAAGTTATAGAAGAAGAGATATACGAAATCAAAAGAAAAATTACTGAAGAAAGATTAGATGAAAAATCATATACAGAACTATATGAAAAATTGAAAGAACTAGATGAAAAGAAATTTCCAGTACCAAAAGGTGTAGATGAAGACAAGGTTAAAAAATGTATTAAAAAAATAAAAGGAACAAATCCAAGAACTAAAAAACCTTACACAGATTCTGCAAAATGGGCAATCTGTGTGGCAGCACAACAAAAAGCAAAAGCAGAAGAAACAGAAAAGGTAGAAGAAAAGATAGAAAAACCTAAGAAAGAAGTAGTAGTAGAAGAAGTAAAAATTGAAAAAACAATTGATATTGAAAAAGTAGCTAAAGAATTAGCTAAAAATGTTAAAGAAACAAAAGAAGAAATTATTGAAGTAGAAAAAGTAGAAGTCGTAGCAGGTAAAACAGAAACTGATACTATTATAACTGAAAAAGTTGTAGAGGAAAAAGAAGTAATAGAAGAAGTAGTAGAAGAAAAATTGGAAGAAGAGGTAGACGAAAAGGATAAACTTCTACAAGCAAAAGATAGAGAAATCAGAGAATTAAAAGTTGAAAAAATACTAAATAAAAAATTAGTAGATAATAAAGTTCTTTCTGAAGTTGCTAAAAAAATAATAAAAGAAATCCTATTAGCAGAAAATACTAAAGAAATTAAATTAGAAGAAGGAGAACCTGTAGATTTACTTATTGCTTTTGATAAATTATTAGATGAAATACTAGTAATTGATGTATCAACTAAACTTGAAGAAGAAATGGATAAACCAGGAGACACACAAACACAATTCAATAGAGAAATAACAAGAATTCAAACAGAACATAAGTGTGATTATGAAAAAGCAATGGATATTCTACAAAAAGAAAAACCAGAATTAATGAAAGAAGCTCTGAGAGAGTAAAAACAATTAATTAACTTATATAATAATATTTTAAATTTCTATAATAAAGTCTATTCCTTAAAAGACATAGGGATGGAGGAGGTTGGCAATACAATTGCCTATCCTCTAATACAAAGTAGGGAAAAGGGAGGTGGACAATTAAATGGCTCAAACTAGTATATATGGATTAGCAAAATCGTTTAAGGCAGCAGCAGACTATTCAACAACAGGACAATACTTATTTGTAGTAGAAAGTGCTGAAGGTGAATGTACAACTGCTGGTACTGCATCAGAATTCGTTATGGGTGTTCTACAAAATAAGCCAGAACAATATAAGTCAGCAAGAATTAGGATTGAAGGAACTACAAAACTAACTTCTGGAGACACTATTGTAATTAATGATTTAATTGCTACAGATGCAAGTGGTAAGGGAGTTCCTATTACACCTGTAACATCTGGAGAAGTTATTAATCATATTCGTGGCGTAGCACTAACAGCAGCAAGTGTAGCAGATAAAACTTTTGAAATTCATCTAATAAATATGATTGCCTTAACTGCGTAATCTTAATATTCGATTAATAAATTATTACAAATGATTTTAGTTGTATGGAATTAATTAAGTATTCTCTAAATTTTGATTAAATACTTAATTAATCTTTCTAAAAATATTTAACCTTTATTTTATAAAAACAGAGGTGACAAAAAAAATGCCTTTAAGTATAAGCGAAATTCACATAAACGAACCTTTAACAAACTTATCAGTAGCATATAGACCTGATGGTTTTGTAGCAAGAAGTTTATTCCCAGTTCTTTCTGTTAAGAAAGAATCTGACATGTTCTTCACATATGGAAAAGAAAGTATGAAGATTTATGATGGTTTAAGAGCACCTGGTGCACCATCCGTTGAAATCGATTACTCAATAGATACTGATACGTATTCTTGCGACGAAGAATCATACAAGCACGTAATTCCTGGTAGAATCAAAGATAATGCAGATAAACCTCTTGACCCATTCAAAGATGCTACACTTTTCTTGAGTGATGTAATAATTACAAAAGAAGAGTATCATGCATATGCAGCAGCAACTCACGTAACAAGTGGTTTAGGAGAAGCAGCACACAAAACTACTCCTGGTACTCTTTGGGATGCAGCAACTGGTTCTACACCTGTTGAAGATATAGACAATGCAAAAGAAATAATTCGTGGTAAGGTTTTCAAAGAACCTAATACTATGTTATTACCTCAAACTGTATTGGATGCTCTAAAAACTAATGCAGATATACTCAATAGAATTAAATATACAAAACTTGGTGTTGTAACAATAGACCTATTAAGTGCTATTTTTGGGTTAAACGTTATAATAGCAAGAAGCGGATATGTAACAGATGCACTTGCTCACACATACATTTGGAACAAAGATGTTATAATTGCTTATGTTACTCCAAGACCTGGTTTAAGAACTGTATCCTTTGGATACACTTTCTTGGCTAGAGATAAAAGAGTACGTAAGTGGTTTGATAACGAAAGAGAAGCAGATATGATAGAAGTAAGTTCAATCTACGACCACAAGATAGTTTGCCAAGATGCTGGATACATGCTTGAAAACGTTATTGCTTAATTCTGAATAATTAAACTATTCACAGGATATTTTATGTATACCTAGTGATATTTTAAAAAATGAATTATTAAAATATCCTGTTTTCTAAAATTTTAAATGTAAAATAGTAATAAACAAATATAATAAAAAGAGGTTTTAAACTCTAAACTTAATAAAATTAAGAGGTAAAAAATTGGCTTATGCAACAGTAGATGATGTAAAAAAATATATAGCAAGATTTCCACTTACTGATGCTACTAAACCAACAGAAACACAAGTAGAAGGAATACTAACAGATATTGCTGCCGAAGTAGATTTTCTTATTTATAGTCTAGGATATGACTTGCCTATTCCTGAAACTGCTACTACTACTGCAGCATTTTTTAAAAAATTAGTTTCAGTAGGTACTGCTGGTTACATAATACTATCTAATCAACCTATGACAGAATATGGAACTGGTGTTGGTTCTTTAGCATTGAGATATATTGGAATTTATCACAAATACTATGATAGATTGCAAAATGGATTTTATAAATTAGTTGATGTACCAGCAAGAGCAGGTACAAAAGCAGAAAGTTTATTTGGTAAACCTGCTTGCAACTATTCATCTGAAGATGCACCAATATTTGAAAGAGAACCAATAGATGATTTTAAAATAGAAGATTTTGATATTTAATTACTTTAAAAGATGGTAACACTATAAAAGTGTGAGGGCAAAAGGGTAAATATATTACTCAATGTTTTAGATATGGGGAATGTCTAGAGTAATAAGAGGTTTAAATTATGGCTAAATACGGAGTTACTGTAAGTATAGAAAGTATGGATATTGCTCCAATAGTTTGGAAATTTGAAACTTTAAGCAGAAGACTTCCAGATTTTCAACCTATTTTTAGAGAAATATTAGCAGATTTTTGTAAGGAATTGGAAAAACAATTTGCTATGGAAGGTGGACATTTGAGTGGTAAATGGGATTCATTAAGTAAGTCTTATGGTGCTTGGAAAGAAAAATATTATCCTGGTACTACAATATTAGTAGCAACAGGTAGAATGCAATATCTTTCTACTGACCCAACTAAAAATGTGCATTTTACAAAGTCTGAAATGATTAAGTATGTACCTACTTATTATACTATGTATCACCAAACTGGTACTTCAAAAATGGTTGCTAGACCTTTAGTTCAATTTATACCCTCTGATATACAGAAGAAATGGCGAAATATGATTAATGTTTGGATAAGAAATTTATGGGAGAAAAGTTAATAATAGATATAAATAAAAAATTTTGAATTAATTATTTTAAAATAAAGGAAATTTATAATGAGTAGTCGCAATATTGAAAGTATTATTGATAAATTAAAAGCTATTTTGGTTGAACATCTATCATCTAAATTAACTGATTTAGAAAATGAACATGATGATGGTATTCCATTAACTACACCTACAGTGTGTGAATACACAATTAGTCTTCCACAAGAGGATGAGTTTATAACTATTGTAGGTTCAACAACAGTAGTTAATCAACAGCAAAAACAATGGGCTTTAATGACTCATGGAATTTACTTAACAATTTGGGTAATTGATACAATAAGCACAGAACGAATTACTAAAAGAATTTATAGATATATAAGAGGAATGTATGAAATACTTGCCGCACATCTTGATTTAGATTGTGATGGTATAATATTAAATTTTGAATCTATAAATTATACTCCATTATATGAAACAAAAAGAGAAACTGTTTTTATGCAAGGAGCTTCAATATTGTTGCGTATAACAGTTGATGAGAATCTAATATAAAAATAATATAATATATTATAAAAATTTAATTTAAAAAATTGTGTTATAACACACAAAACTTAACATAAGATATTTTTTAAAGGAGGTGCTAAATACAAATGCCTATAATTAGAAGTACAGAAGGATATTTAGGATTTGGTAAACAAAATGCACAAGGTACTGCCGTAACACCTACAGAACGTATATACTTATCAGGAGCAGAATCAATAGAAGCAACTCAAGAATTTGAAAACTACTGGGAACAAACAGGAGAGAGATTTCCTAGTTTTACTCTTAAAAAATTCCATAAACATGATGGTGGATTTCCTGCTTTTCTAAGACCAGATATTGGTGGTTATTTAACTGCTATGTTTGTAGGTGCAGATAATAAGTCAGGTACTACAGTTCCTTATACTCATATATTAACAGTTGCTGATAGTGTTCCTTGGATGTCAATAGAACGTCAAGTAGGAGATACAGATAATGGTATTATAGAAAGAATAGCAGATTGTAAGTTTAATAATCTTACTATTTCAGCAGAAGCAGGAGTACCTGTAGTAATGGAAATGGAATTTCTTGGAACTCAAGCATCAATCGAAACAACTGCATCAACAGCAAGTTATGATACACAAAAACCATTTACTTTCAATCACGGAACTTTTACATTAGATGGTGGTACTACTACTGAAATTACTGCTTTTAGTTTATCTATGTCAAATAATCTATCAGGAGATATTTTCTCTAGTGAAATTACAAGAGAAGATATACTTGAATTAGGATTTTCAGTTGATGTATCTTTTACTCTAAAATTTGTTGACACAGATTGGTATAAGAAAATATACTATGGTGGAACAGCAGGAACAGCTGTTCAAGATGAATTGTATTCAGGAGATTTTGATGTTGATTTAACTTATGGTAGTGGTACTGATGCAAGAGGTTATAAAATAGAACTTGAAAAAGTATACTTTACAACAGGAGCAGTCCACTTAACAAGCGAAGCAGAACCTATATACCAAGATTGCGAAGGATATATGGTTAAACCAGATTCTGGAACAGCAATTACAATAACAGTAAAAAATACTGACGACTCAGAATATCTATAAAAATAAATAATTAACAATTTAAGCCAGCAGTAAAATTTTATTTATAAGGAGGATTGAAAAAGTTGCCTATTAAATTAATAAATATAGACAGAATGTTATGTGAAGATATACCAATTCAGTTTGGTGGTAAAAAATACATTATCAAATCTGCTATTCCAGGTTTTATTACAGAAGAATTTTTGAATATAGCACAAGAATTAGCTGATAAAGACTTTATGGTGGATTATGAGTTAGGTATGAAATATCTTCAAATAATTACAAAATTATTTCAAGCAAATGGACATGAAGTTACATTTGAAGAATTAAAACAATCAGGAGTTAGTGTAAGTCAAATTGTACTGCTGGCTGATTTAATTATAAGACTAATGTGGTTTAGACCAGATGATGTTCTTACAGTAACAGGTGAAATAAAAAAAGCAGAGAAGCTTCTGACAATCAGGAAACAGAAGATACAGCCGACCAAGAAGAAAAAGAAGTAGATTTAATGCAGTTTTATGCTAGTGTGTCTAAGATGTCTGGTATTGATTGGCATACTTTGCGAAAAAAATATTCTTTGCTACAAATGATTGCTATTGCAGAAGCATATACTGAATTAAATAAACAAGCAGAAGAACAAATGAATATACCACAATACAAGAAAAACTTCAGGTCAAAATTAAATATTTTAAGAAAAGCTGAAGTAGCACATACTAAAAGAACTAAAAAATAATTTAAGGAATTAAACTATGAGTTATGTAAAATGGGGAAAGTCTTTATCTGATTGGTTTAATGATGAAATTAAAAAAATACAGATAAGATGTGAAAAGAAAAAAATTATATCTATTTGGGATTTAAACCCTAAAAAAAGGAGAATTATAAAAAATGCCAGCTAAATTTGGATATACAGGTGGTGGTATGGGTGGTACAGGAACTACTGATATTCTATTTCGTATGCGTGGTGATGCCAAACAACTAATAGGAGTAATAGGTGGTGTCGTAGGTGCATTCAAAGCAATGGATGTAAGTGCTACTATGATGGCAGCAAAAGTGACTAAAGGTTTTGATGTAATGAGTATTGCTATTGCAGGCATTGGTGCTATAACATTAGGATTTATGGCAAACTTTGCTAAATCTGCCGCAAGAATAGAAGAGTTAGATGCTGTTTTGAAACTTGTAGCAGGTAGATTAGGATACACAGCACACGAAATTGATGGTATGATAAAGGAATTAGTAGAATATGGTATTAGTATGGAAGTTGCTCGCCAATCACTCTTAACATTCACTCATGCTCATATGAAATTAGAAGAAGCAGTAAAATTAGCAAGAGTAGCCCAAGACCTTGCTGTTATTTCAGGACAGGACTCATCACAAACTTTCCAACATTTAACACTTGCTGTTGCAAAAGCAAATACTCGTATGCTTATGACTTTTGGTATTCTGACTACAAATATAGCAGCATGGAGAACTCATGCTGAAGAAATAGGTAAAACTGTAGATGAACTAACTATTTTTGAAAAAAGACAAGCAGTTCTTAATGCTATATTCAAAGAATCAGAAGCAATGGCTGGAGCATATGAAATGGCTATGACTACTTCTGCTAAACAGTTAAGAACTTTCAACAGATATATCAAGGACTTGAAAGTAGAATTAGGTCAAGCACTACTTCCTGTATTTAATACTGTAATTTATAGTGCTACAAAAATGTTTGCAGCATGGAGAAATCTTTCAGATGGTACAAAAGGACTTATAGGCAATGTTATGGTACTTGGTGGTACTTTTTTGATTGTCACAGGGAGTGTAATGAAACTTCTTTCTGCAGTAGATAAATTAGCAGATAGTTATGTTGCTTATTCTAATGCAGTACTAGCAGGAAATATAGAAATGCAAATTGCTAAAGCAAATATAATGTCTTGGGGATTAGCAGCAGGTACTATTGCTTTAATTATAACTGGATTAGTGTATAGTTGGCAACAACAACAAAAAATAATAAGAGAAGCAAATGAAGAATTAGAAGAACATACTAAAATAGCAAAACATCTTGAAATAGAATTAAGAAGACTAAAAGCAGAATTAGAAGCAGGAACTATAACTAATTTAGAATATACTGAAGCAGAATTAAAATTAAAAAAACAAATAGAAGAAAATATTTATACATTTGAAGATTACATAGATAAACTTGGTATTCTTGCTAAACTTAGAATATTAGAAGCTAAAGGATTGACACATACAGTGCCATTATTTGCAGTTCAAGCAGACGCAATAAAACAAGCAGTTGTAGAATATGAAGCAATAACTGGTGAAATACTAGATTTAACAGAGTTACTTCCTCTCTTAACAAAAGTAATGGGAGAACAAACTGTTGCAGAATTACTAGGAACACAAGCAGCAAAAAAACGTGAAGAAGCAGAAATGAAATTAAGAAGAGCATTTGAAGCAAGAAGACTAGCAGAAGAACTTGTTCAAAAACAAATAGAAGAACATGCGGAAACTATAGAACCTTTGAAAATGATGTATAAAGATTATTTAAATATTCAGTTAGATGTAGCAAAGAAAGAAGAAGATTTAGCAGATATAACAACTGACCTAATAGACCTAAGAAAAAAAGAAAATGAATTAATTCATGGTAAAACTACTGTAGTAATATCAGCAGAAAAAGCATCAGATAAACATATTAAAGCATTAGAAAGAGAAAAATCAACATGGGTGACTCTTGATAAAGCCAAAAGAAGAGAAGCAAAAGGTGCAACAACAAGAGAACAACTGAATAAAAAAATAGAAGTATCACAAAGTAAATACAATAGAGCACTTGCAGATAGAATTGAATTAGAAGGAAAATTAGGTGGTATTACTAAAACTACATTTGGTACAGAAGAAGAAATACTAGAAGTTCAAACAGAAATTGCTACAAAAATATTAGAAGAAAAACATGGTAGAGAAGAATTAATAGAACTTCAAGAAAAACAAAGAACTGCTGTTTGGATGCTAAATAGCGAACTACTTGAAAATATAAAAGCAACAGAACGATTTTCAGAAGGTATTGTTACACTTCCAGAAGTCATAGAATTTTGGATAGAAAATAATATTTGGAAAAGTAAAGAAGAATTAGAAATCTTTGAAGAATTAGCAAAAAAATTAGAATATGTTGAAGGTAAATTCTTTATGGATGCTGAAGGTGCTTTATTTGATATCGAAGAATTAGGCAAAAGATATGGTTTATTAGAAGCACTCTTTGGAAAAGAAATGGCTATTAAATTAACTACTGTATGGGCACAAGAAGAAATAAAAACATTAAAAACTAAGACAGAAGGTTTAAAAGCAGATATTGAAGCAATTAATGACTTATTTACAGGAAAAAAACCTATAACAGTTGGTAAAGCATTCTGGCGACAAGAAATTGAAGATTTACAAAAAGAATTAGATATTGCAGAAAGTGATATTAAAACTTTATCAGCATTTCCATTTAATTTAGATACTACTGAAGCAGAAAAAAAAGTTGAAGATTTAGAAACTAGTATAGAAGAACTTCCAGGAGAACATAAAGTAAAAGTAGATATAGATAAAAGCGAATTTGATAGAGGACTTAATTATATTATTCGAAAATTAAATACAATATCTAGTGTTTCAGTTAGAGTAAATGTTTCAGCACCAAGTTTACCTAGTATAGAAACAAGATTGAGTAAAATAGGTAAATATGGATTTCAATATGGAGGAATTTTTAGTCAACCAACTCTTGGATTAATTGGTGAAAAAGGAACAGAAGCAGTTATTCCTTTGACTAAGAAGTCTCCTTATCCAACAATACAACAAATGCAAAAAATGCTTGGAATAATACCATTCCAATATGGTGGAATTGTTGGCGACAAACATATAGGAACTACTAAAACTATATTTTCATCGCCAATAATAATTGAAAATCTCTCTGTGAGAGAAGAAGCAGATATTAATAGAATAGCTGAACGATTAGAAAATATTAGAATTTCAAATTCAAGGTCAGGAGGTAATAAATAATGTCTTTAAGTTTTACTTACAATGAAGTTAGTTCTGCAACTTACATAGATTTAATAAGGAATGTAAAAAAATCATTAACTCCAGCAAGCATTATAAAAGAAATAAGCATACCAAGAAAAGATGGAATTCATTTTTTTGATAGAACATTTGATAAAAGAATAATTAGAATAGAAACATTGGTAAAAGGAACTTCTATAAGTAATTTACTTGATAAAATTGACAATTTGAATGAATTTTTATATAAAAGTGAACCAAAAAAATTAATATTTTCAGATGAAAATGATAAATATTTTAATGCTTTATTTGCTAATAAAACTCAAGTGATTAATAGAAGAATTTGGCATGCTAATATTGATTTAGAATTTCATTGTTTTGACCCATTTGCTTATGCAGTATCAGGTAGTGAGGTTAATAAAACTGATATTACAACTAAAGGATATACTTGGAATGTTAGTAATACAGGTCAATATTATGCTTACCCTATAATAACAATAACTTTTAATCAAAATCAAACTCATATTTATATTCAGAATAACAGTGTAACAGGTTCAAGATTTGATATTTCTAAAAGTTTTAGTAATGGTAATATTTTAGTTGTAAATAATAAAACTATGGGAGTGACACTGGATGGTGTTTATTCTCCAGCAGGATTTGGAGATGGTGGAGATAGTAAGGCAGAATTTATTTTATTAAGAGTAGGAAATAATCAATTTGAAGTTAGTACAACTGATGCAACTTTAAATGTAGATATAAAAACAAATTTTAATAAAACTTATTTATAAAAAAGGAGGAAAATTGATAAAGAAAGAAAAAATTCAAACATGTGAAATAATGAATTTTAAAGAAGAATTCACTGTTATAAAATATAAGAATGATGAAGACTATAAAAAAAAGCAAGCATATCAAGTATTGACTGGGGTTTGTGAAGGTGGTATTAATTGTATGCTTAATGCTGGCATAACAGCGTTATGGAATTTAATGACTGGTGATAGTGCTAATCATTTAGATAACAGTAATGCCCAAATAGGAGTAGGAAATTCAAATACAGTGGCAGAATCTACACAAACAGATTTGCAGGGAGGTAGTGTAGCTTGGAGTGTAATGGATGTAACTTTTCCACAAGTTTCTAATCAAAAAGTTACTTTTGCAGGAGATTTTGGTTCAGCAGAAGCTAATTTTCATTGGGAAGAATGTGCTGTTAGATATAGTACAGCAGGAACTGTACTTAATAGAGTAGTTGCAGATAAAGGAACTAAGTCAGTTGGAGAAACTTGGATAGCTAAATTAGAAATAACAGGTTCATAATAAAGGAGATTTAATTGAAAATAGATTTATCAAAATATGATAAGTTATCAGACAAACAATGGAAAGATAAGGTAATTTATCGTGGATTACACATTAAATATAAGCATCAACTGAATAAACTTAAAAAACTTTATCCTAAAAAGATTGAAACATTACAAGATAGACTTAAATTTTTACAATTTGATACAGAGAAACCTGAATTTGATAAAACATTGAAATTGGTTGAAATTTTTGATTTAGAATTTTGTTTGAATAAACAATTATCAGAACTTGAAAATATAGTTAATGACAAAGTTGAATTTTTAAATAATAAAATAGAGCGAATAGTTGATAAATATGCAGCAACTCTTAAAGAAATTGAGTTGAGAGATAAGAAATTGGTTAAACGAACCCCAAAAGGAACTGTATACTATATTGACTTGAATGCAGGCGATGATGGATTGGATGGCTTAACTACTGGAAATGCTTGGCTAACTTTAAATAAATATACAACAGTAGAAGCAAGAACTCCAGGAGATATAGCAAAAGTTAGAGCTGGAACATCTCAAATATTTGCAGGTAATTTAGCCCTTGATGAAGATGGGAATGTAGACAATCTAATAACAATTAAAGGTTGTAGTGTTGCAGATGACCCGTGGAGTGATAGTTCTGATGTTAGACCTATTTTAGATTTTAATGATACTACTTATTTGGTTTATAGTGCTGGAGACCATCGTTGGAAATTTCAGAATTTGGATTTTAAGGGAGGAAATAGTACCACTGACGCTTGTGTAAGTATTGATTCAAATAACACTTTTTTTGATAATTGCAGAATTTATGAAAATGGGTCAACTGGCTTGCTTTTGAAAGGTAATAATGGAGCAGAAATTAGAGATTGTGAATTTTACAGTAATGTAGGCATAAATTTGTCCATAGGAGATATAGGAAATCTATCTATCATAGGATGCACATTTAATGGAGGAACAGACACTACTAATTATGGAATTTATTACAATAACAGAGTTGAACCATTAGTATTAATAGATTGTAGTTTTGGACAAACTACTACTCACGATACAGTAGATATTCGTTTACTTTCAAATGGTAATTTGATTATGAGAAATTGTGTCTATAATTCTATTACATATTATGATTATTATAATACAGATAAGGGACAAAAATTACGTAGCGAAGATGATGGACAAGTTTTTGAGGTTCATAAGACAAATACTTATGATGTAACTTTAGAAAGAGATACTGTGGTCACAAGACCAGGTGGTGCAGACAGTTCTTTAAAAATGACACCAAGTTCAAGAGTAGGACTATATAATAAGGTAAGTTCTTCTGGAGGACAAGGAGAAATAGTAAGAGGAACTTTCAGAATTTGGTTGCAAGCAGATGTAGAAAAAACTATTAATATCTACATTAAAGGTTTTGGTTGGACGGGATTTCCAACAGTTGCACAATTATTTGTTCGAGCTTCTTATCTAAGTAATGCAGGAAATGCAAATAGAACAGAAATAGATAGTGATGAAGTAATAGCGAATAATGTTGATTGGGTTCCATTTCAAGTTACGTTGACACCTGCACGAACAGGGTTTGTTTATGTAGATGCGTTTATAGCCCATTACGAAGCAAGTAGTGGTATAAACATAGATATAGATACAAGTAATATAACATAAGGAGAAAAATGTCAATACTAAGTTATGAATGGGTTGGTGGATTACCGGTTCAGACAGATGATACCAATTTTGAGTGGTCAGGCGGACTTCCTTATGTATTTTATGAAGTATCAGGAATTATAATAAAAACTTTTGAAGATACATTTACAGGAACTGATAGTTTATTAACTAATAAGGATTTAATCTTTTCAGATACATTATTAGGAACAGATGCTTGGACGCTACCTGAAGTAATACAAAGAATATTTAGTGATGTTTTTGTAGGTTCAGATAATTTTCTAAGAGATTTAACTGCTTTATTTGAAGATGCATTTTTAGGAACTGATGTATTTAGATTAGATAAAACTGTAGTATTTTCAGATTCATTTTCAGGAGTTGATGTATTTTTAGTTGATAAAGAAGCTAAATTTGTTGATGTATTTTCAGCTATTGAGAAATTTTATGCATCTTATCCTTATCCTAAAAATTTAAAAAGAAAAATTATTATAATTAGGGATATAAAATGACAAAGCCAAATGTAATCAGTATAACAAAACCAATTGAACTTATAATTAATAAAGAAATTAATGGATTATGGTTTGCTGATTTAGAAATACAGAAGGACAGCTATATTAAACCAGAGTGTTATATAGAAATAGATGATGAACTTTATATTGCTAAGAAAATAAATAAAATAAGAGATAAGGAAAAAACAATTTACAAAGTTAAACTTGAACATTTAATGGTAGAACTTATTGACCTTACTGTTAATAAATTTGATTATGAAAATAAAACTCCTACATATATATTAACAAGTTTTCTAATTGGTACTAGTTGGAGTATTGGAACTGTTAATATAACATCTCCAATAGATTTAAAAAGTGAAAAAAGAATAACAATATTAAAAGCACTCAATTTGCTTGCCAATAAATGTAGTGGAGAACTTAATTTTTCAGTAAATAGAATTGTAGACCTTAAAACTCAAATAGGTTCTGTAACAGAATTACAACTCAGATATGATAAAAATTGCGATTATATAGAAAAACAAGAAGATGCATCACAACTTTGTACAAGATTATATTGTTATGGTAAAAATGATTTAACAATAGAAAGTGTGAATGAAGGAAAAATATATCTTGATAGTTCTTATATAAATAATTATAAATATAGAAAAGAAAAAGTAATATATACAAATATTTCAGATGTAAATAAACTCAAAACTTATGCAGAAGCATATCTTGCTGTTTATGAAGTGCCATTTTTAAATTACAAAGTAAATTTAGCAGATTTAACAAGATTTAGGATTTGGCAGCACGAAATTATAAATCTTGGAGATACATTAAGAGTTTATGATGATGAACTTGATTTGAATGTAAAAATTAGAGTAAAAAAAATCGTAAAAGATTATTCAAAGCAAAGTATATATATAGAACTTGCTAATAAATTTGATATAATTACAAAAACACTTGCAAATCTCTTGGAAACTCTTTCAAATATAGTTTTTGATAATGATAGTCAAGCTCTTGATATAAGAGATGTTGAATTTAAAGAGGATGCAATTTCAGTAGATGCAATAAAAGATTTACCAATTGTTCCTGTAATTTTTGTAGGAGGAAATTTAAGAGTTGGAATTTACCAAGGTGCTGTTATTTGGATGCATGAACCTTGCACTGCAATAGAGATAATGGCTTACATAAAGTGGATACCATTAGTTGGTAATGTTACTATTACATTAAATCACAATGGAACTCCTGTAGGACAATTAACCCTGCCTCAAGGTGAGTATGTAGCACCTGGAGAAGGAGAAGTAGGAGTAGGTACAACACTAGAAGTTGATTTTTCTTTGGTTCGTTTTGATAGATTGAATATTGATATAGATGCAATTGAAGACTCAGATGGAGATGGTAATGGTATAATTGTAGAATTGAGGTGTGTAAGATGAGTAAACCAAGAATATATTTTGATGATTGTGAAAGATTTAATGGTTTATGTTATTTCCCTTATCATTATTTTGATTCGCAATGGACTTGGATGCCTAAAGCACCTAGTTGTCAATATTGTTATTCACCCAAATTTGATTCTGATGAAAGACAAGGAGATACAAGTATATTAATTTCAAGCAATATTTATAGAATACATACAGGATTTTCTCCTGGAGACCCACAAAATTGTTGGATAATGGATGGTACAGATTTAGATGTATCTGGTTTAATAGGATTAGAACCTGCTGGAACTGCAACTTTTACTTTTTTAGATGTTATACCAGGTAATAGAAATTGGAAATTAAAACCTAGTTTGGCTTGGAATAGTTGTGATGAAGATAGTGGTATGGCTGGAAATAATAATGTTTATATAATTGCTGAGAATGGAACAAAAATAGGTATACATTCTCGCAATGAAACATGGTATCAATTTCCCATAATAGTTCATAATTTGTATTCTTATATTACTATAAATGATGTAGTTCAAGATAGTTGGTATAAGCATATAGATGGAACAGCAGAAACACAACCCAATCTATCTTGGTCTTATTTAGAGAAAATAGGAAATACTTATACATACCATATTATGTATGGTTTAGAAGATGAATATGATGCAATATCTGCTACTGCATCTTTATCAGAAGTTGAAATATTTAAATATGTAGCACCTACTGTGAATTACCTTAATGATATGATATCTGCTGGATATAATTGGTATTATACATCAAGTTATGGAACAAGTTATATTTATAAAAATTTATATGATGCAGGAATAGACCAACAATATCTAATGTTTTGTAATAAAATTTGGTTTGCTATAAAATCTAATAAGGTAGGCACTTATTTAAAATTTTGTTTAGGATATAATACTTGGGATGAATGGGAACATAATATTACTATTAATGAAGCTGATAAATGGGAATGGAAATCCATAGATATAACAGGTATTCCCCTTGCGATAATTGAAAATGGATTTAAATATATTGGTTTCAAATATATTCATAATGAATTAGAAACAGAATATGATGATTTTGCATTTAGATATGATGCAATTTATGCTGACCCAGGTGATGTAAATTATTGGGTAGAAGTTGTTAGTTATGCCTTTGTAATGTAAAAAATAAATTAAGGAATAATATGTGGATAGACAATATTTTAATTGAAATAAAATAATTAAGAAATGAATTATACAACTATAAAAAATATTAAAAAATATATAACATTTGAATTAACATCAGATAGTAAAAAATATATATATAGAAAATGTAAAGATTTGTCAAATGAAGTAAATATATTACTTAAAAATTTAGGATATATTTTGCCTATTCCAAAAAGTGCTACTATTACAAAAGAATTTTTAAATAGAATTATTACATTAGGCGTTGTTGGCTATGCAATCTATGAATATGATAAAGATAATTACAAATATATAGCAGAACAATATTTAAAAACATTCAATAAAAATTTTAAAAAAATTAAAGATAAAAAAATAATTTTCTATGAATTAAGTAAAAAAAATAATTAAAGGGTAGAAAATGGATAACACAAAAATTAATATTAATGGAAATGAATATACCAAAGCAGAATTGAGAAAAAGACCAAATAAAGAATTGCATCTTGAAGTTCTATTAGCTGTAAGCGATATACAAACAGATTTTAAAGTTATCAAAGAACATATAAAAACACAAGATGATGCTAACAATGAAAGATTTAAACTTCATAGAGCATTGATTATAAGTGTTATTTTTGGTTTATTAGCATCGCTTGCTGGTGTGACAATTTCTCTTATCAAATTATTTGTATAAAAAAAAATAAAAGGAGGAAAAATGGGTATTGCTGAAAAACATGAAAAAATGTTATATCCAATGGTAAGAATTACTGCTGAAAAAACACATGGTTCTGGAACAATAATCTATTCAGAACCAAATCCAAAAAATAAAAATAGATATGACACATACATTCTTACTAATGAACATGTTATTGATTTTTTAATTAAAATAGAAAAAAAGTGGTCTAATATATTTAAAAGAAAAATTGAAAAAGATATTCTGGGAACACCAGAAATAGAAACTTTTAAATATGAATGGAGTTCAAGAATTTATACATCAGAAGGAAATAAAGCAAGTATTGTTGCTTATGATAAAGAAGAAGACCTTGCACTACTTAAATTACGTTCCCCAGAGAAATATCCTTATCCTGCTAAATTATATCCTATTGATAAAGTAAAAGAACTCAAATGCTTCATGGGTACTTATACAATAGGATGTGGATTAGGAGAAAAACCTGTTATAACACAAGGATTTTTAAGTGGTTTTGGATATGAAATAGAAAATAAAGAATTCATAATGAATACAGCACCTAGTATATTTGGCAATTCAGGTGGAGCATGTTTTCTTGAAAGTACAAACAGATTTATAGGAGTACCTTCAAGATTATCTGTAATATTATTAGGTTTTTCCGCTGATGCTATAACTCATATGGGATATATAATTCCTATATGGCGTGTATGCAAATTTTTAAAAGACCAATATTTCCATTTCATCTATGATAATAATTATACATTAGAACAATGTGAACAAATGAAAAAAGAAGCAAAAGAAAGAGATGAACTGAAAATGTTAAAACGTCTTAAATCAGAATAAAAAAAGGTAAACAATGAAGTATGTAGGTACACTGCATAATGCTGGTAAATTACTTATTCCTAATGGTCTAAATGCTGTGCATCTTCGTCAATATATAAATCAATATAATTACAATATTATAGAATATATGAATAAAAAACCTCAAAATGCTGGCAATAGACAATGGAATATTTATCAAGTTTCTAATAGAACTTATCATCAGCAATTAAAAGAAACTAAAAATAGTGATTTAACTCTATTATGTCCTTTAAATGTAGAAGGAAATACAAGTCATTTTTATAAATTACAAGAATTTGTAAAAGAACTTATTAACTATACATTTAATATGGGACATAAAAATATTGCAATAGTTGCTCTTAATGAACCTTTTGAATATCTTAATTTAGATGGTTATTTTGGTTGGTGTTTAGATATTAGAAATGGTATTCTACAATCAAAAAGACCTAGTACTCCAATAATAATAGGAAATGAAAAAATTAAAACTAGTACAGAACAACATTATTACAGCAGAATGATTACAGATTATATATGGAGATTACATAAAAATATCTATATAGGATTTCAATCTCTTGGAACTAGTGCTAGTAGAATGAAAGAGTATTTTGAAAAAGCACAAGATAATAATTGGAAAATAATGGATGTAGAATTTGGTGATGAATGTAAAGAAATTAATCATTATGATACGACAAAATGTTTAAATAATTTAAAAAACAAATTTAATTTAGAATTAACTTATGATATAGAAGGATGTTTTTTAGTTTTTCCATATCAAAAACAAAATGCTTATTATAATCGTATGTCTTTTAATTTTATTGACAATAATTTAAATATTGTTAAAAAAAGAAAAGCATGGAATATAAAAAATTATATATTATCAAAATGGAAACCAATTAAGGAGGATAAATTGAAAATAGCAAAATATTATCAAAAAGAAGATTTTGGTGATTCTGTAATTGACTGGATACAAGCACAATTAATATATCAAGGATATTTATCAGAAGATTTTAAGAATTTTGGTACTTTTGATGTTGAAACAGAAGAAGCTGTTATTGAGTGGCAAGAAGCTAATGGTGTTGCTTCTACAGGCAAAATCTCAAAATATCATATTTATAGAATGACTGAGCAATCACCTGAAGGTATGCTTTCTGCCTTCATAAATCTTATAATATATGCAAGTTAATTCTAATAAGGAGTAAATTAAATGATAAAGAAAATTTATCTTGAAGGAGAGAATATAAATTTTGTAGATGGAGTTCAAACTACACCAAGAAAACTTGATGAGATTGTGAAAGGTTCTCATTCAGCACATAAAACAAGACACGAAAGTGGTGGTTCTGATAAAATTACTCCAATTGCTGAAGATATTGAAATAGAAGAAATAGGTGAAGCTACCTATGATGACATTCAGAATTGGATTAATAATACACAATCATCAGGATATATAGAAGGTGGATTAATTGAAGCTCGTGTTCCAGCTGATGGTAAAGTAGATATATCAGAAGTTAAAGGGTTTCTTAAAATTACTGATAGTAATATAGGAGTAACAAAATCTTTTAATTTAGCTAGGACAACAGAATTTGTATTAGCTAGTGAAGGGACGAATTATATTTATGTATGGTATGATACAGGCACACCTAAATTTGCTGTAACAACCACACGTGCCGATATTAAAACTACTTGGATGTTTACTTTAGGCAGAGTTTATAAAGATGGAAATGATACTCATATAATCCAATCAGGCGTACAATTACCAAATTTTTTAAGAGAAAGCCACGAAAGACTTTTAGCAGTTAGAAGATTTGAGCGTGCTTCTGGTGGAACAGTAACAGAAAATGGAAACAGATTTTTACAATCACAAGCAGGAGTATTTTATTTAGGGAATAATAAATCAATTACCACAGGTGTTAATACCAATAATGAAGATACATTCACAAGACATTATCATTCAGGTGGAGTGTGGACTTCTGATATTAAATCTCAAATTGCAGAAGGTGGTGCTAGTTTCTACAAATATGATGATGGTGCAACTTTACAAAATCTTAGCAACAATAAATATGGAGTCTTCTGGGTATTTATACATTTTGATGGTGATTTGCATGTTGTAGTGGGTAGAGGTGATTATAAACTTGCAGAAGCTCAAACAACAACTGTACCAACAATACCAAATGAGATAAATGATTTTGCAACATTGGCAGCAAAAATAATACTTTTAGAAGGTGAACCTAATTTTTTTAGTATTCAAACTGCTTATGAGGTATTTTTCCCACTTGATGGTGGATTTGACCATAATGACTTAGGCAATATTCAAGGTGGTGCAGTTAATAACTATTACCATTTGTCTTCAACAGAATTAGAAGCATTAAATAAACAAACAATAAGATTTAAACCTGTAGATGCAGTATTACCAACAGCTAATTCACCAGAATTAGTTCAAATAAATGGAACTAATCATAGTTATCCTGTTTTAGATTTTGATAAAACAACAGATGAAAAATGTGATTGGCATTTTACTATACCAGCTAATTGGGGTAGTGAAAATATTACTGCAAGGATTAAGTATATTGCGAATGTAACATCTGGTGATGTAATGTGGGTTATGAGTTACAAAGGAATATCTGAAACTGAAAATATAGACCAAACATTAACAGATGAAGTATTTCCTGCTGATACAGTAGATGGGACTGCTAACAGATTATGTATAGCAAGTAAAGCATTCTCATTAACAGGAATAACTGCTGGAGAATGGGTAATATTAAAATTAACAAGAAATGCTGATGATGGTGGAGACACATTAGATGCAGATGCAAGATTATTAGAAATAGTAATTGAATGGAATATTTAATATAAATATAAATTATTTTGGAGTATATTAAATGATAGTAATCCAAGAAGAAATAAATTTTGAAGATGGACAAGGAACTTTAAAAATTGACCAAATAACATTTGAAATTGGACAAGGTGCTCTAACTTGTGAAGAAATAATTTTTGGGGTTCTTATAATTGAAATATTAAATCTAAATTCAATTATTAGTATTTTATTAAATTTAGAAAGTAAACAAATAAAACAAGTGGATTTAGATTCGTCTGTTACACAAATTATAGATAAGGAGAGTAAAATATATGACTAAAATATACAAAGACCAAGAAAATCTCAGAATCAGACTTACAACAGGAGTAAATATAACTAATGCTACAGTAAAGCAAATAAAATATGAAAAACCAGATGAAACTACAGGTTTTTGGAATGCAGAAGTAGATGATGTAATAAATGGAATTATTTATTATGATGTTAAGATAACAGAGAATGGTGCAGATATAGACCAAGTAGGTATATGGAAATTCTGGGCTTGGATAACTTTCTCTGATGATAGAAGTGCTCCAGGAGAAGTTGTTAGAGTAAGAGTATACACAGAAGGAGCTTAAAATGAAAATAAAACATAATCACTCATTATTTAAAATTCCAAATTTAACATCAGAACAATTAGCAGAACCTTTTAAAATAAAAAATCCAGATAAATATAAAAAAGCATTAAGACTTGCTAAATTATATATTAAATGGTGTAAAAAATTCTGTATAGAAGTATTACTTGCTTGGACTCAAATGATACATGAAACAGGTTGGTTAAAATATAGAGGAATTGTTCCTGAAAGTGCAAATAATTTCTGTGGTCATGGAGCAACTGGTGCTAAAGGAGTATATACTATTTTTGAAACTGAAGAATTAGGTATTCTTGGTCATCTAACTCATCTTGCTTGGTATATATTTCCTGAACATATGGCAATTAAAGATGAAAATGGAGATTTATATTGCAGTACAAAATATGATATTAGACATTTTGGTAAAAATCATGTATATAATGGAAATTATAATTTGAATACATTAAATGGAAGATGGGCTGTTCCAGGAAAAACTTATGCTCAAGCAATTACTAATATTGCTAATTATATTCTTAATTATAAACAAGAAATAGAAAATAAAGTAAAATTTGACCTCATAATTCAAATGGGACATGTAGGCAGAACAAGAGGAGCAACAGGAGCCAGAAATGAACAAAAATTTACAAAAGCATTAGGAGAAGCTTTATATAAAAAAATGAAAAAAACAAATCTTAAAATCCGACTTATGGGAGCAGATAACTGGCTTAAAAATAAACCCAATTTATGTAAATGTTTCTTTTCAATTCATTATGATGGTTCTCTTAATAAAAATGCCAAAGGAAGTAGTGTAGGGTATCCAGAAAATTCTAATCCTATGTTTGCTCACAAAATGCATAATACTTATACAAAATTATCAAAATTTCCTCAAAGAAGAGATAATTATACAAAAGGACTTAAAAATTATTATGCTTGGAGAAAAAACTATGTAATTGCAGATTATTATTGTTTATTAGAACATGGTTTTGGTACAAATGTGTATGAATGTGGCTGGATGTTTTTGAATATAGAGGAAATTGCTGAATGTCATTACAAATCAATTATTGAATTCTTAAATGAATAAAATGGAAAAACAAAAATTACCAAAAAAAATAAAAAGAAAATTATCTGATTTTAAATGGAAAACTGGATATTTTTATTCTAAAAAAAATAAAAAAAAGTATAAATTTAGAAGTTCATATGAAAAAGCAATTTTCAAAATATTAGAAAATGATAAAAATGTCATTAAATATGAATATGAACCTATTATACTTTTCTTTCATTATAAAGGCAGAATGAAAAGATACTTTCCAGATTTATTAGTTCAATATACAAATAATTCTTATAAATTAATAGAAATAAAACCCAAATGGAGATTTTTAAATATTTCTTTATATTTAAAATCACAGTTGTTAGTAGCAAAAGATTATGCAGAAAGACATAATATGATTTTCGAAGTATGGAATTGGAATGAAAAAGAAAATAAAATTGAAATTATTGATTGGAAGTAAGTAATGTCATCAGGAATGTATTTAAGAACAGAAAAACATAAAGGTAAAAATGCTCCTAATTACAAAGATGGAAGAACACTGAAAAAATATTATTGTACGAACTGTGGAAAAGAATTATCATATTACACTGCTAAAAGATGTCAAAGTTGTGCTAATAGAAAAAATTTTAGTGGTAAAAATAATCCTAATTGGCAAGGAGGTAATTCATTCAAACCATATTCTCCAAAATTCAATAATAATTTAAAAGAGAAAATTAGAAACAGAGATAATAAAACTTGTCAATTATGCAATAAAACAGAAAAACAAAATGGTAGAAATTTATCAATTCATCATATAGATTATAATAAAAAAAATAGTAATCCAAATAATCTAATAACCTTATGTATAAGTTGCAATTTTAAAGTTAATTATAATAGAAATTATTGGATTAAATATTTTAGAAAAAAATAATGAAATTATCAAGTTAGATTTTCCCAAGTTTTTCTAATGCCTCGCCATATTCCTCTAAAATTTCTTCAAAAAATTTATGAAATTCTATCCATTTAATATGTAATTTATATGCCTCATCTATTGCTTCCTGCGGTGTTTTACAAACAGGAGATAGATGTCTTTCTCTTATTTTTTCAGACTTTCCTTGTAATGGCAAATAACAAATTAATCCATCATTTAATAGACTTTCTTTACCCTGACAAAAAAATCCTACTATCCAAAATCTTTCCTTTTTAGTAGGATTTTCATTTTTTCCCCACAAAGTATCAAATTCAGCTTTTATATATTTATCAAGATTTATTTTCATTTTTCACCTTCTTACATAACCAATGATTTCTCATCTTGGCTGTGCTTCCCAAAAAATTTTCACAACTTTTACAACATTTAATCCAAACTTTTTTATCCTTTTTTTTAGAGTAAGGACAATCTACATACATCTTTTTTTCACTTCCAAGTCTGTATAATCCCAAAGCATAATATTGCACTCCTTTTTCATCAAGTTCTTTATAGAGTGCATAATCCCTATGTTCTGGAGCAACATTTTGTAATTGTTCTCTTGTTCTGTGTTTAACCATTTATTTCACCTTTATATATTAATTTGGAGCCAGCAGTCGGGTTCGAACCGACGACCTGTTCATTACAAGTGAACTGCTCTGCCAACTGAGCTACACTGGCTGGAACTGGTGATGGGACTTGAACCCACAAAACTGACTTGGAAGGACAGCATTTTGCCAATTAAATTACACCAGCTGGGGTAAGTGGCGAGACTTGAACTCGTATCTCATTGGTTCACAGCCAACACGCATTAACTTATGCTACACTTACGTGGCAAATCCACAAGGACTCGAACCTTGAACTTCTGTTTTGGAGACAGATATTTTTCCATTAAACTATGGATTTTGGTAACAGAGGAGGGACTTGAACCCCCAACCTTCTGGATGTAAGCCAGACAATCTACCATTGATAATACTCTGTTTGGCTGAGAAGAAAGGATTCGAACCTCTATCAATGGATTCAAAGTCCACTATCCTACCATTAGACGACTTCTCATGGATTTAGTTATTATTTAAACTAAATTTTTTATTAAACCATAAAATATAATTATCAAATTGGTATTCAGGGTAGGACTCGAACCTACATTAAACAGATTCTAAGTCTGCTGTGTTTGCCAATTACACCACCTGAACTGGTGCTTGAAACAGGATTCGAACCTGTATAAAATGGATTTTGAATCCACTATGTTTGCCTAATTACATCATTCAAGCTGGTGTACAAGGTCAGATTCGAACTGACAAAAGATGGATTTTAAGTCCATTATGTTTACCAATTACATCACTTGTACTGGTAGCGGGAGTGGGATTCGAACCCACGACCTTCTGGTTATGAGCCAGTTTATCTACCTGACTGATATATCCCGCTGGTCAGAGTGAAAAGATTTGAACTTTTGACCTCATGTTCCCAAAACACGCGTTCTACCAGACTGAACTACACTCTGTGGTGGAACGAACAGGACTCGAACCTACATCTTCCTGATTAAAAGTCAGACGCTTTACCATATTAAGCTATCGTTCCTAGTTGTATTGATGAGATTTGAACTCATATCTTGATGATTAAGAGTCATCTGTTTTACCAATTAAACTACAATACTGGCTGTGCAGGTAGGATTCGAACCTACATCTTTGGGATTAACAGTCCCACATTTTACCAATTAATACTACTACACATGGATTATAAGTCCTCACGCTTATAATACTACAATATAAGTCCCTGTGCTTATCAAAGGCAACCTATATAATTTTATCTCTTATCAAAATTTATGATAATTTTTTATATTAGATATTTTGGCGGAAGAGACAGGATTCGAACCTGTGTGGGTTTTACCCCAATGGATTAGCAGTCCATCTCGATAAACCTGACTCTGACACTCTTCCTGGATTAATTATTTCTCCTTCAATCCATATTTTCCATCAAACCATTTCAAATAATCATCAATTCCTTGTTTTCCATATTTATAATAAATATAATCATATGCTCTTTGATGTAATAATCCATGTTTTGAATTTGATAATAATATAATTTCATCATTATTTTCTTTTAAATAAATATGATGCTTACATAATATATTTCTTGCTTTTTCTCTAAATTCAGAATTTTGCCATTGTTTCTTTGTTGCTATCCTTAAATTTTTTTTATGTTCATCAGTTAATTTTCTACCTGTAAGTGCTTTGCTTATTTTTTTTCTAGTTTTTTCAGAATATTTTTTAGTTTTTAAATTATGTCCATTAATATACTTATTTCCTAATTTTACAATTTGTCCACATCCACACTTACAATATTTTATTTTAATTTCACATAATTTCATTTTATTCTCCTAATTGATATAAATATTAAATTCTGGTAGACGAGGTAGGATTCGAACCTACGAAGCTCTCAGCAATGGTATATAAGACCATCTCCTTTAACCTGCTTGGATACTCGTCCTGGTAGACAGGATAGGATTTGAACCTATGAAACTTTAATAGTAATGGCATATCAGACCATTCTCTTTGACCAAACTTGAATACCTGTCCTGGAGACAGAGAGGGGAGTCGAACCCCTGTGGATAGTTTTGCAGACTACCTCGATTCCAAATCTACTCTGTCTGGTGGAGAAATTTGGAATTGAACCAAAACCTACAGGTCTTCAACCTATCGTGCAGACCTCTTACACCATTTCTCCTATCTTATTTGATTATGACATCTAATACATAAAGTTAATAAATTATCTAATTTATTATTTTTCTTATTATCATTAATATGATGAACATGCAATTTTTGATTATATTTTTTAATATATTCCTCCTGAGTTATTCCACATTTTTGACAAATATGATTATCTCGTTCCCTAATAAATTCTTTTAACTTATTATTAAATTCTGGAGAATAAGGTTCAAATGATTTGCCACCTTGCCAATTAGGATTATTTTTACCTCTCATAATTTTTTTAATTGTTTTTCTATATTTAGGATTTTTCCAAACTTGTTCCATACTTTTACTAACACTTATGCTTATATTTTTCCTATGTTCTTCAGTAAGTTTTTTACCTTTATGTGCTTTACTTATTTTCTTTTTAACTTTTTTAGAAACTATATGTCCTTTAACAAATCTTCCTTTATTATTTCTATCTTTGTTCATTTTTATCCCCCATATTTTTTGGCGACACTAACGGGATTTGAACCCGTATCTCTTGCGTGACAGGCAAGTGTCATAACCTGATTAGACCATAATGTCTGGTAGAACTAGTGAGAATCGAACTCACATCATATGCTTGAAAGGCATATATCCTAACCATTAGACCATAGTTCCTGGCGGAAAGAGTAGGATTCGAACCTACGGAAGTTTTACCTTCAATAGTTTTCAAGACTATCACAATAAACCTGACTCTGACATCTTTCCTGGTGGAGAGAATAGGATTTGAACCTACGAACCCATACGAGAGCAGTTTTACAGACTGCCTGCTTTAACCACTTGCATATCTCTCCTGGTACGCCTGGTAGGACTTGAACCTACATCTTGCGGATTAGAAGTCCACTGTTCTATTCCATTAAACTACAGACGTTGGTGGAGATAGAGGGACTTGAACCCACAACTTCAGGGTGCAAACCTAATGTTTTTCCAATTAAAACTATATCCCCTGGAGTGCCTGATGAGATTCGAACTCACAATCTATGGGTTCGTAGCCCATTGTTTTATATCCAATTAAACTACAGACACTTAAATAAAAAATACTTATTTTTTTAAAAGAAATAAGTAGAAAACTTTGTGGATTTAATTAATATGTTTAAATTATAAATGAATTTATTTAAAACATCTAATTCATACCTCCACTAAACCATTCTAAATGTTCTTCTATTTGCTTACAATTTTCTTTCGGCATCTTACCTTCTTATATTTATTTCTAATTATTTATTAATGGATATTTTTTAAATCGGTTGTGTTTATTCTGTAAGATAGAGCAAACACACTTGGATAAATCTCTAACTTACATTTGCCTATTTAAGAAATATAGAAATATCCAAAAACTATATTTCGCAAAATTTTTATAAATACTGTTTAGTAATTTAAAACCCAAACAAGTATAAGAACTCCTTCTACACTTGGTAGATGAGATTATACCTGCCTTTGCCATCAACTTTGCTAACGCAGTTGCAGGTATATTTTAATGAAGTTTTTTTATAACTATTCATCCCTAACAACAACTAGAAAACTTCAAAACTAATTGGTTCTTTTGGGACGCCCATCAGCTTGACACATTTTTAATGGCGAAAAGTATAATTTATCTACTAAATACATAATAGGAACTTTCTATGCCATATTCTTTATAAATAGCGAGAAGTAAATCTTTAGACAGGGTCTCCCCTGTATATAAAATAGGAACTTCTTATGCTATTATTTTTATTTAATTAAATTCAATATAGTATCTCTAAACCATATAAGATAATCATCAATCTTACCAATTTCTACTAAATAATTATATGCTTTTACATGTAGTTTTCTATGTTCAGAATTTGTTAAAAATAAAACTCTCTTATCATCACCATCTAAATCAATATGATGCTTGTGTAATATATCTTTATGTTTTTTTCTAAATTTAGAATTTTGCCATACTTTTTTCATAGTTTTACTTTTTTTCTTCTTAACTTCAAATCTATTTCCTACTTCTCTACTTGCACAACTTCTACATCTTTTAGCACCATAAACAATTTCCTTTCTACAATCTATACAATAATATTTTTTTAAAGTTCTACCATCAATATAACTTGGATGTTTTATACCATCTTTAAATTCAGTTTCAAATGAATAATGTTTATTCTTGTGAGCAATTCTTAATTTTTCTTTATGTTCTTCTGTTTGTTTATATCCTTTTTTAGGCATTATTTCACTTTAATAATCCCAGAATTGTATCTTTTTCTAAATCTTCTGGTGCAAGAGAAATATCGTAATCTTTTTTATCACTAGTAATTTCTGCACCTGCCATTTCTAAAATATCATTTAATTTAATAGTATTTCCATAAAAGTTAAATAGATATTTTCTACTATGTTCAGTAAAATTTGCATTATAAGAAGTTATTGAACATCCTATATGTGTTTCAGCAAAATAAAATCTGTTTTCATTAGGATTTGTAATTATAAGTCCTAATATTTTTTGTTGTTGTTTGATATTACTATGACATACTACTGCAACATTATTTGGATTTACCATATAGTTCTTTCCAAAATTAGATATCTTTTCTTCTGCTATAACTATCTTAAATGGTACTTCAATATTTTCATCAAAATTATAATAATTTACAAATAGAATTAATGCATCATCTTCTTGTTTTCTAACATAAAATAATTCAGTAGCCCCTTTTTGTGCATCTGTTAAATCTCCTGAAAACAAAATATCTCCTTCATCTGACCTATAACTAGCATCCCATCCTATTTTTGTGCTTTTGGAAATTACAGATAAATCTAAATCAATTCTATTACCTTTAACATTTTCCCAATATACCCCAAAGACCATATCTCTGGGAATTGTTACATAAGTACCAGATGGAAAATTACCTGTAAATTGTTTCTCTGTTGCTGGTAAGGTATATGTTATATTCTCTGGAATATAAATTTTCTTACCTTTAACATTTTTGCTAATATCTTCTACTATTGAATTTAAAACAATATCTAATACTTGTTTTGCTCCTTCTTTATTATCAAAATTAAAATCAGTTGCATATCCTTTACCATTTCTAATTCTATATAATATGCTATCAACATCTTTTGTTCTATATTTCAAAGCATATGCTAATCTTATTTTTCTAAAAGTATTAACTTTGTTTAATTCATTTTCTAAAATAAAATCATATACGCCCAACCCTTTTTTCAATTTAGTAGTAATGCTATTTAAATAATCTATTGGCATTGGTTTATGATACTTTTTAGCAAGTCTTCCAATTCTATTTACTATTGTTTTTAATTGTCTATTTGTTCTCAATGCTAACCATAAAGGTTTAAATCTATAAAATATTTCTGCTAATTTTTCAAATCCATATTGTCTTTTATATTGTTCCAATAAATTAACAATATGTATATCTTTTTTTTCCTTAACTGCTGCTATAAGTCCAGGACTTTTAATTAACAAAGTGTTTCCTGTAATTTTATAAATAATAAATCTTAAAAATTCAACTGGATTTTCAGGTATTAAGTTTAAATAACTATACATAGTCGCTTTAATTTCTTTATTTCTAATAGTAGCCAAGTCTTGTTCATCTACTCCCACAAACAATGCTATATCTATTACATCTTTAATAGTATCTTCTGCAAGAGCAATACCCATATTAAGCAAATTCATTAATTTTTCTTTCAATTCTTTTTTAGTATAACCTTGTATTACTACCAATTTAATATTATCTATTTCAAGTCCTGGAATATTCAATTTTTCTTTTGGTATATAAATATAACCACTATCTATTGATTTATCTACATCAAAGTCTTCAAGTTCTAATATTTTCTTACCAAGATTATCTACGCCCCATTGTGCTCCTTTTTCTACTACATATTCTGCTGGATAATCACTTTCTACACCATAAGTAGTTAAATAATGAGCCAACTGTTCTACTACTAATTGCTCCATAGGAGTATCCTTAACTTTTAACCAAGACTTATGAAAAGAAGCATTTAATTTTTCAGCAGTCATTCCATATATGTCTTGCACCATTTCAATAAGTTCAACATAGTTTGTATAATTACAAGCAATCTCTGGTGCAAAAACAAAACCCATTTTAATAGTATTCGCCAAAAGGTCTAAATCACTTACTTTATAAGTTCGTGCTTTCAATCTTTTTGATTTTACTGGTAATCCTTTAAATAATCTAATACTTGCTTTCATTTAATCTCCTTTCAAAATTTTTAGTGGCGAGAAGTAAATGTCAATCTGCCCGAAGGCAGGAAATAGGAACTTCTTATGCCACATTATACAATTTCTTTAAACTTATTTATACCTATTTTGATGACGAGAAGTAAAATGCAAATAGGGTTTCCCCTATATATTAATAGGAACTTCTTATGTCATCTTTGTTAAATTTTTGGAGTAGTTGTTAAGTACAACTACCAAAACTGACATGCTCACTTTCAGCTTCTAGGATATCTTAGCTGAGACAAACCTTGCGATTCATAAGCACATTAATAATTGTTACAGTACAACTACTAAAACTGGGGGATTAACTCAAATGATAAAGCATCAATTTGATATTACCCATCCACCACTTTATTTTTTTCAAGAGTAATAAAGAAAACTCTTGTGGAAGAACAACATACTGCCAATATGATTTCTGACTTTCAACTAAATATAATAATCAAAATTAAAACTGGATTCTTATTTATAGAAGACAACCCAGCTAAAACTTCTGCCCCATGACGAAATGAGTACCAAGTTATTTTTTCTTAAAAGAAATAACTAAAACTTTTGTTCCAGTGATGAAACTGGTATACACAATGACCTGTCAAGCTTGGTATTATTTTTTGATAAAGAAGAAATAATAAAAACTTCTTGTGCGTGTCGTCTAGTAGCACAAAACCACATCTCCAAAACCAAAGTTATTTTATCAAAGAACAATTAAATATTTTCACTATCACTAAATTTAAAATCATCACATATTTCCAGATTTAACTTAGATTTTGCTATATAACCCTCTTTTAATTCAAATTTATTTACTATCATTTTGCAATAGTTTATAAATTCTTTATGTGTTCTATTAGATTTAGTTGTATTACATTTGTGACAAATAATCTGAACATTATTCATATTTAATATTTTCTCATTATCAATTCTATCAAGTGCTGGTGAATTATCTTGTATACCTTTTCCTCTATTATAATTCATTTTCACATTACAATATGTACAATATTTAATATTTTTTGCTAATATTATCAATTCATTTCTAGAAATATTTACTTGATATTTTCTTTTATGTTTACTTATTGTACTGTTAACCCATAAATAATAAGAATCAGAACTTCTTCCATCTATCCAATTAGGATTATTTTCACCACATAATACTATACTTAAATTTCTTTTATGCTCTTCAGTTAATTTTCTACCTTTTAATGTCTTACTTATTTTCTTTTTAGTTTTCTCAGACCGATTTTTATTTTTCCAATATTTTGCACTATTCTCACTTAATTTTTTTTTGTGCTCTTCTGTTTGTTTATACCCTTTTTTAGCCATTTTTCATTTTTTTGTCACAAATTTCCTAAATAATCTTTCTGAAAATTTTAAATATTCACAATTATTTACTTTATTACATTTAACGCTTTTACACCATCTTCTATTAATCAATATTTTTTCTTTTTCTACCCAACATTTATTTTTCACAATTTATCCTCTATATATATTATACTACATTTTTATATAAAAATCCACTAAATCATTTTATTTTTTTTTCTTGTATTAAAACCACATTTGAACCTATAAATAAAACCTTGACCATTATAGGTTCTTTTCATCTTTATTTTCTTACATTTAGGGCATTTATATATTTTCTTTCTTTTTCTCCCTAACATAAGAATTTCTTTTGTATATCCACACTTTAGACACTTGTATATAAATAATGGCATAACTCATCCTTTTTATTAAGACTAGCAATAATTCAAGCCAGCAGTATTTTGCTTTATTCTATATTGCTAGTCTTAAATTTTTATTCAGTTTCTACAGTAGGCATAATTACTTTAACATGCTTCCATATACTACTTACTAAATCAGCAACTATAAAAGCATATGCTACAGTAGCAAAAGTTAATAATGGAGTTGTAACTATTTCTGGAAATTTCCAATATACCATAGCAACTGGAATACTACCAAAAGCCCCCCACACTATTATGTATGGGAAAATATTAGTACCCAAAAAATCTAAAAGGTATTTAAAATTAAATTCTTTCTTTTTAAATGCTGCTGCTACTCCTAGAATTACATCTAAAACTACTAACAAAATAATACCACCAATGCCTAACAATAAATAACTGAGTTCTTTTAATATATTAGTAGGAAACCACATTTTTATTTCACCTCCTTTAATTTTATTTTTTTTATAATTTTTCCATATTATTCATAATTTTTAATAATGCTTTTTGAACAACTTTATTTAAAGCATTCAATTCTTCTCTCATTTCCTTAGTAATACTTTGTTGTGACATTTGTATAATTTTCTCTTTTGTTTTTATAAGAATTTCTAAAGCATATAAATATTCAATATTTTTCATTACTTTTCGTCTCCTTATTACTTTATAATTAATTTATCTTTCTAATTTTCCATCTGTATATTCGCCATTTACTTTAACACCCCATATCACAATATTACCAAAAGTACTATCTTCTGTCAATACTATTTCAATGCTATCAATTTGTTTTTTAGAATGAGTTGTTTTAACCTTATCTAAAACTTGTTTTTCAAGATTTGTTAATATAACTTTCATTTTATTTCACCTCTCTTGTCAGAGTAAATTTTTTATCATTAATAATAAAGTTTCCCATAAAATTTTGAACATTTTGAGCATTTAAAACAAATCCCTTAAAAGATAATTCATCACCATTATCAATTATCTTGATTATATTTGGATGCAAAAAATTATACCAAAATCCTCCTTTTTCATTTTCTTCTGTTCCTTTATAATCCAAAGTAAATGTCTTACTATTAAAAATCAACTCAACACTATCTTTTACACACAAACAGTATGTTAGTTCTTTCACTTATTTCATCTCCTTATTCTTCTAATTCCTTTTGTATTTGATGCAAAGTTTTTAATATTAACCTTTGAATATTATTATTTAGTTTTTTTAAATTTTTTAATTCATCTTTACTTGCAAATTCTCTTAATTTTAAAATTTCTTTTTTCGCTTTTATAAGCACTTGTAAAGTAAATGAATAATTATCATTATATCTTTCCATTATTTCACCTCCTTTGTTGCATCTTTCATTTTTAACATTTCTCTCAAATTTTTTCTTATTTTCTTTAATTCCCTCATCTGTCCCTCTATCATCATTAAAGAATGCCATAGAGTATCTTGATTAACTTGCGTAAAATTCGCTACTTTTTTCATTTATTTCGCCTCCTTTTTATTTTATTAGAAATCTAAAATATCATCTAGAAATTTTAAATGTAGAAAATTTCTAATCTTATTTATTCTTGTTTCCAATTCATTCACTGCCCCAGTAAGTTCATTTACATTCTCAATAAGTTTATTCACTTCTTCAACAATAACTTTTAATGCTTCATCAACAGTTATATCTTTTTTTCTTTCTCTTTTTTCGTTCATTTTCATCTCCTTTTAATTACTTCATTAAAAAGTTTCTTTTGTTCATCAGTTAATTCTTTGTACATACCAATTATACCTTCTAATGCATTCATTTTGTCAACTACTTGTTCAATAGTTTTTATATCTTTTTTCTTTTCCTCTAACATTTCATCCTCTTTGTAACCAGTGCCTATTTTATCATCTGTAAAATGAATGCCATATTCTATATAATAACCATCTTCTATTGCTTTCATTTCAAGCTTTTCTGCACCTTCTATTGCATCCTCAAGTGATTTTCCCTTATATACTACATTTCCATATCCAGTTGAAGCACACATATGCATTACTTTAAAATTCTTTTTACTAATTAATAAATAATTATCTGCACTCATTAATTCTCCTTTTTACTATTTTTAATAATTTTTATTGTTGCATCTATTATATTAATTACACACCTCCAAAAATACAGATATCCTCCAAAAACTAATATTTTTATTAACCAATGTGCTTTATTCAATTCTTCAAAAAAATTATTCATTTTTTTAACCTCTTATATAATAATATCCAAAAATTATCACAAAAATCCACCATAATATTAAGACAAATTTTCCTGTTTTAGATAATGTTGTATATGTTTCTACATATAACATACTCTTTAAAACTTTAAATACCTTTTTAAAAACATATATCACATCACTAAATAAAATGTCATATAACCATTTAAAAAATTTTATCATTATTTTTCCTTTCTTAATGGTAAAAGTTCTCCTAAAATTGATTCTCTAACACTTTGAAAAGCATCAATACAACATTCTGCTCTAAATTCATTTTCTTTATTTTTAGAGTGCTTTAACTTATATCGCCAATATTTAATACATCTATCTAAATATTCTTTTAGTACTTTGCTTTCTATATAATCTTTCATTTGTTCCTCCTCTCCAAATACTTCTTCATGAGTCAAAAATCTTCCTTCTTTTGCATCTTTCATTCCTGCTTTTATATTCTTAATAAATTCATCTGAAAACACTAAATTTTTTTCATTACACAATTTTTTGAAAAATTTACTAAAGAAAAAAATTTCCAAACCTATAAATTCATTAGTTTCTGGGTCAAGTCTCAATAAAATATCATTTGCCAATTCAATTGTAACAGCAGGTCTATTATCTATTAAAAACATAAAAGTATCCTCATCTTTATTATATAATATTTTAACTTTCATATTTCCTCTCTTTTCTCTAAAATAAGATTGATAAAAGCACTAACCTCGTTTAAGTTTTTACAATGTTTAATCATATATACAAATTCTCGAGTAGTTAATTCTAATTTTCTTTCTTTTTCGTCATCATTTATATCCCAAATTAAAGTTGCTTTAAATATCATATTTCTCCTTATATTGAGGTCTTACTTATTCTTACATATTTAATTACTCTTCGTGTTAATAAATCTGTTGAGTCCACATCTTCTTTGCAATGCTTGTATACATGAAGCAATGATGGTATATGACCAGACTGAGCACGATTCCAAACCTCTGTATTATATCTATGACCCTTTGATTCAATACCAAAAAAATCACAAGCTGTTTCCATTCTATATCTATGTAATGATAGTTTAGTTTTACACATATCATATATATCAGTTACATATATACTTTTATATATAGGAAAATCTAAACCATATCTTTCAGCTCTTGACCTTACAAATGGTAAATCGTGTCTTCTGTCTTTTCCATAATAAACTAAAATTCTATCAAACTTCTTAATATCCTCACATAATTTCGTTAGTAGTTTCTTGTCCTGATGTTGACTTCTAACCTCTTTTTGACTTAACAGATAACTTTCATACTTATTTTTACCATAATGTTTAATGTAATAACAAAAGCAATATCCCCAATTAGCTTTCAAGTTAGTTGTTTCAATGTCCAATATACCTATTTTTTCAGGTAAAGACATAATATCTTTGATGCCTTCTGGATAATCATTAATAAAACAATTATAATGTTCCAAATAGGTATGATGATGCTTGCATGAGTGAGTTCCTAACCAAATAAGTTCACTCTTAAGTAAACGATGAACAGGTGCTCTCATTCTTGTCCTCCTTTAATTATTTTTATTATTTTAATTATATTCATTATAAATCTTTCTCCACTTTCTTTAAAAAATTAACCCAATATTTTTCCCATATTGTTTCATATTCAAAATTTTTCGCCCATTTTAATGATTTATCCTTATAAAAATTTTTATTCTTTTTTAAATTAAGATATACCTTTTCCATTTTTTTAACTATATCCTTAGTAACTGGTTTTTTTCTAAAACTACTAAAAAGTGTTAATTCTGGTTCTCCTACTCTAACTAATTCACCTGCTCCAACTAACTCAGGCATAGAACTAAAATTAGAAACAATAACAGGAAGTCCTACTGCTTGTGCTTCTATTATTGGCAAACCAAAACCTTCACCTGCTGAACAACACATCAAAACATCCATAGAATTATATATTTTATTCATTGCTGTTGGATTTAAACTCATTAAATATTCATATTTATTAATAATTTTAATTGCTTTATCAAGTTTTAATCTTATTATATAATCTACAAGAGGAACAGAAAAAGTCTGTACTTTTGTTGAGGAATGTATATACATTTTAGTATCAGGATATTTCTTGTGTATTTTTTGAAAAGCCCTCAATTGTCTATCAAATTGTTTCCTATCAGTTTCATCACTATTTGCTGCAACTATCCCAAAAACAAAATCCTTTTCATCAAAACCTAATATTTTTTTACATTTATTCCTTACGTCCTCTTTTAATGGATAATAACTTATTGGGTCAAAACCTAATGGTATGTATTCAGAATATATACCAGCATTTTTTAATTGTTTAACCGCAAATTTTGAATAGTTTATACTTTTCCATGCTCCCTTTAAATGATTAAGCACTGTATTAGATGCAGGAGTATGGTCAATTGGAAAATAAGGTATCCATCTTTTGAATCTTTTTCCATATCCTTGAAGTATATAAACATCACACAAAGTTATTATTAAATCTCTTTTAAATCTATCAAAATAATATTTCACAATATCATAACCATATCTTTCATAACCTGTAGGAAGTATTAAACAAGAATAATTTTTCCCATAATATTTCAAATTATATTGTAAAACACCATTCTGCAAACCATAATGTGCCATAATTATAACATCATAACCTTCTTTAATTAATTTGGCAGCAAATAAATTTGTCTGGACACCATATCCAGAAGGACAAAAAGGTGCTGTGGATTCTAATAATATTTTCATACTTCTCCTTAAATAGTAGTATCTATATACATTAGGTTTGAATTTTTATTTTTCTTTACTTTGGATTCAAAATTAATAACAGCAACTTGTATTGTATTAGCAACTATTTCTATTTCTCTTAACATACTTATTGTAGTTTCCAAATAACGTAACAAATTTTGATTGTTTTTTGTTATAACTCTTGACTCATTTAAAAGTGGTAATTCTAAATGACCTAATTTTACAAACTGTATTGCATCGCCTTTCTTCAAATCAAAATACTGTACCATAGATACTTGTATTCTATGTGTTAAAACTAACATTTTTTGTAATTGTTCGAGCATATTTCTAAAATGCATTATTCCTTCTCAATCATTTTTTCTAATTTAAAAAAAAGAGATGTTAACATAAATTTTAAAGTATTCACTTGATAATCTTTTAAATTAGTATTTGATTTTATATTTTCCAATAACCATTCTAAATGAGTGATTGTATTAGACAATGTTGTACGAAGTTTATTATAATACATTCCTGTATATTTTATTTTATCTCGTTCTCGTTTGATTTCTTTTGTCCATTCTACTGCAGTCATAAAACCATATTTTAGAATATTTTCTTGGTCTTCTTTTTTAATATATTGAAAGTAAGGAATTAAATTTGTGATAAATGATACAGGAAGTAATTTTTTCTTTTTTAAATCCTTAATTTCACTAGCAAGTTGCAATCTTTCTTCTATTGTTAAATATTCAAATCTAGAAACAATTCGTGCTGTTAGTACTTCAAATTGTATCAATTTTCCTTCATCTACACCATACCCTAAACTTAACCAAAACTTTCGTAATTTTCTTAAATAACTTGCATCTATTCCTAATTTTTTACCAAGTTGTGAACTATTCATTCCTGTTTTTTTAAACAAATTATAAATTGCTCTTGCTTTATCTGGAAATGTAGGCAGATTTTTACTATTTAGACAAATAGAAACTTGACGAAATAAATTATCATCATTATTGTCAAGAACTATACAATTAATAGTATTTTGTTTCAACAACTTTATTGCTCTAAATCTTCGTTCACCATCTATTAATTTGTACTTATTTCTAAAAGGTTTAACCATTATAGGATTTAATAATCCAACTTCCTTAATATTTGTGGCAAGTTTCTTTACATCAATGGTTTTATTGACACGTGGATTAGCTTTATCTAAAACAATATCCTTTATATTAATTTCTCTTAATTTTTGTTTTAATTTTTTCATCTCTTTATATAATTATACTATAAAATATTTATTTATTTCTTAACTTATTTACTTTCTGCACCATCTTTTGCTCTAATCATAACAGTTTTTAACATATCTTCTATCTCAGGGTGGTCTTTGAGAAATTTCTCTGCCTCTTTTTGTTCTTTTTGTTTTAATAACTTTTCCATTCCTTTTTTCATTTCATCTTTTCTTTTATCTTTAGTTATTATTAATCCTGCTTTATTTTCCCATTCAATAATTGCTTTAATTCTAACATGAGGTGGAACATCTTCATCAAGACACAATTTTAAATGTTCCTTTTGTACATCTTGTGCTTGTCTTACAAATTCACCCATTGCTTCTACTCTTCTCTCGCCATAATGTTTTTCCATTTCTTTTTTAAATAACTCAGATTTCTTCCATTGTCTAACTGTATCGGGTTGAACACCTACATTTATAGCAACTTCTTTTGTACTTTTTCCTAAAGTTAATAAGTAAGCAGCATATTTATGTTTATCTGAAAGTTTAATTAAAATTATTTTTTTCATTTTTACCTCTTATTTAAAAACTCTTCTCCCCTTTGGGATATCTCTTAAAAATATACTTTTATTTTTTGATGTTTCAAATTTTTTACCTAATCTATAACTAAATACTAATGGTTGTTTTTTCATAATATATTTTATTACCATTTCTAAAGCATCCAAAATATCATCATGTGCTATACGAGGAAAACCCAAATATTCTTTTTTTAAATCTGTCATATCTTTTTTAATAAAAATTTTACCTGCTTCAAAAACTGGTGAAAGTGTAGTAATAATTCTGTATTCCTTGCTAACACCTGTGTGTGAAACACCAGTTATTGGCAAAATTGTATCATGTAATAATTGTTGTTTCAATGCTGCTTGATAACTATTTGTTTCCATAACTATTTGTCTTACTTGATAAATATCTGCTTGTGTCTTAACTATTTTTAGTTGTTTAGGAAATTTTGTTTTAGTTCTATAATAACCAATTATATAAACATCATTCATTTTATTAACTGCTACAGTAATATCTACAAAATAATCTGCTCTTAATGTTTCAGATACTGCTACATCTACTCCTTGATAATATTGATAATCATCAGTAGGCAATGTATCGTAATATCTTAGCCAATCAATATCAAACTCTTGTCCTCTCATTAGAGTAGGATTATTTTGTTTTTCTCTTTCAAAATAAGGTGGTGTTGAGCCAAGTCTATCTAGTAATAATGTTTTTATATCCCATAGTAGAGGTGCTAATACCTCCCAAGTACCTGTTACTTCTACATCTACTACCAATCCCTCTTTGTCTTTTATATAAAAATCTCTTTCAGGATAAGCAGTAGGATTTCTAAAATGAGCTTCCCAATTATTTGGATATTTTATTATTGCCTTATCTATTGTTTTATGCCAGATAGCATTATCTAATATTTTATCATAAAGGTCATCCCAGTGCTTACGAGTACCTATAACATAAGTATGAGTTGTAGGTTCTGCAAGTTGTCCAATTGTACCAAAAAACCAGTTATTAACACTTTCTCTTCTGCTCAAAGTTTTAGTATTTTCATCATCAATTGGGTCATCTATTATCATATAATCAAAATGACTTCCTGTAATACTACCAAGAACACCTATTGCCTCTATTGTTGGGTCACGCATACTTGCTCCTTCACTTCTCTTTACATAGATTTGAGTTTCAGTCCATGTACCCTTACGCTGTGTCCATGCATTCATATCATCAGGCATATATACATCACCATATACTGCAAGAAGTTTTTTATTATAAAGTAATTGTTCTTTTACATCTTTAAGAAACTTCATAGATTGTTTAAGAGACTTACTTGCTATAAGTATTCTAACATCTGGAACATTACATATTGCCCAAATTGGAAAAATTTCAGTGAATATTTTACTTTTACCATGGTCACGTGGTGATAATTGTAAGTGTTTTTTATATTTTAAATTTTCTATCCATTTTACTTGATGTGGAAATATTTTAAAATCTTTGAAAAATATTTTGCCAAAAAATATTATATCTTTTTTACAAAGTGCTTTAATAATTTTTTTATTTGTAATAAGATTGCTTGCTAATTCAGCAAAACTACTTGTTTTCTTCTGTTTTTTTATAGTATTACCCATTGTTCTTTTACTCCAAATTCATAAATGCAAATAGCATCTGCTACATCTTGTGAAATTTTATACATTCTAAACTTATCTTTAATATATTGCATAATATCTTTTTTAGTTGCATTGCCATTGCCTACTATTTCTTTTTTCCATGTCTTATTGTGAATTTCTCTAAATTTAATACCATATTTTATTAATAAAGCCAATAACATACCTGAAACTTGATTAACCATCTTAACACTTTTATGTCTCAGAGCAATAACTGGCTCTTCTATATAAGCAACACGAACTTCAGCATTTTCTAAAAAATAATTAAATTCTTTTAATAAATATTCAAATCTCTCTTTAAAATTTTTAAGTTTTGTTTGTATATAATAATAATCAATACCAAGTTTATTTTCATTTATAGATGTAAAGGCAATAGCAATATTTTTACTGCTAAAATCAATTCCTATATATTTAGTTGCCCACATTGTTTCTCTTCGACTAGTCACCATATTTAAATGCTCCTTTTATATTTATATTTTTAATAAAGGATAATCTGTGATAAGGAGAAATACCATAGTGTTCTAATGCCATTCTGTGTTCTGTTGTTCCATATCCTTTATTATCTCTAAAATTATATACTGGAAAATCATAATGTATCATTTTCATTTTATTATCTCTAAATACTTTTGCCAAAATAGATGCCAAAGCAACAGATTTATATTTCTCATCTGCTTTTGGTTCTATTTTTATTGCAACATTATCATCAATTAGTAATTTTATCATAGATTTGTTTTTTAATCCTGAAACCCAATCAATATAAATTCTTTGAGGTTTATATTTCATAAAAAAAGTAATTATATCTAAAATAATTTCTTGATTAGCAACCTGTATTCCATATTCATCAATAAAATAAGCATCTTTTAAAGACCAATAAGACAATATATCCTTATTATTTTCAATTTTAAATGCTACACTTTCTCTTTCTCGTGATGTTAATTGTTTACTATCTTTAAAAATACCTTGTATTCTTTTGCCATCTGTTTTCATTAAAATACCACAAGCAACAATATCACCTGCCCAAGCACCACGTCCAACTTCATCAATGCCAAGTACATACATTATACAATGCCTTTCTTTACCAAATTGATACGACGATACATTTCTTTTTGTATAGCATCGTAATACTTCTCGTATGAACGTAATAATGCTTTTAACAATTTAACTTCAGCTTGGTAAATTTGTATTTTTTTAACCCATTTTACTACATCCTTATTAGTTGAAACTTTTGCTTCAATAATTGATTTCAAAAGTTTCTTTTGACTATAACTTGGTGTTTCCCTTATCCATGCCTGACTATTATAAAAATTATAAGCATTCTGTGAATAAATTAAAGTAATTTCAACCATAGACAATTGACTATAAGCATAACTTGCATATGCTGCATAATAAGAAGAAATAATTCCTAAATCACCACTAGTTAATACAGTTAAATTAACAGGAAAAGGAACACATTTTTTTTGCATAGGAGATTTGACTTTTGGCTTATCTATTCTTTCAAAACCTCTTTTTTCCATTCCATTTAATACAAATTCTTGTAATTCTTTTTCGTCATATATCATTTCTTACCTCTTTTTTTAACTTTGTAATTAACAGGAACATAAATAATTTTTTGTTTTGATTGTAAATTTCCTGGTATAATAATTTTCTTTTTTAATTGTTCTTGTTGTAATTTTCTTTGTACATAATTTATAGTATCTAATATAAAAACTTCAAATGATACAGGTAAAATAATTCTATATATCTTATTATTACAATCAACCATAACAAATTGATTTGCTTGAAAATCATCAGGAAATTTAATACCCTGTAGTATAATTTCTTGTGTTTCACTTTTTACTTTTTTATTAGTCTTTTTCATTATTTCTCCAACATTCATTTATATATGCACAATATTCTTTTTTACATTGTTTTTTATCAAAATAATGTCTATTTGGTATTTTTCTTTTTTTAATTTTTCCCATAATATTTTTGCATCTATCAATTAAATTTTTAATATATGCTTCATTTTTATAAATTGTTACTTCAAATTGTCTAGAATTATTACGATTGTGTGCAAGAATAGTTGCTTTATCTAATTCTGTAACATACATATAAAACTGTGCTTGCATATACATTCCTATACCTGAAATATTAGTCTTAAGAAATTTTTCAGGATTTGTTTTAAACTGATTAAAATATCGTTCCAGAAGAGTTTTGACATCTATTACTCTCTTGTCACCCTTGTATTCAATAATAAAATCTGGTTTTATAAGAAGAATTATTTCATTGCCATCATCATCTTTTATGCTTTTTCTTATAAATTTCTCTTTATAATTTTCTGATACTAAACCTGCCATTGGAAATAAATATTCTTCATACATTTTGTGTAACCAAGTACCACTATCCATATTAATTTGTTGGTCAGGTTTTATTAATTTAATATCTGGTGGAATAATAAAAGAATAATAAATACTTCTATCACATTGTTTTCTTAAAAGACTATACGAAAAATATTTTTTTAATTTTTTCCTTTTTTTACTTTCTTGCATTTGCTTATCCATATATTTTTTCTTAATATAAGGCATTACAAAAGGTTCTATTTTAACTTTTATATCATTTAGTTGTCTGGTTTTTTTTAAAGCACTAATTAATTGTTCTATACCATTCATTCCGATTTCTTCTGTCATACTTCCTCTCCTTCATCTTTTAATTTCCATTCTCCATAATCTTTACAGAATAATAAAAATGCCCAATTTGCCATTTTAACCAAAGCCAACATTAATTTAGTATTTAAATACTCAAATAAATGTTTCATAACCTGAATCAAACAAAAAGTATCAGCACCAAAAACATCGCAAATAAAATCAGTTGCTTCTCTTTTTTCATTAAATGCATATCTTTTTGTTCCTTTTTGCAAACTTTTCCACATTAAAGCAGTAAATTCTTTAAATAATTTTTTCTTAATTGCAACATTAGTATCCATTATACTCCTTTCTTATATATTATACCACTTCGTTGCCATTTTGTTGCTGTTCCAGCACATGGCTTAGGTATTTCAATACTAAACTCTAAATTAGGAAATATTTTTCGTGTTTCCTTATTCAATTCTACTTCATCAAACATCATTTCTACTTCTCTAGCGGTTGAAAAAGGAATTACAATATTTTTACAAAAAATAATTTTTATATTTCCATTTTCTGTTTTTACAATATATTCTTCATTTGTTATCCAGCATTTATTTTCTAATTGTTGTTTAATAAAATCTATATACCTAACATATTCTATAAATTTATACTTTTTTTTATCCATCTCTAATAAATCCAAATTTATAATTTGAAAACATTTCTCCTAATTCTTCTTCTAATTCAGTTAATTTAAAATAATTTTCCCAATCATCAAGCTTCATTGTATACATTATGTGTATTTCTTTGTTTATAATTAATGAATTCTTGTTAGTTTGTACAGATTCCCACCAAATTCCTTTTCTAGGTACAGGCATTTTTGTAACTATTTGTATGCCTTCTATCTGTATATCTTCAAAATTTTTGTCTATATACTTAATCATTTTTTTTATTACTTTAATTTCTTTTTTATTTTCTATTTTTTCAATTTTTATTTTTTTATTATAAATCATTATTTTAACTTCCTTGAAATTCAAATGTATATTTTGGAAATATTTCTTCTAAGAATTCCTTTAAATATTGCAATTTAAAATATGGTTTCCAATCAGTTGATTTTAATGTATATATCACTAGTATTGTAGCAACTTTGTGAAAAACTTTTATTCTATCGAATTGTACTTCTTTTATGTTTAGGTCAATATAATTAAGCATATTGTTCACTTCTTTGTCTTTATTTTTAGTTTCTCGTGTTTCCTGTGACTGACCATAAAGTTTCATCATTGCTTTATATACTCCTTGACTTACAATTAAACCATCTGGTTGAGGTTTATTTAACATCTTTCTTAGCAACTCCTGCAACTCTTATTTGTACCCATTCTCCTGCTTTAGCATTATCTAGTGCTGTACCAACCCAAGAAGTTGTTTTACTAGTATCTGACACATCATCCCAAATAATATAATCATAGTGTTGTCCACCAGCAGTAGTATCCCAATCATAAGTCCAATCAATATCAGCAGTATCTGAAGCAGTTTTATCCCATGGATATTCAGGCATTTTATCTCCACATATAAATACATTGTCTACATGAAAAGCAATTAGTATTTGAGGATATTCTCTATGCAACCATTCCATAATCTTTTTTAATTTCTCTTTTAAGTTTCCATTAGTTGCATTATTAATTGCAATTGTTTTATCTTTAGAAAAGAAAACTACATTATTATATGTTTTATTTTCAGTATCCAACATCTGATAAATTGTAAATTTATCAAAAGGTAGATTATCAACAATACAACTAATAAGTTTTTCTAATAATTCTTTATTTCCCTTCATTGCACCAATCCTTTAAAAACTTTTTAATTGTTTTATTTAAATAAATATCAAGATACTTACACCATTTAGTGATTTTGCCTTTTACTTTTTTTCTTGAATAATACTTACAACTTGAACATCTCATAATTTTAATCCTATCTCCTTTAAAGCTTTTAGCCAAATTTCTCCATCATCCTTATCGCAACTAAATATTGTATTCATCATAGGATGAAACCAAGATGTTTTATTTGCTTGGTGAAAAATTATTCGTTCCATAAATTCATCTTTTTCAGTTGAAACTAATAAATCAAAAATACTAGAATATTTATCAAAATATTTTCGTAAAGTATATTTAAAAAGAGCAGGAAAATCAAGTGTTTGCCTTAATACTCCAAAAAATATTCTTGTATAATTTCTAATATCCTTTTCTAATAAATCTAAACTTATAAGAGTTGAAAAAAATAAATAATTTCTGAATTCTTCTTCTTTGTTTTCATTGGCATAGGGCAATACTAATTTTTTTTGGTGAGGATATTCTAATTCCTCATACACATCCAAACCTTTAGTTAAAAACCAATTCTCACAATAATCAACAATATTATTGGGATTATTTTTTCTATCAATAAAATAACTTAATCTTACACCATCAGCATTGTGTATATACCACCCTGTAGTCAAATTATTAAATCTACCATCTATTAATAAATCATTTACAATATCTAATGTTTGATAATATTGCTCTCTTTTATTATAATGTTGTTTTTTTATATAAAATCTTCCAAACAAATCTTTGGTACAAATACTTAACATTTTTCCTCTTTTAAACATTTAGGAGTAACCATTCTTGGTTTTGCTTTTTCTATTTTTGTTATTTTAATCTCAATAGTATATTCTTTTATTGGTGGCATTGGTACATAAACATCGTATTCTATATCTTGTTCACAATAAAGTGGACAATTGAATTCATGATTTCCTGCTGTATCTAAATTACAACAAGTACACATATCAATAAACTGATATTCTTTTCCATCTGTCGTTGTAATTTTCATTTTACCTCCTTTTCAATTATATTTTTTTTAATTATTATTTGATATTTTTTTTCTAAAATTTCATATTGATTTTTAAAACAAGCTAAAAAAGAATCAATTCCCAATTTAGGTCTTTCTATTTCACTTTCTCCACCATACCATTTATAATCATCAAAAATAATTAACCCTCCTTGTTTTAATAAAAACCAAGATAACACAGCATCTGATAAAACATCACAAGCTATATGAGAGCCATCAATATAAATAACATCAAAAAATTGTTCCCATCTATTTGTTCTTAAAATATCAATAGAACGACCAATTAATAAATGAACTCTATCTTTCCATAATTTTGTATTCTGAATAAACTTTTCTTTTAATCTAGACAAATCCATGCCTTTATGCTCTGCTCCACCCTCAAAGGTATCAATTGCAAATACTTGTGCTTTTGAAAAATTCTTTAATATCCAACAAGTAGCCATTCCTTCAAAACAACCAATTTCTAAATAATTAAATTCTTTATTTTTATAAATAGGAATTAAAAATCTTTTAAAATTACTTTTTGCTGTAATTTTAAACCAATTTTGTGTATACATAATAATTATTTACCTTTTCTAATTTTCAAAAATAAAGTAATAAATGGAATATCAGCATATGCCTGTCCTAAATCATTTGTTTTTCTTATTTCTATATTAAGACCAAAACAGAGCTTATCAATTTTTTCTCTATTATAGATTCTCATATAAGAGTTATCCGTTTCTGAATATTCCTTACTTTGTTTAGAATTATATTCGGTTGTCAGAAGCAATAAACCATTAGGTTTCAAAACTCTCATCATTTCTGATATAGCTCCAAAATCATTATCAATATGTTCAATTGTAGAAATTGACAATACTTTATCAAAACTATTATCACTATATTGGAGATTACAAACATCTGCTATTTCAGCACTAACTTTGCCTTGAGATTTTATTTCAACTTGTCTCATCCATTCTTCAGGAGAAGTCAATTTAGATTGTTTATAATATGTTCTTTTTGCCCAAGCCATATTATCAGTTGTTATTACTGACTTAACTAATGGTGCTAAAAATATACTAAAATAACTTTGAAGTGCTCCTGTATCTAAAACTACATCCTTTGGTTTAAATTCTCCATATTCAAGAATTTGTTCAAAATCCCAGCCACGAAAATTAGACAAATAAACCTTATCACCATCAAAAATCTTATCTAAATAATTAATAATTTCATTACTTTTAATTATAGTTTTACTCATACTGGTTGTCTGCCTACATATTTCTTTAAATCTGGACTAGCTAATAAATCTGGAATTGGTTGTCCTGGATAATATCTAGCATATCTTCCTTTTGCATCTAATGCCCAACCATAATGAAAAATTATAGCATTAGGAACAAGTGTATATTCAGATATAGGACGAGGATTACCAACCTTATAAACAATTTCATGGATTACATTTTTCCAATAATAACCCAATCCTAATCTTATAGCTCTGCCTTGAGTATCTGGAAATAATTTGTATTTAAAATGTTTTGTATCTCCAAAAAATTCTATTCTTGGAAAAACTAAAAATTCATTCTTTTTATTATTCATAAACAATTTTGCTTCTTCAATTCCCTCTTTAAACATACACTCATCAGCATCGAGCATAAAAAGCCAATCATAACCTTTCTCTTCTGCTTTTTTAACACAATAAGTTCTTGCTTCGCCAAAATTATTATTCCATGGTCTATTAAATACTTCTGCTCCATATCCTTGTGAAATTTCAACTGTTTTATCAGTAGATTCTGCATCAATTACTATAAAATGTTCAAAACAAGGAGCAATAATTGGTAGATGTCGTTTTAACATAAATTCCTCATTCTTTGTTATCATTCCAAGTACTATTTTCATTTAATTGCCTCCAATTTCTTTAAAATATCATCTCCAACTACTTTCATATTTAATTTATTTTTAACAAAATCTTGAGCTAATTTACCTTTTTGAATAGTTAATTTTCTGTTAGAATACGCTTCCCACATACTAATTGCTAAATTACTATCATTAGGTTCTGCCCACAATTGAGAAGAATTATACCACTGAATATGTTCCATTCCAAATACATTAATTAATTTATATTCAAGCAACCAAGAATTTTTATTATTAAGAAATTTATGAATACCACCAAAATTAGTAGATATAATAGGAGTAGCAACTGACATAGCTTCCATTTGTGGATAACCCCAACCTTCTCCTCTGTGAGGAGCAACAAAACAATTACCTGTTTTATGTAATCTCATAATATCATAAGTACTTAATTCTTCAAGAAATAAAAATATTTTAGGATAATGTTTTAAATTTAATTCTTCTTTCCATTTATAAATATTATCCTTAATTGTTTTTGTTCCATCTTTTAAAAAATTACTTTGATAAACTTTCAATAACAAAGCAACATCATTTTTATTCGCAAAAGTTTTCCAATAAGTTTTGAGTAGCATTTTAGGATTTTTTCTTTCTGTCCACTCAAATATAGAATAAAAAAGAAAACCTTTAAATCCCTTAATTTTAATAGGTTTATATTCATTTTTGATTTCAATAGGTTGTTTAATAACTTTAATAGGAACAATAACACCACTATCTTTAAAAGTATTAGCAGAAACATGAGAAGAAGTCCAAATCTCACTCATCTTGTTCATACAATCTACCCAATATTTATCCACCCCTAATACTTCCCAAAATAACATTCCAATATTATATTTATTTTTTTCTCTTGCAAAAATTGCATATTCAGGTGTAAACATTATTATTTTAATATCATAATTAAGTTTCTTATTTGCTAATTTTTTTGCTTGTTTTGCACCTTCATCTAAATTATCCATTTCTGCACGAATAAGTGCAACTTCTGTTGTTACATTGATACCAGCTTCTAACATAGCTTGAAGTAAACTTCTTGCTGCTCGACCATAACCACTATAACTAAGAAACCAAGATGTAAATTTTATATTCATACTTTTTCTACCTCTAACAAATCATTGATTGTATTGTAAGTAATCTGTTTAATATTATTGTTAGCTAAATTTATTTTTGTATGTTTAAATTCTTTTTTTATTTTTCCAAAAAATCCTTTCATATAATTTTTCCACACATATTCCATATCCCATTTTTTAGCAGTTTTTAAACACCCCTCTTTGTAATAATCAGGATTTCTTTTTAAATTTAAATAAACAATTTCCATTTTTCTAATTATATCATCAATGTCTGGTTTTTTTCTCCAACTTCCATAATATGTCATATGTATATCTTTTGTTTTTACTAACTCACCATTTATACCCGGTTCTACAATATCAGGCATTGAACTAAAATTAGTAGCAATAACAGGAGTACCTGCTGATATACTTTCTATAAGAGGAACTCCAAATCCTTCTCCACTTGAACAATTCATTAAACAATCTATTACATTATAAATTTTATTTACTTCTACTTGGGATAAACCAATAAGACATTGCCATTTATCTATTACTGTTACATACTCATCTAATTTAAGAGTTTTTACATAATCTCTAATAGGAATACAAGGCATTCCAAGACGAATATCATTTGTGTGTATAAATAATCTAACATTAGGATATTTTTTAACAAATTGTTTAAAAGCAAGTAACTGACTTCCAAATTCTTTTCTATCTTCATAATCTAAATTTGCTGCTACTATTCCAAATACAAAATTTCTTTTATTAAAACCTAAAGTTGTTTTTTTATTTTCTATATTAATAGGTTTAAAAATAGTACTATCAACACCAAAAGGCAAATAAGTTGCATTAATTCCTACTTTCTTAAGTTCTTTAATAGCAAATTTACTATAAGATACAGGTTTCCAACAACCTCGTAAATTATGATAGACAAATCTACTTACAGGTTGATGGTCTACTGGAAAAATTGCTATCCATTTATTTGGAAATCTTTCTCCATAATTTCTAAGAACAAAAACATCACAATGAGTAATAATAATATCACAATTAAATCTTTTAAAATAATAATCAATTATATCTTGACAATGATTCTGATATCCTGTAGGCAAAACTACAATAGGATAAAATTTATTTCTATATTTAAGAGAATAAGTAAGTGACGCTTCATTCAAACCATAATTAGAAGCCCAAATTACTTCATGATTATTTTGTAATAATTTTACTGCCAATAATGTTCCTTGAACAGAATATCCAGTATGACAAAAAGGTGCTGTAGTTTGAAGTAATATTTTCATTATTCCCCTTCTTTTAATACATTTATACTTTTTTTTATTTTAGATAATTGTTTAAAAAATACAGTTCCTGAAACTTTAGCAAAAAGTGTAAAATCTCTTCCTCTTCCTACATTTAATCCAGCTTTATAATGACTACCTCTTTGTCTGATAAGAATTTCTCCACCATTTACAAATTGTCCACTAGAATGTTTTATTCCTAAACGCTTTGAACTGCTTTCTCTTCCATTGCGTGATGTACTTTTGCCTCTTGTTTTTGCCATTTATTTTTCCTTTATAAATTTTGCATAAAAATAATCTTCTACAAACATATATAATAATACTGAAATTGTTATTGTAAGCCATCCAAATAAAATACCAGCAAACATCCACCAAAATTCATTCCAATTCATTATTTTACTTCCTTTCTTAATTTTAATATTACAAATGGTTTTCTTACACTAGTATTAAATCGTTCTGCACTTTCAAGTGCTAATTTTATTCTATCTTCAGATTTTAAAGAAGCATTCTTTGTAGAATAAAGACTACCCAAAGCAATATCTGCTCCACAACCAACACTAATAAAGTTATCAACCATTTCACCAACTTGATAATCACTATCAATAATAAATAATCTACCTTTAAAACCAACCAAAAATGTTCCACCTTTTTCTGCTTTATTCTTTTCTTGTGCAAAACCACCTTCTTTTAAACATTTTCTTACTTTATTTATAAATGTAGTCACCATGTAATTGTATAAATCTGTATCACCATAAAACTTAGGTGGTGTAAAACCATATCTTAAAAGTTGTCCCATTCTAAAACTGCCAGTAAATCCCATAATATAACCTTCATTTATAAATATTTTTTCATCTGCCCTAACAAATAAACTATATCCACTAATTCCTGCACTATCACCACCCATATAAATATCACCATTCTTATCTAATAATCCCACTATACAAGTCATTTACTCCTCCTCTATAATAATTAAAAAATTAATAGGATAATTCTTAAAGGTAATTCTCATTACAGGTATCTTTTCTGTATCAATAGCATGTTTAACTAAATTTTTAAGGTCTTCTAATTTAATACTAATACTTTTCTTACTAGTAAATTTATCCTGTATGAGTAATTTATTAGTTCTTACATCTTCTTTGTATCCAGAAAAAGCACCACTACCTGCTTGTTTTTTGCCTTTGTATTTTTTAGCAGTTTTATTTTCTTGGTCTTTATAATCTTTAGTCATCATCCAACGAGGATATTTCATTTTTTTCATATTATAACTCCTCTTTTTAATTCACAATGATATATCATTTTTGAATCCATACTAAAAATCATAATTTTAAATGGAACATCCCAATAATTTTTACTCAATATTTCTAATATATATTTCATTTTATTATCCTCATTTGAACCAGAATAATAATACTTTTTTACTTCAAAATCTATATATATTATATTCCCATCATCAACCATTCCTATTTTATTTATTAATTTCATATTTAAAGAAAGGAAAGTTAAAAAATTTGCTATTTCCTTTCTTCTTTTTTTCACTACTTTATATACCATAAATTCGCTATTAATAGTATGAGTATATACTGATTGTTTTTTCATTCTATTCATATTCTCTTAAAAGCATCCAATTATTATCATAAATTTTAATATTAAGAGGAATTTCCTTATATTTATGTTGCAATATTTGTGCTACTTTTTTTATTCTATTCCCATCATAAAGAATAAATTTATCTATCATAAAATGTATATATGTATTATTACCACTAGTAGTCATTTTTGTTTCCATAATTAATTTATCATTAGAAACAATTAAATGTAAAAAATTTTTTATTTCGTTTCTTTTTTCTTTTATTTTTTTCATTATCTTCTATCAAAACTGCTAAAACTTTCATATTGATTACCTTTTGTATTCTGAATGTGAATTATAAAAAAAATATTATTATACTTTTCATAAAGTATATTTCCTACTTGTTTTATTTTATTACTCAATATGCTATTGTAATTATTCATACTAAATACAATTAAAATATATTTCTCTCTATTGTGCATCAATATATTCTTTATTGATTTCATATTGCGAGAAATCAAAACTAAAAAATTTGCTATTTCTTCTTTGTTTTCTTTTGTTATTTTGTATATTAAAAATCCATCACTAACACTATCATTATATACGAATTGTTTTTTCACTTTATTCATCAACTTTCATTATTGAAATAGTAAAATAATTTGTACTATTAAACAAATAAAAATAAGTATTCCTATTTTAACTAAATCTATTTCCATTATATATCCTTAATATATTTAATCCCTTTTTTAATTTCTTCATTTAATGTATTAATTAAATCTTTATTTTTCATAATTTCTTTTCTTAATTTTTTAATACCATGATATTTTGTTCCCTTGTATTCATACCATCCAGCTGATTTGCTTTTAATATATCCTAAATCTAAAGCAACTTGTATATACTGTGGAGCATTATCTATACTACCATCATAATAAAATGGAAAACTACAAGTTTGCTGTGGAGGAGCAACTTTACTTTTAGTTATATCACAAACTACATAATGTCCTATTCTTTTTTTCTTGTATTCTATCCATTGACCTCTTTTAACTTTTATCATTATTGTACTAATAAAATCTAATCCTCTACCTCCTGGTCTTGTATATGGACTGCCATATAATATTCCTATTTTTTCTCTTACTTGATTAATCATAAAAATAATAGTATTTTTATTAACAGCAATAAGTTTTCTAAGTGCTTTATTCATCATCCTTGCAGCAACACCCATTTGTTGGTCTTCCATTTTGCTTTCTAATTCTACAAGAGGTACTAAACTTGCTATACTATCTAATACAACTATTGAAAACATATCTGGTACTACAAGACTTTCCATTATATCTAATGCTTCTTCTCCATAACTTGGTTCACTAATATATAATTCTTTATTATTTACTCCTAATTTTGTAGCCCAATTTTTATCATAAGTTTTTTCAGTATCTATAAAAGCACATTTTTCTCCTCTTTTTTGAGCAGCAGCAATAGTTTTAAGAGAAAGTAGTGTTTTTCCACTATTAAAAGTTCCATATACTTGAATAAGTCTTCCTCTTGGTATTCCACCACCTAATATATAATCAAGTATAGGAATACCAGTACTAACTACCTCATACTTCATATCACTTGCTCTCATAAGTACTTTTTTTCCAAACTTTTTATTCAGTACTGTAATTAATTCATCTATATCCATAAGCAATAATTTACCAATATCTGACATTATTTTAACTCCTTTAGTTTCTTTATCTTATTCCCTGCTTTTGAATTAAAAACTAATCCACCCCTATCATTTTTCTCAAGATGCATAGCATATATTTCTCCTACTTCTAAATATTCTTTATACTTTTTAGTAGCATCAGACCAAAAAATAACATTCTTGGCTATTTCATTTTCATCTGAAAGTTTAAGAAAAGTCATTATTTTGCCTTTTTTAGTTATCCAAAAATGATAATTCTCTATAACAGTAGCAAAAGAATAACTACTTCTTATAAATACTTTTTTTCTATCTGATAAAGTTTTAAGATTATATTTTTTAATTATTGTTCTGTATTTATCAAAAAGATTTTCAAAAAGTCTACAATTTTTAATCTTTTTATCTAATACAAACATTTCAGAAGCATATACTCTATCTTTTTCTTTTAAAACTTTTCCTATTATACTTACAGGTTTATTCATACCTTCTTCTAACATCCAAACCTTATATTTTTCAAATACTTCTGGTTTCATATTGACAGAAATAACTCCTTGTCCATTAGATATACTTAGATTACAATACATCCTTTCTGATTCTTTTGCACTAAATAATGTACTACCTTTTACATTTTTTACTGTTTCTTTATATTTTTTTGAATTAATACTCACAATAATACCTGATATAACAACTAAATCTCTTGCACATTCTATTACTTTTACATAATTTTTTATATAATATTGTTTATAAAAATTACTTAAATTACTAATAAAATTTTGCTCAATCTTTCTCCATTTAGAAAAATTAATTAACTTTTTGATTACATCAGTAGAATATTCTTCTTTCATTGGTTTTGTATTTGCAACTTCATCTATAATTGTTATTTTCTTTTTTAATAAATCATCTAAATTATTTAAAGTTTCTATTTCATTTGGAAACCAACATTTAAAAACACCTGCTTTAATTAAATTTTTAATTCTTGCTGAATTTACTGTTCTTCGTTCAATTTTATCTAAAAAATCTATCCAATCTTTAAAAGTTTGTTTTTCAATAATGTGATTACTTGCTCTATTGCCCATCCCCATGATTTGATTAAAACCTTGTCTAATAGCATTTTTCTCGATAGAATATTCAATTGTAGATTTATTTATATCAGGTGGTAAAATTTCTATACCATATCTATTGCACTCTTGTAACAAGTTTTGTTCATTCTTTTTATCTACTATTAAATTGCTAATTAAAAATTCTAATGGATAATAAACTTTTAAATACATATTAATATATCCTAACAATGAATAAGCAACAGCATGTGCTTTATTAAAAGTCCAACTTCCATAATGCATATATCCTCTGTACATATTGCTTGCAGTTATTCTTGGAATACCCTTCTTAACAGCATTTTCAATAAATTTATCTTGCTTATCCAAAAAATATTCTGCACCTAAAGTTTTACTTATTGCCTGTCTAATTTGCGATATTTCTATCCAATTAAAATTGCCTATATTAGATAAAATTTCCATTAGTTGTTCTTGAAAAATTACTTCACCATAAGTAGATTTTAAAATATGTTCTATATCAGGATGTTCATATTTAATTTTTTTTCTACCTTTTTGTACATCTATATATCTTTTAGTAGCACCAGAACCAAGAGTTCCAGGTCTAGAAATAGCATTAGCATGTGCTAAATGTTCAAATTTAGTGATTTCCATATTATTACATAATTTACGAAAAGCATATGTATCAAATTGAAAAATACCAATAGTATTTGCTTTATCAAATTCTTTTATTATTTTTTTATCATCTAACTTTAAATTATATACATCTATATCCTTATTGTGTCTTTTCTTAATTAAATCTAAAGTTTTTTGTATAATAGTAAGATTAGATAATCCTAATACATCGAGTTTAAGAAGATTTAATTCTCCTTCTTTACTATCATTCTTATCAAATGGTATTGCTGTTCCTAAATTAGTTCTTATTAAACCACAATATTCAGTTAAATCTTGTAGCGAAATTATTAAACCAGCAGCATGTACACCATGATGTCGTACTCGTCCTTCTAATTTTTGTGCTACTTTTATTACTTGTGGATATTTATTGGCAAATATTTTTGCTTCTTTAAATGTTTTAATACTATCTTCTATTGTAAATGTCTGATGTGTTTTTGCGAAAGACCCTTGTAAAATATATTTAGTGATTTTATTTGCTTCTTTAAGCGGAACATCAAATACTCTACACACATCTTTTAATACAGCTCTACCTTTTAAAAGAGAATGCGTAATCATATGTGCTACATGATTTTTGCCATATTTTCTTTTTAAATATTCTTTAATTTCATGTCTTCGGTTATCTTGAAAATCTATGTCAATATCAGGCAAATCATCTCTACTTGGTGAAATAAATCTAAAAAACAATAAATTATGTTTTATTGGGTCAACATTTGTTATATTTAAGCAATAAGCAAGTAATGAACTTGCAACAGAACCACGTGCTGTACCTACCATAATTATTTGTGATTTTGCCCACTTAATTAAATCCCAGACAATTAAAAAATATTTTTCAAACTGTAAACTTGTTATTAAATCATATTCTTCTTTAAGTCGTTTTAAATATTCCTTTTTTTGATGCAAATTTTTGTTTTTTAAACCCTGAAAAGATAAATACCAAAGCCATTCTTTATAATTATTAAATTTTTTTGGTAAAAATAAACTAGGAAGCATTTTATGTATGCTAGGTATTTTAAAATCTATATTGATTTTATTGGCAATTTTTAAAGTATTATTCATTGCTTCTTTAATAATTTTATCACTTATTTTAGAATGATATTTTTTACAAGTATCAATCATTTCATCTGCTGTTTTTAAATATATTCCTTCCAAATCAAAAATTGTTCTATTTTTATCATAGTATTTTTCTTTATATCCTATACAATGCATAACATCTCTTACCCATGAATCATTTTGATTAAGATAATGTATATCATTTGTTAGCACAAGAGGAAGTTTATATCTTTTACTTAATTCTATTAAAGATAAATTAACCATTCTTTGTGCATCCATATTATGTGGTTGTAATTCTAAATAATAATCATCTTTAAATAATTTTTTCATAAATTTAATATGCTTATCTATCTTAACAAAATTATTATTCTGTATATTATAACCTAAAAAACCATCTCCACAACCAGACAAAGCAATTAAATTACTAGTTTGAATTTGATTAAGATAATCCCAAGAAATTCTTGGTTTATAATAAAAATGATTTTCATCATTAGCATAACTAATTAATTTGCAAAGTTCTTTAAAACCCTCATAATTTTTTGTAAGTAATACAAGATGATATACTGTTTGTTTTATAGTCCTAAATCCTTGTTTTTTCTCTTCATCTACAACTTGAATGCCTTTTGTATTAGCATCTTGAACTACATAAAATTCACAACCAAGAATTGGTTTAATATTTTTTTCTTTACAATTTTTATAAAATCTCCATAATCCAGAAATACTAGCATGGTCTGTAAGAGCAAGTGCTTTAAAACCTAATTGATGTGCTTTTTCAACTAATTCTTTGGGTTTAGGAATAGCATCGAATAAACTAAAATGTGAGTGACAATGTAAATGTACAAAATCTTTATTTTTCATTATTTCATATTCCAATGTTTTTTTTACCCTGTCCAAATATATTTTTTAAAAGTTCCATTTTTTATTTCTTTTAAGTGTTGTTTTAATGCTTCAATTCCATTAGCATAACCTATACAAGCATGAGCCATCATTAAGTTTAACTTTCTATACATTACATTAGAATAAGCAAGTATAGGAGTTTTAACTTGATAAGCAATTCCCATTTCAAATGCAACACTACAATCCCAATCATCTATTATAGCCAATACAAAATCTGCATTTTTTACTTCTTTTATATTTCTATTAAATGCTTTTTGACGTTCTTTGAAAGAATCAAAATTTACAATAAGATTATCATCTTTTGGACTAAATACTTCAAATCCAAAATGTTCACATAATAATTTAAGAGTATCTACTAACTTCTGTTGCTTGTCATTAAAAAATGGAGCAACAAGATAAATTCTTTTTTTACTTTCCTTTTTTACTTCTATATTCATACCACTAAATAAATCTTTTGTTTTTATTTTTTTCTTTTTTTCTGTTAATACAATATTTTCTTTATTCATTTTTTCTCCTTTTTTATTATTTAATTTTACTTACTAGTTGGTGATTGCATTTTATAATCGTCAATTATTCCTTTCTCTGTCTTATCTAAAAAAAATCTTAATGTAGAAAGACTTAATTTAAGTTCTTCTGCAAATTCAGCTTCAGACATATAACCTCTATAGAAACTAATTAATAATTCAAAGAACTGTTCTATTTTCATTTTTTCTCCTTTTCTAATAATTTTATTTATCTAATACTTCCTCTTTGTGTCACTAAAGATAATTCATTTAATTGCTTTGCTATTTTATTAATATCTGCTTTTTCATAAACCACTAATTGTTGAATAGTTATAGGTTTTGAATAATTCTTTAATATATTTTTCATTTCAATTTCTAAATCAAATGTTTTTGTTTTTAATTTAGATATATCTTTTTTTATTTTTTCTAGTTCTTTTTCCATTTTTCTCCCTCAAAATAGTTTAGGTTTATTATTTATGTTTCATAAAATACCAATAATTCATCTTAGTATCATAATAATAATCTTCTTCCTATTTCAGTTATTACATTTGTAGTTACTGCATTACCCAACATTTTATATCTCTGTGTATCACTTACTCCCTCTGTCCAACCATCAGGGAAACCTTGCAGTCTTTCACATTCTGTTGGAGTTAATCTTCTAATTTTAGAATCTTCAATCATTGGAATATGATGTCCACCACTTGAAGTTGGTATAGTAGGACTTATTCCTTTTTTGTTATATGTTCTATATGCTTGTCCTCCATCTCTGATTTTTTCAAGAACATAGGTTTCATTGGAAAATCCTGTGGAATAGTTTGTCCGGAGTGTATTACTAACTTGTTCTGAAAATTTTTGCTTCTTGTCATTATTAAATTCATTTGTATTTCTGAAAGGAAATACTTTTGGTCTACTTGTTCCTCTAATATGTCCAATAATGAACACTCTTTCCCTATTCTGTGGGACTCCGAAATTCTTGCTGTTAAGCACCTGCCATTGAAGGTCATACCCCAATTCATCAAGGGTTGAGAGCATAATCTTGAAGGTTCTTCCTTTGTCGTGTGACAAAAGTCCTTTGACATTTTCAAGAAGTAAATATCTTGGTTTTTTGGCATTGAGTATCCTTGCGATATCAAAGAAGAGAGTGCCTCGTGTATCTTCAAATCCTTTTCTGTGCCCAGCAATTGAGAAAGCTTGGCAAGGAAATCCTGCTGTGAGTAAGTCGTGATTGGGGACTTCAGTAGCTTCAATTGTTCTGATGTCTCTTGTATCTGGTTTTTCTCCAAAGTTTTTTTCATAGATTTTGACTGCGTATTTATTCCATTCATTTGCCCAAACATATTCATATTTTCCTGTTTTTTCAAGCCCATATCTAAATCCACCTATACCTGCAAAAAGTTCTACTAATTTTATATTTTTCATTTTTCATTCTCTTAATAAAATTTTTAAAAACTAGCAATTTCAGAACTAGATGTACTATCGTTTTCCTCATCAAAAGAATTATAAGTTTTTACAATTGATTCTATATCTTGTTTGTTGTAAATACGAATAGTATCTTTCAACTCAGAAAATTGTTTCATATCTACCTTTGGTGCTTTTGTTGGACTTTCTGGAATAAAATAATATTTTGTATCTAATCCTCCACCTTTTCTTGTAATCTCATAATCCCTATCAATAAGAGTGCCATACTTATTATATAATACTCCCAAATCAGTCATTACTCTTATTCCCTGAATTATTCTTTCTACTTGTTTAGTATTTTTGTTCCATATATAAGTAGTAAATCTATATGTTTTCTTTTTTATATTACTATCACTTTCCATACACAATGGACATGGCTCTTTATCACTAATACAAGGTATATTGCGATAATAATTTACTTTCCTTTTAACAATCCTATGTTCATACCATTGAACAAATTTATCAGCATCTAATAGAAATCTTACTGTTGTTTTTTGTCCTGATTCAAGTTTAAATAATGGTACACCTTCACGAGATGATTCATATTTATCTATTGCTTTGTTTAGAAAATCTAAACCTTCAGACAAAATTTTACTCATTTGTTTACTCCTTTGATTTTTTATATTTTTTGCATTTAGTACCATAATTAGTACTACGTTCTAAAAGTTCAATCATACTTTCTTTTTTAAAAATATCTTCTTCACACCTTACGAATAAAGAATTTATAACAATACAATTACTACAATTTAAACAACACTCTGTATTTTCCTCTAAAAGTTTATCAATCAGATAAATTAATTGACTTTTAGAAAGATTATTTTTCATTTTACTTTCCTCCTTTAAAAATATTTAAACTCCTTTATATAATTATACTAAAAAAAGCATTATTTTTCTTTAACTATTTTTTATATCTCATTTCCCCAAACATCCCAACCTTTAGTTTTTTGTCTTGCAAATAACTCTATTCGAGGCAAATCACCAGAACATCTAACTATTAAATCTCTTATTTCAGGAGGTTTTTGAGAATGTTTTAATCTATTACTTATAAACCAAGTACTTTGTTTTCTATCTCTCGTATGAAACTTGCCTTTAACACCAAAAATAAGATGTTCTGAACTATTCCTAAAATAATATCCTAATGAAATCTGTGGTTTACACCAAGTAATAATATTCATTGGTCTAAAACCCCACTCTTTACACACTTTAATAGCATCTCCATCCATCAAATGTCTTGATGTAGTCCATAAATACAGATGACAATTTTTTTCAGTTAATTGTTTAACAGGCAAAGAACAAATCTCTTCTATAGACATTGTGTCATAATGAGCTTCAGGTTTGCTTTTTTGTCTATCCCAAAATCCTGTCTTAAAATGCCATGGTGGGTCGGCATATATTATTTGATATTTTTTATTAGGAAATGGTATTTTTTTTATTTTAGTTTTTATTTTTCTCACCTCTTTTTATTTTTTTAATCTATTCAATTTTACTTTAAAATAATTTATTTTATTGGACAGAATTTCTTTAATTTCTTTTTCAGAACATTCACGAATATCCTTTCTATTATTAGGTAATTTAGTTAAATAAATTGGAATTTTACTAGATAATTTTTCAATTATTTTCTTAGTACCTCTTACGCCACCATCATCATTATCAAGACACAGAGTTATGCAATCAAAATATTGAGTTATTAATTCTACTTGTTTATCAGAAATAAGATTTCCCATTATAGCAACAGCATTTCTATATCCGTATTGATAAAGCCAAATTACATCCAATGAACCTTCTACTATAATTCCATCTCTACTTTCTAATTTATTACTACCAAATAAGAAAAGACTTTTTTTAAAATCACGCATATATTTGTATCTGGGTTCTCCCATCATTTTTCTATAAATTATTCCTACTAATTGATTAAGATTATTTCTTACAGGAATAGTTATTGCCCATTCTTTTTTAAAAAAACCTATTTCCCATTCTTTTAATATATCTTCTCCAAAACCTTCTCTATACAACCATTTATGTCTAAATCTATAATTGTCTAAAATTGAATCTTGAAGAATTTTTATTTTTTTAGTTTGTGAAGTTATTTTTTTAGTTAGTTTTGATGTAGTCTTAGATGCCATTTTTTTAACTAACAATATCGCTTGCCATCTAAATATACCTTCCATTTTGCTTACAAAAGTATATAAATCACCTTTTTCTCCACACCCAAAACATTGCCATATACCTTTGCTTCTACTCATAGAAAAACTTCGTTGTGTATCCCGGTGAAATGGACACAAAGCCATAAGTTGTTCCTGATTAATAGTTAATTGATTTAAATTATAATATCTTAAAACATCTGCTGGGTCAATTTCTAAGAAAAAATCTTTTAATCTCATTTTTCTGCCTTAATCCTTGCATTAGCAATTTCTATATATTCTTTATTTGTTTCAAAACCTAAATATCTTCTATTTAATATCTTACAAGCAATAGCAGTAGTTCCAGAACCAATAAAAGGGTCAAAAATTATATCTCCTTCTCTACTTCCAAGAATAATAAGATAAGACATTAATTTAATTGGTTTAACAGTTGGATGTATATTTTTAATTGGAGTAGGTCTTGTCTTGTAAGGAACATTCCTTATATCTTGTCCTTTATCTCTACCTTTAATTCTTGTCTTTTTAAATTCTTCTAATCCTCTATTCTTTTCACTCTTACTTGCTTTAGGAACTATTAAGAAGGGAAAAGTATCTTTAACACCTTTTGAAACTGCCCAAGCATCTAAATCAAAATATCTACTATAACTCCCTTGTCCTTTTGGTTTCTTTTTATCAACTTCGCCTGTTGGTTTAAATCCATAGCCATTTCCTCTACTGTGTTTTCCTCTTCCACCTATTCCACCATCTTTGCGAATTTTCCCATCATTTAACACATCATCACTAACTAATAGATTTGCAGGAAAGCGACCTTTAATATCCGACCTACAAGGTTTAGGAGGTATTCCTTTTCCACCACCATAAATAGTTTGTGGAACTTTATTATTTCTTAATTTAGTCCCACTTTTTAAATCTTTCTCACTTTTGTAAGGCATTTTACAATCATCTAACCAAGTTATCCCCTTTCTATTCTCTAATGCTTGGTCAATATAAGTCTTTTCTGACAATGGTTTCATAGCAACAATAATAATTTCTACTGCTGGTTTAGGTTGAAAACCTGCATAAGAACCTTCTAATTTTTGTGCTTGTGGAGAAACTCTTTCTTTAATTTCATATACTTGTTTCATACTATGTTCGTGCCAACCTCTTTTTGGTTCAAAACCAGTAGGACTTGTTCCATTTTTTCTTATTTCTTTAATTGGAGCAAATTCTTTCCACGCTATCTCAAATTCTTTTTTAGTCGGTTTCTTACCTAATTTTTTAGTTAATTGTTTTCTACATTCTCGTTTGTCTACCATCTTACTTATATTACCTGCTTTTGGAAATCCACTTGCATAAGTCCAATAGATAGAAGTAAAACCTGTATTAAATCCTGCTTCGGATAATGCCTGAATCTGTGTCATTAGAACATCTTGACGAGACGAACACATTATAAAAGCAAAACCACCTGGTTTTAAAATTCTTAAACACTCTTTCCAGACTGGCACAAAAAATTCCATCATTGCATTAGTGCTATGTCTTGGTAATTGTTTAAATCCTTTTTTGTGTTGGTATGCACCTTTTGGTTCAAAAGTATCCCATTTCTTTCCCATAAATGCTATTCCATAAGGTGGGTCAGTTCCTATTAAGTCTACTTTATTGCTTGGAATATATTGCATTAATTTTTCACAATCACCACAATATATTTTATCTAGTTCGAATTTGCCTAATTTCATATTTTATCCATTCAATTCTTTTTTCAATTCTTTATAAACATTATAAATCACAGATAAATTTTCTTTAAATAATTTTAAAAATACTTTTTTATTAACAGTAGGCAATTGATGCCAATAATTTTTTAAACTTTTTATTTGATGAACTAACTCATTAAAATCTGCTACAGTTATATTTAATTGCCTAATAATAGTAGTGAATCTTCCTATATTTCGTTTTAAATATTCTTGTTCAATTAATCTATAAAATTCAATACTAGATAAAGTTTCTATTTTTTGAAACCATTCTTTATAATTCTTTTTATTTAAAAAAGGTAATATATCTATTAATTTCCCCACATTTAAAGTTTTTAAATATTCTTTGTCTACTTTATATCTCACACATAATATTTTATAAATTTTAATTAAGCTCATTGTTTTATCAACAGAATTCAAATAATTATTAGCAAGAATAAAATCCTCAAATGAATCAAATTTGTAATTTCTGTAAAGTTTATTTTTTAATATATTGACAAGATATTCTACTGCTTTTATCCAATCATCTTGATATAAAATATAAAATTGTTTAGCATTTAATATTATTTCCATTTAAAAACCTAATTTAATATTATAATTTTTACATTTATTCAAATAATTTATTATATTGAAATTATCTTTTTCAATTTTATTTCCCCAAATACGAACAATATTATACTTATTTCTAATAGCACATTTATTTTTTCTTTTATCTCTTTTTGTTCCATTTGGATAATTGTGCCAATATTCACCATCTATTTCAATTATAAGATTATATTCAGGTAAATAAAAATCATAAAAAAAATTATTTAATCTGTATTGATGAATAAAACTGATATTATTTTTTTTTAATTGTTTTTTAACTTTTAATTCTATATTTGATGGATTTTTTTGTCCACTTATTATAAATTTTTTTAATTCTTCAGGATTATTTTTGAAATACTCTTTTTGTGCTTTACTTAATTTTTCTTTATGTTTTTTAGATAATTTTTTATTTTTCATTGCTTTACTTATTTTTTTCTTAGTTTCTTTTGATTGTTTATATCCTGTGTGTCCTCTATTCTTTTCTCTATATTCAGGATTTTGCCATCTCTTTTTTGCTGTTTTACGCATATTCCTTTTTTCTTTTTCAGTTAATACTACATTTTTTCTATTATGCCCCCAAATATATCTTTTTCCAAGTTTAACTATTTGTCCACATCCACACAAACATTTATTCATTAAAAACTCGCTCCCCTTTCTTTTACAAAATCTTCTTTGGTAGCAATATAACCTTTATCAACATCCCAATAAAGCCAAAATTCTTCTATTTCTCTTCCACCCCTATTTTTAATAAGAGCACAACGCATATAATCCTTACCATCATCTTCATTTCTAACTCTACTAATAGAAAGAATTTTATCACTATCTCTACCTACACTATCACTATGTGCTATTTGATGAATCTTAGGAAGATAACCTGATTTTCTTGCAGCACCTCTGCCTGCCTGTACTACCACAATAATAGGAGTACCTCTTCTTGCTATTGCTTTCATATCTCTTGTTAGAACTGTAACTTTTTCCCAGATACTACTAAATTTTGTAGTTGTATTTAATAAATTAAGATAATCTACAAAAACAATATCAGGTTCATATTCAATTATTTTTGCTTCTAAATCAATCATTGTAAATCTCGTAGAATCCTTTGCTCTAGTAATTAACCAAAAATCCCTATTTTTTGATAAATTTTTCTCAATAAATTTTTTATATTCTTTTATATCTATATCTGATATTTTTCCTTGCATTAGTCCTATATTAGAAAATTGTTTACTAATAAGAGTATCCATTCTAAATCCTATTTCATATTGTCCCATTTCTAGGTTTATCATCAATGGTGTATATCCTGCTTTCCATGCTTCTACTGCCATTTTTAAAAGAAGCCAACTCTTACCCATCCCTGTACGACCTACTACAATCCAAACATCATTGGGTAAAACACCTCCTGTATAATTATCAAGCACTTCTATACCTGTAGTAATACCTACTAATCCTTGATTTTTAACTTTTGTTCTTCTTCGTTCTAATTCTTCATATCTACTCATTGCATCTTTTGTTAGATTTATATCATGTCCCACTCCTAATACTGTAGTTAATTTTCTAATATCCCCTAAATGCCTATCTATGATATTTCTAACAGGAGTATTTTTAATTAAATCATTTGAAGTCGTTTCTAAAACAGATACCATTTGATTTTTTAAAAATCTATTACGCATTCTTTCTATTAAAAAATCTAAATCATAACTTTTTATTTCTTTCTCAGTAGGAATATTTGCATATATTCCTTTTAAAACTTCAAGAGTTAGTTTTTTATATTGTTTGTAGTAAGTCTTAATATATTGCCATTTCTCTAAATGAAAAAGAAACAGAGTATCATTTAGACCTTTTTGAAATGCTTCTTTAATTTTATTTTCTAAACATATTTTACTTATAGTTTTTATTTCTAAATCTATTGTCATTTAATATTCATTCCTTTATATTTAATGTCCCCATATAACATCTGTACCTCTTATTAATTCAACTTTAATATTTGGAAACATTTTTTTTAAACATTGTTCTAATTTATAATGATAAATATCTTCATTTTTGTAAAGAATCATAAGATAATCATCACGAATCCATCTATACATATCCATATCAATTTTAGGAAATACTATCCTTTTTAAAAAATTTAATATTTCTTTTCTACGTTCTCTTGTAGCCATTTTTTTATTTTTACCTTCCATGTCTATATAATATAAAACCTACATTTTCGCTTTCAAATATTTTATCTAAAATCTCTGTTAATTTATCTATATTAACTGTTTCTATTGATTCTATATATATATAAACATAATAATTATAAAGATTTTCACTTGTTCCTGGTGAAATTTCTGTACTTTTTATTTTAAGATGAAATGATAAAAATTCTAATGTTTTTTTTATTTTTATTTTTGTATTCATTTTTAATTTTGATGGAGCAGGAGGGATTTGAACCTTCGTCCAAAATAAACAAATAAACAAATATTATGTCAGTTTATTCATTTATCCTGTCGAAACCCATCTGCCCCTGTATCTTTAATCCCATAAATGTGCAAAATACTTAGCAAATAATTTTATTCCATGTTGAAATTTTTTTTCTAATAAATCTATTTTTTTGCTATCTATTTCTTGTTTAAATTTACCTTTAATCCATTTGGGTTCGTCATAAGAATCCTTGTATGCTTTAAAACCTTGTATCATTATTTCTAAAGTTTCAGACCATTTATGACATTCATCATTCTCTACTTTTTCATCCCAGAATTCTGATGAACAACCATGATGTTCTTTTTTTAATCGTTCTAATCCTGCAATAATAATACCTGCTAAATAATCATTGAAATCCCATACATCACAATCAGCCCATCCTCTTTTACCTCTCTGGCAAAACCACTTTATATCTTGAAATATATGTTTAATCACTTTACACCTCCTTATTTTTTCTTTATCTCTTTTATAAGTAATTCTTCTAATATTTTTTCAGTTTCTTTATGTAATTGCATTTTATTTTTATTTTTCAAATACCATTCTCTTACAGGAGTATCATTCCTTTGTGCTTTTCCTGCACCCTTCCAATCATAAATCATCTCTAATATATATTTTTTAGGCATAGGTAAAATCTTAATAGCACCACTATCTTCTAGTAAAATCCACCATTGCCAATGATGTCTATTTCTTTTTTGATGAAGTAGCCAAGCAAAATCAAAAGCATCATCACCTGTATCTGTAGGTTTATAATATCCTGTTTTATCTCTAATTATTTGTTTTTTACCATAAAAATAATTTACATAAGGAATAAATTCATCTAATCTAAATTTTGATAAATCATGTACTAAACCTTGCCAATATAATCCTAATTTAAAACACTCTATCATTACAAACCATTTGTGTCTTAACATATAAGACAAATACTTAATAAACTTCATTTTTTATTTCCTTTCATCCTACTAATAAGGAGAAAATTTTCTTTTCACATATATACGAAATCTTACATGCTGTTTAATAAATATTTCATCTAAAATTTCTTCTAATTTATTTCTTTCTATTGTTCCCTTTTCTTTAAGAGTTATACAAATAATACAACTATTTGATAATCCAAACATTTTTGGTACAACATGTGTTTTCTCTATTTTTAAATTTTCGTTTAAAAAATTTATTATATTTTCTGTAATATTCATTTTCTTTCTTTTTTTAAACCATCCTTATAACCTATTTTATATGCTCTTTCTATTAATTCGTCAGGTTCATTTAAAATATTAGACAATATTTTTTTTCTTGTAAACCATCTTTTCATATCTACAAAAGCAATTAATCTTCCATAATGCCAATATACTCGTTCTACTGTTCCTCCATCACAATGTTTTTGTTCTTTGAAAATTTCTGGATAATTTTTATATAACCATTTTTCAAGTTTTTCAATTTCATTTTTTAATATTTTTTTCATCTTTCTTCCTAAAGTTATTTTTACTTATGTTTTTTCTTATGTCTTGCTTTTCTTTTTCGTTTTTTGTATTTATGTTTCTTCATTTTTTTTCTTTTTTTCTTAACTACTGAACCCATACTCACTCTCACTCTTATAACTCATTATTTTTTCTCCTTAATTTGTTTTTGAATTTCTTTTGCTACTTTTTTTACTCTTTTTTGAATTTCTCTTTCTTCTATCATTTCTTGTATCCACATATTAATATTATAACCAAGTAAAAAACTAATATCATAATATTCTAATTCTAATTCAAATATATAATCTATTAATCTTTTAATCAATTCTGTATTATTCATCTGGTCTAAAAAATTTTTTGCTAAAGCAGTATCTCGTTTCCAATTAATTATATAAGGAAAACCTATTTTTTCTAAATATTTTTTTGACCAATACAGAACTAATTCTTTTGAATTCATTTATTTTTCCTTCTTTTTACGATATTCCTTTAATATTCTTTTTATTATGTCTTCAAGATAAATATCTTTTTCTTCTTTTTCAGATGCATCAATTACCTTCAGTTCTAAATAATTAAGCAAGTCTCTACTTATCCTTAAACAAATTTCTTTACTCCCCTTTATTTTCATTTTTACTCCTTTTTAAAAGCAAAATCAAATTTTGGAAATATAGCATCTAATAGTAATATTAATTCTATATACACCTTGGGTATTCTATCTACATACATATCCACTCTAATTTTTTCATTCTTGTTGTATTCTCCATCACTATATCCAACAACAAAATCTCTTTTATTAGTATCCAAGAATAATTTAATACCAATAGCACCATTAAATTGTACATAACTTATATGTGTATTTTTTAGTTGTTGATTAATATAAAAAATTATTGCTTGTATTTGTTTCTGTATATTCTCTTGTATTTGTTTTTGCATATTCATTTATTTCTCTTCCTTTTTAAAACAAAAAGTATATTGTGGAAATATATCTGCCAATGTATATAATAAAATTGATGACCTTTTAGGTAATCTATCTACGAATATGTTAACACAAATTTTTTTATTTAGCAAATCTCGTGAAACATTGCCAATAGTAGTATCAATAACTGAATTAAAATCTATGCGTTTTATTTTGGTATTCTTTAATTGTTCCCCAATATATAAAATTATATTAACTACTACTTCTGTCATTTATTTTTTTTCCTTTTCCAACTTATTCTTTTAATTATAATATCTCCTTCGTACCCTTTCTCCCAAACATACCATCCAAATAGCCATCCTAAATTTACTTCAACCCACTCAATTTTCTCATTAAACACATAAATAGTTTTTAGATTTTTTGATGTTTTTGTTTCAATTTCATTACCCAAATTTTTAACATACCATAATAAAGCCAATTTCCTTTTTGTTAATGGCAATAAGTGTTTTTTAACAAGTTGCTGTTGTGAAAACGGTGGATTAGTGATAATATTATCGTATTGTTTAGAAATACTAAACAAATCTTTAATTTCTCCATATCCATAAGGAAATTTATCAAAGGAGTAAACTTTATATCCGTGTTTTTTTAAAACTTTTGAAATAGCACCATCTCCACAACAAGGTTCTAAAATATTACCATCAAACTCTTCATATTTTAATAATGCTTTTGTAACTAATGAAGGTGTTTTGATAAAATCAGCTTTCATTTTGCTTCCTTTTGCCATTTAATAGCATTTCTTATATGAATAAATGTATAACCTAAAACACCAGGTAGAAGTCCCCAATGTTTAGTCTGTATAACATAAGCTATCCATAATACTTGATTAAAAATACCGATGATTGGAGCACAAGGATGTTTATTTCCCATTAACCATAACATAACAAAACTACTAAAACTTAATATCCAATTTAAATAATTCATTTTATCTTTCTTTCAGATGTTCATTAATTTCTTTTTTATTTTTTATTTTTTGTTTTTTTCTATCATAAGTTTTTTTACTTTTTTTAATTCTAGTAAAAGGTTTAATTTTCCATATTCTTCTAAACCTACCTCTAATAGTACTACCTCTAGCAGTACCTCTTGTACTTTTAGCCATTTTCTTCTCCTTGATTCATCAAACAATATAAAGCAAGAAGCATTAAAGAAGTTTTGCCATCAAATTGAAAAGAAAAATCTTCATCTAAATTATATTCTTTTTCAATTTGCTCTAGTACTGAATGTACTTCCTCATCATTATCTGTGTATATATATAAATTCGCACCATATGGGTCAAAAAGCATTATATCATAAACATCATTAATACACTTCTCAATAATATCTGTTATTACACATAATATACTCCAAAGTTTATTTTCTAATTGTTCTTTTTTCATTAAATTTCTCCAATTTTTAGATTTCTTGATTTTATTCTTATAAACGATAAGTTGGATATTCGAATGTAAAACTTATACTTTTTTCCGCATTAAATGGTATGTGTCCCTTTAATTCATTAATCAATCTATCTAAATTATAATCACTTTTACTTAATAAACATTTTATATTATGTGAAATATATCTACCAATCCCTTTTATTATTTTCGATTTATAAGTTGCATAATACCCTTTTGTCTCTACATCTATTGACCAAATTACTGAATTACTATAAGCATTATAATAATAATTTGCTCTTTCAAATGGAATATTACCACAAGATGTATAATCAGTATTATTTGCTTGAGAATAAAAGAATACCTGTGTATTACCACTCAACAATAAACACCATTTATCAGGAAACCAAAAATAAAAATCTATTACTGGTTCATTTTTTCTATAATGTTTCATTTTAACCTATAATTCACGAATATTCATTGCTGTTATATTTTTACTTATTTCATCTATTATTTCTTGTATATTCTTATTATATTTTTTTGTCATCACTACTACATTTCTCCAAATATATCCTGCTACTCCTTTTAATTTTTTCAATTTCAACAATTCTAAATCATCCCTATTAACAATCCATGACCAAGATAAACAATTGTTATAATTAAGAAAATATTTATTTGCAACCTCATAAGACATATAACTATAATTTATTTTTTTAGCAACATAAACATAATCTATTTGAAGTATCTCTTTTCCACTATTAAATATTATGCAAGTTGAAAGAGATTGAGCATCTTTGCCATATGGAAAGAAATATAAATCTATTCTTGGATTATTTTTACTATAATGAGTCATTTTTATTCCTCATAAATAATATATTTCTACATTATCAACTACTCTTACTTTCTTTGGACGCATTCGTTCTTTTATAGTACTAATACATTTTTCTACATTCATATGACACTTTTTAAAAAGACTTACAAAATTACGCACTACAAATTCATTATTACCACTTATTTGTTTTTTATTAAATAAAGGATAGTGATAATCATAAAAATCATTGTTAAGTTTTAATGAAAAAATTATACTTCTATAATTACTATTATAATATTCATTTGCTTCTTTTTCAGACATATTGCCACAAGATAATCCAAATTTTGCATTAGGATAACCTGATTGGTAAATATAAAATACCTGTTCTCCACTACTTAATATTAAACAATAAAGATTGCATTCCAAATCGTAAAAATCTACTCGTGGTATATCTTGATAGTGTTCTTTTTTCATTTTATTTCCTAATATAATTATACTATATTTTTACTATTTTTTTCTTAAAATTCCCAATATTTTTTTCTCATTTTAATTAGAAAATCATTAATTTCCTTTTGATTACGCTCTTTCTTTGGTTTATTTTTATAGATTTCCTTGGCAATATTAATATATTTCTCAGCAATATCTATTACATATCCTGCTGTATACATACCTTTTTTTAATTTTAATAACATTTCTCTAATTTCTTTACTTTGAATTCTAACATTAAAAATACCTGTATCAAGTAATTCGCATAATTGAAATAGAACCCTTACATAAGCAACTGCATACTTGTGTGGTCTACTATCCTTTTTATTAAGAAACTTTTTACGTTGATTAAGACCATAACCTATAAAAGCATCGAGAGCATATTTACTACTCCAAATATATGGAAAAAGTTTTCTTAATTCTTGTCCATCTTCGTTTGCTTCTATTACAGGTGCAAGAAATACTTCTAAAATACTTGGATTACTTTTACTTGCTAAATGCAAAAAGTGTCCTAATTCATAAGCAACATTATCCTCTTTGCCTTGTATTTTAACCCAAGTACTTCCTTTATAAAAATTTCCCAAAGACAATAATTCTTTTGTAGGTATAATATAAACTGCTCTATAATCATAATCACTATCCTTGTTATGAAGTCCATGTGCTCTACTACCACAAAGCACTTTCAATAAAATTTGTTTTTTTAATTTCATTTCCCACCTATAAAATATTTTAAAAAATTTACTATTGATTTTATTTTAGGTAATTGTGAGTCGCAACTCAAATAGATATTTTTTCTAAATAATAATGAATACATACTTTTAGTTATCAAAAAAGTACCTAGTCTTATTGTATAAAGTGGAGATGTATATTTATGTTTAGTATTCAAAAAAATATAATATCTTTCTAAACCAGAAGTTGTAAAAAATCTTATTGCTCCTCCTTTTTTTAAATAATGAGTATCAACATTATTCATTTCTTTAATATATTTGACTTCTTTAAAACGATTGATACTTTCGAGAATATCTTTTTCAGTCTTAATATATGATTTGTATGCATTATCATATATTGTGTATGCTTTGTATACAATAGTATTTGGTTTTGTAATACGAACATTAATATATAATATAGCATTTATTGTATCTAAAAAAATCTTAAATACTTTTATTTTCTTTTTCATTTTTTTCTTCCTATAAAATATTCTATAAAATCTGAAAAATATTCTGTTTTAGGTATCATATGATTTTTTGTTAAATAAACATTGCCAAGTTTATCCTCTAATAAACTCCTAACTTCATAAAGCTGACTTTCTCGCATATAAAAAAGTTTAGAAATATATTTATGTTTCTTGTTCAAAAAAATATAGTAATGACCTTTATTCATAGTTGCAAACATTCTTATTGCTCCTCCTTTGTTGAAATAAAAGGTATCTATACTATTTATTAATAAACAATCATCATCTTCTCTAAAAGTAATAATTTCTTCTGCAATAGATTCTACAATATCAGTGAGAAAAAAATTATCGCCAAATATATAAACAAAAAATTTATCTGATTCTTTATAATGTATACACACAGACAAAGCATTAGTTTTTTTATTTAAAAATATATCTAATATTCTAAATGTTTCCTTCATTTTATTTCTTTATTTTGGTATTCCATTTTTTATTTTATTTAATATATCAAATAATTTTTTTCTATTTCTAATATCTTGTAAATATTTTTTTGGAGTCTCATCATTTAATTGTTCATTTTTGGTATACAACCATTTTTTGTATCCTTCTTTGCCTATAACATCTAATGCTAATTTTGTTACTTTTTCAATTTCTCGATTATTCCACAATACATAATGCCTATTACAACAAAATAATTTATAATTTTTAGGTTCATCCTTGTAATAAACTTTTAACCGACTTTTAGAAAATTGTTCTTCTAGTTTATTACAAAATAAACAAATATTTTTTTTCATCTTATTCTTTCCAATCATTATTTAATTTTTATTTACTAACTTTTTTACAATAATTTTACTTTTAAATTCACCACAAGCAATACCATCTAATAATACTTCTGGATATGTTTGCTTATATCTTATCTTAGGAAAAATTTTTCTTATTGTTCTTTTAGGTGGAAATCTCCAACAATATCCCCAAACTGAATCTTCCCATCTATACCAATAACATTCTCCACATTTTTTAAATTTCATTTCTCCTCCTTTATTTCCTTAATAATTTTAATTATCAATTTAGCAGTTCTTTCACATTCAAAATCCCTACTATCATAACTTGACCAATTATCTTTGGTGCTTGATAACATTTCTTCTAATTGTTTAGCTAATTGTTTTATTCGTTTATTTTCTTTCATTTTTTCTCCTTTTTGTTTATTCAAACCATAATAAATAATATTTATCAACTAAATTTGGTTCTCCCCATTCTTCATTCTTATCTTCATCTAATCCCTCCATACCTAAAAACCAAGCTTTTTTCTTTAAAACTAAATTGAACCAGAAAAATCTTATAATTTTAAAAATTCTATGTGCAAATTTATAATTTGAAATTCTTATTTTCATTTTCTTTCCTTTAAATATTTTTGATAATTTTTTTCTAAATTTAGCCAAAATTTTGCTGAAACATTAAATTCTTTTTCAAATATTTTTGCTATTTTTGGAGTTATTGAATAACTTCCTCTAATAATACTTTTTAATACACTAGAAGATACACCTGTCTTTTTAGATAAACCATATACACTCATATTTCGAGCTTCTAATGTTTCCTTTAAAGTTATTCCAGGAGGAAAAACCATATCAGGATTATATTCTTTTAAATTCATTTTACACATTATATCTATACACAATTTTTTATGAATATTAGCAGGAATATTTAACCACCATTCATTATCAAATTGTTTTAAACAATCTAGTGCTTTTTCTACCGAAAAAGATGTATGTATAAGAAGGTATAATTCTTTATATTCAGTTTCACATTCTGGGTCAATTGTAATTTCAAGAGTAAGCTGTACTAATTCTCCAAAATATTCTTTAATTTTTTTATTTGCTTCATAGAGAACTTCTATAAGAGATAAATTATCCATAAGAAATTTCTCTACTTCTGTGTGTTTATGAAAAGTATAAAATTGTTTTAATAAATCTAATTTAGTTTTCATTTCCTTTCCTTTTTAAATAAACATTAATCTTTCAGGATTAGTTGCTACACCTGTATAATCTTGAAATCTATTCCAATTGCCAGCACATTTATATACAACAAAAATATACTTATTGTTCCAAGATTTTATTTTGCCTTTTTCTATTAAATGTTCTTGATATTCTGCAAATGTACCAATATATTCTACCCATTTGCCAATATCTTCTTTTTTTAATTTTGTTATATCTATCATTCTTTCTCCTTTAAAATAGTTATAGATTTTTCACCATCCATAATTCGTTTTAATTCCTCATTTATTGCATTTATTAAAATCACTAATTCACCCATTCCATCTTTTTCACCTCTTAATTTATCCAATCTTTCTACTTCTTTCTTTGTCCTTCTACCCCACAAATCATAAATTTTTTTTAATCTTTTAATACAAATTTTTACAGAGATTATAAATTGTCTTACAGTTTCTCTAAATACTTCTTGAGTATAATTTTCAGGAAACATCTTGCCTTCAAATTGTTCCCAATTAGAAAGCGACGGTGACGGCGTTTTCTGTGCTTTCTTTAATAATCTACGAATTTCTTTTAAAGAATTAACTTCCAACATTTTTAATAAATCTTTAACTTGTTGTTTATCTTTTGCTATTTTTACTACTGGAGCAATTTCAGATAATTTTGACCATTCATATTGTTCTATATCACTTGCTAATAATTTCCATTTAAGTATAAATATCTTGTAGATTTGAATAATTTTTTGAACTGTTCTTAATTCAAATCCTATTTCACTGCACTGAACATAATCTTGCCAAGAATTATAAGTCAATAATAAATATCCTTTTGATTCTTTCATTTCATACAATTCTTTACCTAAAAGCAAATAATGTTTCTTAATATTATGAATATTCTGTAAAATATTTAAATGCTTTTTTTCTACCTCTTTGCGAGTTAGAACTCCTTCTTTTAAAATTTCTATTTCATTTCCCAATTTTTTTTCATCTCCTTTGATAATTTTTTAACTTCTTTTACAAATTCTTTCATTACTGCTTGTGTCTTACTTGTTTCTACCATAAGTTTAACAAAACTTTTTGCCCATTTATTAAATTTCATAAAAGCTTCAAAATCTGTAAAATTTGTTATCATTTTTTTATTATTAAGCTAAATAATATATCTTTTATTTTTTCTATACTAGGCACTTTTGTATAAGTATCTAAATATATAATAGTAGCACTAAATTTTGTTAATAAATCGTTTCTTATTATTTCCCATTTTTCATCTTGAATTTTAATTGGTTTATTAATTTTCTTGTTACTTACGAATTGATAATACCAATCTCTAAAACTTTTTAATAATCTAATTTTATAATTTGCTTGTTTTATTTGACAAGAATAAATAATGCTAATTGCTATACTATCCTTAATACAAAGTTGTCTTACCATTTCATTTATTGCCATTCCTAAATTAGCATTTTGTGGAACAAGTTTTTTTTCAACTAATTGAAAATTATCATAAGAAACCAATATACAATGTAATATATGATATATATTATCTTTTTTACCCTTATTTTCTTTAATAATAAAATTAAGCAAACCTGTTTCTAAATCTAAACGAATTCTTTCTATTTTAAACACTATTTTATTACTCCTTTTCTATGTTGAATATGATTACATTTTTCACATTGTACCCAATCTTTTGTTATTTCTTTATTTTTATACATATCTGCGATATCAGTATAAGTATGTCCATTTAAATTTTGAAATAAATCAGGTCTTTTAATTACTCCGAGAACAAATTTAGTTTTTTCTATAAGAACTCTTTTAAAATTCTTAAAAAATAAAGGAGTATTTACATTTACTGTTTTTAATACTTCTCGAAAATGTATATTTATAATAATAGGAGTTTCATAAAATTGAATTTCAATCATTTCCCTTTCCATATATTTTTTTATAATTATTTTATTTTCCGAATCTGCCCAAGTACAATAATCAAAAGGAATAGGATTAGGAATTTTTTTAATTGCCTCCATAATTTCTTTTTCTTTACTTAAAATTTCTTTTCTTGTCTTCATTTTCATCTCTCTCTTTAATAAACCATATAATTCCTATTGATTTAAAAACATTATATACTAAATCTCTCAATGCTTCTCCTACTTTATTAAGTGCTTCCCTAGTTGTTTTCATTTTACTAATCCTTTTTTAATTTGCTGATAGAGTTTCATTATTTCCTGTAATGTAACAGGTCTGTAATTATGCACATCTACGCCTACATTAATTAGTATTCTCAATTTATTTCTATCAATCATTTTTCTTTGAAATTTCCAATTTTGATGTATATGTCCTACTAAATTTAATTGATAATTATAATTTGCTTCTGCTGGATTATGAACTAAATTTATTAACATTTTACTATAATATATTTGCAATGATTTTATTCTACTTTTTACAGAATTATTTCTATCATGATTTCCTATAATATGAGTAATCTTACCATTTAACATATCTTCCCAATATTTTGCAGGTTCTATTCCACCTTCTCCTCTATATATCATAGCAGGAGTATTTTTAAAACAAAAATCTCCTATTACATAAACTACATCTTCATTCTTAACTCTTTCATTCCATCTACGAATTAATTCTTCATTCATATGTGTTAAACTCTTAAATGGTCTTCCACAGTATCTGATAATATTGTAATGATTAAGATGTAAATCACTTGTCACAAAATATTTCAATTTTCCTCCTTATAGTGTTTTATGATTTTTATCATGTAATATAAAACCTACATTTTCTTTTTTAAATATTGCATCTAAAATTTCCTCTAATTCTCTTAATTGCTTTCTATTAATAATATTAATATATACATGAACATAATAATTAAATAAATTCTCTGGATAACTTTTTGCACGAATTTCTGATTTTCTAACTCTAAAAGAAATTGATATCAATTCTAATATTTTATTTATATTCTTTTTAATATCCTCTTCAATCATTTTATTTTTATAACTTTTAATATTTTTGTTAATCATTTAATTTCTTTTTATATAGTAATAATCTTCTAAAAAACTTTTTATTAATACTAAAACTGTTATATCAACTAAACATCCATCTAATTCATCATTATTAAATTTCTCAATATATCTTTCATAAATTTTTTTACCTTTAAACATTTCTTTTTCCCAAACTGTAAACTGCAAATTTCCTCGTCTATATCTAAAATAAAACCACTCATTATCATTAGTAAATCCATCCCATTGCGTAGGACATGCTGAACAAGTTTTTCTTAAAAATGTACAATATTTTTTAATAAGTAATTTCCATAATTTTTTTTCTATTTGCTTTTCTTCATTAAAAATATCTTTTATTATTTTCATCTTAAATTACTCCCAATTTTTACCATATTTTAAAAACTTTTTAGCATTTAAACACATTTCTTCTGGATGAAATTCAGCACAGAACCAAGGATAATAATCATCTGTATTTCTTGTTCCTATGTATAAAATATCTCTTTTAGCAATAACATCTTGAACAATAATCATATCTGCTTCGCAACCATCATATTCTTCTACATATCTTACTTTTACTGGAATAGGAGGAAATTTATTTTTTATTTTTATATTAACTGTTACATAAATTTCTTCCATACTACTTCTATATCCATTTTGTTCATCTTCTATTGCAAAATGAATAAAATCATTTAAAATAAAAGCAATACCTGTTTTATCTCCATCTTTAATCATTTCAACACCTGATAATTCGTGGAATCCTACTAAATCTTTTAGTTTCATTCTTTCTCCTTATTTTCTAATAAATAAAATTCTTTAATTATCCATTCATTTCTTGCTAAAATTTCATCAATAAATCTTGCATTAATTTCTGCACATGTTTCATTGCTTAAATTATCTAAACAATCAAAAACTAAATGAGTTAAGTCATGCCAGAATGCTATTCTTTTTAATACAATTGACAATTCTTTCCTTATATATATATCTTCTGTTTCCTTATCAATAAAAGCATGAACATAACCCATATTATATTTCTTTTGCCACTCTTCTATCTTTTTAGTATCAAAATGAATTTTAATTTCTCTACTTCCCCATTTTACTATTTTCATCTTGTTCCTTTCTAATTTTGTCTATATCTTTTACTAACATTACCTCATTACAATTTCTACATTTCACAATTTTATTTCCCAATTTATTATAACCTACTTCACACAACGCATATTTATTACAATAAGGACAAGTTTCAATAGAATAAAAACTTTTATAATCCATCTTCTCTCCTATACTAAAATCCTTTTTGTATTTTTAATCTCTTCATTTGACTTTTAGATAATTCAATTAATTCTGCAATACCATAATCCTTATGTTTTATTTTAGTAATTACTCTATTGCCATTTCTTGCCTTCAGTTCTACCATAGGTTTTAATACCATTCCTTCTGCTAAAAAATCTCCCCATTGAGATTTAAGAGTACCTGATTTAATCAATTTGATAGCATCATCAAGAGTACCTTTTCCTATAATTGGAACTACCTTTAAATCAAGTTTACTTGCTATTTCTTCTACATCATTTCTCTTTAACCACCAATCTCCTATTTTAATATCAAAAAGTATAAAATCTACTCCTTTTGGAATATATTTACCACCACTTTTTTGAATTTTAGCACCATAACCTTCTCCATACATACAAACATCTGGAATGTCATCACTCTCTCCAATTTTAAATACTTTCAACATTTTATCTTCTATAAATATTTTATTTAATTTTGCTAATAAAAAAATCGGTATTTGTGCCTTATCAGTTCTACCTTTAAAAACTATATGTGAAACCATTAATGGATGACTATGCCATAATATTCTAATATTTGTTCCATTTATTTTTTCAGTCCAATACCATATATTATTTGCTAAATACTCTAGCCATTCTGTACTATACTGTCCTTCCAAAAAAGTCTTATAATTATCATCAGGATTTCTTTTAAATATACTTTGTATTTTAGGATATTTAGTCATTTTATCTCCTTTTTTAATTTTTTAAAATATTCATAGCTTTTAAATGCTTCAAGTTCTTTTAATATACCATTTGCTTTTGTTGGTTTATAATATTTTCCATTGCCTTGACACCAAACTTTATAATTAGGAAAGTGTTTTATAAAACAATTAACACTATTTTTTAAATCAAATAAAACATTTTCAAAATTATATCTTACTCCTTCTTCTCCATAATGTCCATAATCACAACCAACTTTAATTGCAAAAATATCTCCTATTTCATTTTTTAATACTTCATAAAAAGTTATTCCATAATGCATATCAAAATAATCTGCAAGTTTATAATCATCATAACAATATCTACCATCAAATTTACTTTTGTAAGGTTTCAACACTAATTTTTTAAAAGTATAAGGTAGATTTTTCTTTTTAATCAAAATATAAGCATTCCACATTGGATTAGTTTCAAAATTTAGATATTTGCTATTAGTATCAGCATATCCCCATTTAACTATTTCAGTTCGTAATCCTTTAATATATGGTTTCCAAATTATTTTTTTAATTTTATTCATTTTTTTCTCCTTTTATTTTGCGTCTTTTTGCACACCAATTGATAATTTTTACTAATTCATCTGATGTAACATAACCTAAAGTATCATCAGGATATTTATCTGGATATAAATCCTTCATCATTTTATTTGTAATCCATCTGTGTTCTTCTCCTATCTCTCTCCATATTGCTACTTCACAATTTAAAGAACAAAGACGACCAAATTCATCCTTCAAACAATCTTTATCTGTATAAACATCATTATTATCAGAATAAGTTCCCCAACCGAATTGAACAGATAATAAAATATTATTCTTAAATTTAATATGAAATCCACTACCATTTCTTGTTATTGTAAACAATTATTTTCCCTCCTTTTTCTAAAATTAAACCACAATTTAATAAATCCAAAATAAATTCTAAACATCCAACCCATACTTTCACATTCGAGATATCTTATACTAATTCCAAAAGCACATTGATAAGGAAAAAATACCAACTCGCCACAACCAAATTTAGTATGGAATTCTTTAATTATTTGAACTTTCATTTGATTCATTATTCCTCTTTATTAAATTGTTTAACAATTCATAAAAATTAATACTAAAAGTCCACAAATAAAATGACCATTTAATATTAAATAAATACCAATAAAGACTAAAATCATTTCTCTCATTTTTCACCTTCTTTTACTTCTTCCTCATATCCAAGAAGTTTCACATCAGCAAAAAACATATCTGGTGGGTCACCACATGGTTTAGTTTTTATAAATCTTCCAACCATTGTCTTTCCACTCTTCATAGGAATAAGTAATAAATCTCCTTCAATTGGTAAAGGATTCTTCCACCCATAAACTTTGACAAGTGGTTTTCCATCAACAGCATATTTATCAATTACAATACTATCTCCCCAACCACCACCTATTTTATATGTTCTCTGTTCTTTACTATGTGATTTCATAGGAATAATTTTATCAATAAATTGATTATAAACTGCACCAATTATTTTTTGGAAATTTCGTCTTAAATTCATTTTTTTCTCCTTTTCTCTTTATGTTCTGCTATTATCTCTTCACATACTTTATGTAAATTCTCCTTTAAAATTTTTTCCCAATCTTCGTTTATATCATCCATATATTCTTCCATATCTTCTTCATCTATTCTTGATTTTGTATTATAAGACTCAGTTTTTATATATGTTATTTTATATTTTTTTGTGCCATTCCTATTATCTGTATATTTTTCAATTTTTCCTTTCATTACTCCTCCCTTATAAACCATAGATAGTCATCTATAATTATTTCCTCTACTTTGTTTAAATAAATTCTTAATTGAGAAAAAGAAATACCTAACTCTTCTGCCAATTTCATTTTTGACATATCACCTTTTAGATATGTTATTAATAATTCAAAAAATTTTTTAATTTTCATTATTTCTTTTTCTTCTTTTTATTTGTTTCTATTAATCCTTTAATATATTCTAACACATCATCAATAAAATTATCATATTCTTCTCCAGTAGCAAAACAAAGAGGAGCAGGATTTACTCCATGAAGATGATGCATCATACTAACACAAGTATTTTTTTTAAGAATTTCTTTTATATCTCCTTTTATTTTATCCCAATTCATAATTTCATCTCCTTTTTTATTTCACAATATTTATGGACTAACTTTGTATATTCATCTGCCCACAAAACAGTATGAAATTTTTTTCTTTCTTTGGCAAGTGCATGTGCAATTTCGTGTAAAACCATTGCTATATTTAATTGGCGTCTATCAATCCATATTTGTTTATCTTCATACCAACAACAACTACCACTATTGGTTATTACTAGTTTCCAACCTACTAATCCTTCTTTTTTAAATATTGCTTCAATTTCTTCCCTTGTCATTATTTTATATCCCTTTTATTTTACTAAATAAATTTTTTATATTTTATTTCTTTCTATTCCTAAAATTTCTAAAATATATCCTTTATCATAATAAAATCCATTTTTTAAATGATATTTTCCCCAAGAACATTTTTGTATATTAGGTAAATTCACATTTTTATCTACTTTATTAATTTCTGATTTATGTTTCCCTTTAATTGATTGATAATACTGAATTGTATCAGTACCTATTTCTTGAAGATAAAAAGGTTTCATCAATTTTAAAAATACAGATTTATCAACTATAAAAAAAGTTATATCATCTACTCTTATTGTTTTTGACCATAATGAAGGAGAATAAACTCTTTCAACATCAATCATACCTTCATCTATCAATATTTCATAAAACTTTTTATGACTACTCTGAAAAATATATGCACAAAAATTTTTATTCCCTAAGCGTATATATGAAGTAAGAAACCTTAATTTCTTGGGTAAATCTTTTAATTTCATTTTATTAATCACCAATTAAAATTCCATTAAGATGGTCAATTTCATGTTGAATTACTATTGCCATCAAATTTTTAGTTTGAAATGTAAATATCTTATTATTTACATTTTTAGCAATTACTTTAATTTCTCTTGCTCTATTTATTGTATAACTCTTGCCAGGAAGACTTAAACATTCTTCCATCATACTTATTTTTCCCTTTTTCCAAACAATAACAGGATTAATCATTTCTATTATTTTACTATTCTTTCTAATGACAATTATCCTTTTTAGTATTCCAATTTGATTAGATGCAAGCCCCAAAGCATTATGCTCTTGTAAAGTATCTTTTAAATTTTCAACTAATTTACAAACACTACTGTCTATTTTATTTACTTTTTTTGCTTTTTCTCTTAACAAAGGAGAATCAAAAATTAAAATTTTCTTAATCACCTTTATTTACTTTTCTTTTTAGATTTGACTTGTGCCTGTTTAATGCGAATTAATTTTTTATTAACTTCTTCTGTTACCAATTCTTCTGCTTTTTTGAATGCTTCTTTATAGTCTCCTTCTGCTAATTTTAATTCATCTGGTGCATCAGCACTACTCACTAATTTTACTTCTGCCTGAATTCTTGCACTTTCATAATTTCCTAAATTAATGGTTAATCCCATAGATACACTAACTGAATCTACAGACCATTTTGTTTTTTTACCCATTATCTACCTCCTTAAAGGTTTCTTTATAATATTCTTTTAATTCATTCCAAACACCTTCACTACCTTTTTCTAATAGAATTTCATATACATCTTTTGCTCTTAAACCAGAACCATCATAATAACAAGGTTTACCATCTAAATATGGACAATTTTTAGTAGGTTTCTGTCCCTTATACATTGGTTTAAGACTATGATAACCTACATCAGCAGGTAAAGGCAAAAATCTTACTTTTATATCTAATAAATCTCCTATTCTTTTTCCTAAAAATTCTTCTGTAACATGTGGAAGTTGCCAATTAGTAAAAAGCACAAACTGAACAGCACCTTTTTCACCTTTTAAAACAAATCTTAAATCAACTCCGTATATTCCATAATTCTTTTTTGGGTCAGAATCTCTTCCATCATAAGCAGGACTAAATGTTATAATTTTTTCATATTTTTTATTCACTATTTCTCCTTATTTTTACATTCCTTTTATTTTTAAACTTAAACCTTCTTTTCTGCCTTTTATCAATCCATCTTTATGTCCTATATTGTGTGCTTCCTTTACTAATTCCTCCCAATCTTCTTTTAATCTACTTTTTAATAATCTAATAGCAACATCTACGGCACTTTCACTTGTTTCCTTTCCTATTTCATAAGGATAATTTTTAAGTATAAAATCTGCAAGTCTATCAATTTCACTTTCACAACTCATTATTTTTCCTTATTTTTACATTTTTCACAAATAAAACATATACCATTAAAATATCCTTCTTTGATAGAAACACCACAGAAATCACATTTGCCTAAAAATTCTCCTGTTACTTCATCTATATTAACAGAATTCAATGGTAATTGCAAATCAAATTCTTTATCCCAATTAAACTTCCATTTCTTTGTATATTCCTTAAAAATTCTTAAATTAGGACTATCCAATAAACATTCTGGTATTTTCATATTCTTACATGCTTTTAATTTTTCTGTTAAATAAATAGGTGCTTTTCCTACAATACCTTCATTGTTTTGCATTAGAATACAAAAAACTACTGCTTGTCTTAAATTCATTTTTTCTCCTTTTAAATAATTTATTCTTGTTTTTCCTCACAGTTATCCCAACCATCATCATGTCCATCTTTATATCCTTCGTCATAAATTTTATGAAAAGCTTCTTCTAATTCATCAAAAAGAGAATCACTTATATTTAATTTTTTTATTAATTCTTCCTTTGATATATCTACATTAATATATTTAATTAATAATTTAAGAAATCTTTCACTATTATTTTTCATTTTTCCTCCTTTTTAATTTCTTCAATTTTTGCTTCTCTAATCCTTGCTTCAAAATGCTTAATCTCATCCCACCTGAGATTAATGTCCCTTATAAACTCATTCATATCTTCTATGTCTACTTTAAAAGACCTAATTCCATATGTTCTTCTATAACCTACTTCATAATATTCCTCATTATCTCATTCATCTCTTTCGTATTTTTTAAGAAGTCCTTTCACTTATTACACCTCCTTTTGATGATTTTTATGCCATTTCATATGCTTTAATAACTCTCTTTTAGAACGCCCTCCATCTAACTCCTCTTTTAAAACCATTATTGTAACTCCACAATAACGACATTTGCCCATATCACACCAAGGACAAATAACAGTTCCGCCCACAGAAGCACTTACAACAGGTTCTCCACACATTATACAAGGAGCATTTTCATCATATTCTACTTCTATAACTTCTCCACTCATTAATGTATATTTAGCTTTTTTCATTTTTCTAATCTCCTTTTTAAATAATTTTTTATTTTGATATAAATAATTCTTATTATTTTTGTTATCAATATACTGATTATATTGTTATCGGTTATTTGTTTTATTTTTTGTTCATTATAATGTAATTCGCTATGACAATTAAGACATAATATTTGACATTTTTCAATTTCTCGTAAAATCTTTTTTTTGCCAAATCCTATTCCTATCATATTATTAGGAGAAGTAAATTTCTCTTCTGGATTTCTGTGATGGAAACTTAATGCTCCTACACATTTATTATATCCACACCTTTCACATTTTAATTTAGATTTGTATTCTTTTAGCCAATCTCTTCTTTTCATTTTCGTTTTATATTTTTTCGGATTTTTCTTTAAAAAACTCTTCAAATGTTTCAACTTTTCCTTCAGCATAATCTTTACGTGATTGTTCAATTTCTTTTATCACTTCTGAATTACTTACAAGTAATATATCTTCTAACTTCTTATCTAATTTTTTTATTATTTGTCTACACTTTTTTATCTCTTTTTCATAATTCTTTATATTTTTTTTATAATATTTTAGTTGGTCTTTCACAATTCTTATAATATCTGTATTACTCATCTTTTTTTCACCTCCTTATTTTATATTAACATTTAGTAAAGCAGGATTTAAAATTGCTCCTTCTTTTTTATTAGCTTCTTCTCCTTCATCTTTTATCTGATATTCTATATTCCACCACTTTCTGAATTCCTCACCTCTTGGATGATATTTAGATATTGCACTTGCAATACAACCAGACTGAAATCCTGTTATTCCTAAGTCTCCAATTCCATCCCAAAATGCTTTCTTGCAATCCATATTTAAGTCAAGATTTTTTCCAACCTTTTCAACACATATTAAAACTGCCTCAGCATAAGGACTATTACTATTAATTTCTAAATATTCTTTGTATTTTTTTTCTAACCCTTTTTTAATTTTCATTTTTCCTCTTTGTTTTTAATAAATATTTTATTATTTTCTCCATATTTGATTAATTTTCACTATTAAATTTGCAATATAAATAAATGCATATAGAATGCCAATAAATGCTCCTAAAAAAAGTATGATTGTTAAAAAGAATACTCCTAATTGTATTAAATAATCCATTTATTTTTCTCCTTTTTAATTTTTACCTCTTTCTTTTTTAGAATACCTTTTGTAATATATATTATTAAAATAATCTTTTATTGCCCCCAATTGTCTATCTATAAAAGTTAAACTTCCTTTTATATTTATTAATTCTTGTTCTTCTATCCAATTCTGATTTTTAATTGCGTTCCTTTTTAATTCTGTAATTCGTTTATTTGTCATTCCTTGTTTTATCTGCATATTACATAAATTATTTACTATAATAGCAACCATTAATTCTATTTCTTTTTTAGTCATTTTATATCTACCTCTTTTATTTTATCTACTTTTTTAACAAATTTATCACTTACTTCTTTTGTATATTTATATGCTTCTTTATCAGTTTCAAATTTTATTTTTCTATGTGTGAATTTTCTCATTTCCTTTAAAAATTCTCTACCTACTAAATGAAGTCTGATTGCTTTTACTATTCCAAATCTTGATATTAATTTAAAAAAAGATTTTATTTCTCTCCACATCATTATCATTCTAAATACAAATATATTTTTCTCTTCTATATTATCTATTTTTTTCATTTTTCTATGATGAGAATAAAGTTTCAATCCCTTTATTATTCCATATTTTTTTATTAAATTAAGCAAAACTCTTGTATATATTTTCATATACTCACCTTTTTTTACTATTATAATATAGTATAATTATATTAAGATATAATAATATATATACTTATATTATAATATATTTTTATCCTTTTTCTTTTTAGATATTTTAAAAGATTTTATAATTAATACTAACCATCCTATGAATACTAATATGCTAATTAATATACTAAAAAATAAAAAAGATAATTGTAATATACCTATTGTTATGGGCAATATTTTTCACCTCTTTCCATTTTTAAAAGTTGAATTATTAAATCAGGATGTTCTGTGGTATTTAAGTAGTAGTGTACTTGAAAATATTTTTCTAAAATCTCAACAGTCTCTCTATTTAATGATTCTGGTATTGTTTGCATTTTTCCTCTACCTTTTGATGTTATCATTTGTATATAAATATTTTTTCCCCTAAATAATTTTATTGCTAAATCTTTTTCAAAATCGTGTATTGATTTATTCATAGAATATCTAACTATATTTATTTTTTCAGGTTTTAATAAAATGAATTCTATAAAATTTTTTATTCGTTGTTTTTGATTTTCACCAGATATTTGGGCTACATCAAATATATTTTCAACTGAAATAAATAAATAATGAGTATTTGATTTTTCATGTTTAAAAATATATATTATATCATTTTCAAATGATGTCATGAGTTCTTGATAATGTTGCTTGTGCATATCCCAAAATGCTTCAATAAACTTTAATTCATATGGTATATCTTTAAATTTTACATAGTCAAATAAACTTTTAAATGTCAATGCCATTTTCCTTTCTCATCTTTTAATAAAAAACCTATATTTTGTGTTTTAAATATTTCTTCTAAAATTATTTCTAATTTTCTCAATTTTGTTGAATCTTTTTCTTGCCCAAAATATACATGAACATAATAATCATATTTGTTATTTATGTTATCCTTTTTATTAATTATTGTTCTGCTTATAGGCAAATAAAATGATATTATTTTTAATATATTATTTATATATTCTTTAATATTTTTTTCATCCATTTTTATTTTTTAAATTAAAATATTTTTTTATAGTGCTAATACTGTAAAAATCTGAATCAGTTATTTTGAGACCAATCCAACTGTAAAATCCTTTTTTTCCTGTATCAAAGTAAGTATAAGTCAATGATTGTAATAAGTCAAATTTTTCTGTATTTATTTCGTTGTAATTACCTTGAAATTTTTTACTACATATTTGTGTAAATTGGGATTTTTTATTTTTAACTATTTCTATAAATAATGGATTAGATTGTTTAGAATGTAAAGGATGAAAACATGTACACATTCTTATTGTATCTATTTCTATAAATCTAGGAGGACACTTTGGATATTCACCATCAATACCATTGTATATATCAACATAATTATCTGTTAGAATATTTCCATATTCTACAATACAAAAACGTGTTTCATCTTTATATTTAAAAATATAAAAACTACGTTTTGTATTTGGTTTTATGTATCCTTTATAAAAATATACATCCTTCATATTATTTCTCAGATTTGAAATTAAAAAGGTCTTTTAAATCATCTAAAATATATTTTGTTTTGCCAAATATACTAAACAAATGGTAAAAAATTTTTCGTAGTTTATAAACTTTTTCTTTATTTATTTTTTTATATTTTTCACAGAATTGTTTGCTATACATTTGTAGAAAATATGTTTTATCAGATGTTTCTATTATTTCTATCATAAATTTTACATTTGAAAAAATACTATTAAATGCATAAAAATCAATTCTTTTAATTTCTACAAGATTAGGATGTTCATTTGCTGTAATGTGTCCTAACCACGAATCTATATACATTTCATCCATTGCTTTTACATCAGTCAATTTATATTGTTTATCTCTATATTCAGCAACTAATAAATATGCTTTGTTTGTATGTTTAAAAATATAACAGTTATAATTTTCATTTGGTGCTATATATCCTTTATAAAAATACAAATTTTTCATAATGAATCCTTTTTGTCTAATATTCTTCTTATAAAAAAACTATCAATTTTGTGTGGATATTTACTATCATTCATAGTAAGATATGTTTTGAAATTAATTATCAAATCATGATGTTGTTTAGAAGTAATTTTTTTAATTCCATTTATTATTTTATTACGACTATATACTGTTGCATATAAATTGTTCTTTTCTGTTATTAAGGTTTCTATTATAATACTTTTTATATCCACAATACTTAATTCAGAATTTGCCAACATAAAAGAACATTTTTTTATATACATAAAATTTGTATCGTGTTTACACTTTGCTTCAAAAAATGCTTCAGAATACTTACTATTTTTTAGTTCATAAAATATAAGTAATTTATTTTCATATAACTCAAATATATATTTATTTTTTTTACCACTTCTAAATACATAATATATTAAATTATGTTTTGGAGAAATATATCCTCTATCAAAATATAATCCTTGTGGCAAATCATATAAAGTAATTTCTTTCATATTTTTTCTACAATCTTTTTAATATTTGATACTTTAGCAGTATATATATTATTAAATACATGTTGTCTACCAGTATCTATTAATAATTTGATTAAATCATTATGTTTTTTACTACCATTAAGTTTTGTTATTGTTTTTGTTGTTTTTGTTTTATTATTTTTTGTAATTGCTTGTATGTATGTTTGTCCATTTGATTCGTCTATAAATACTCTAACTTTTATATAATTTTTTTTAATATTACCTAATATAAAAACATTTGTCATTGTAGATATTAAGTATCCTTTTTTAATTAAAGAATTAGATTTGTTTTCATAATATTTTGAAGTACGCAATGTGTTTTTAAAATTTGATTCATCTTCCATTTCTAAACCTATATAGAATTCATTAGAATATTCTATATATTGGAGTTCATCTAAAAATATTATTGTTAATAATGTTGTTCTTGGTTTAAAATATATTTTACAACTAAACATTTATTTTCTAATCCTAAATACTTTTTTAAATAAATTAATTAATGCTTGTCCTAATTCATTTATTTTCCTAATTAGAGTAAAATTCTGTCCAAAACTTTCTTTTAATGTATCTACATTTGTATCATCTCCTACACCAATTGCTGTATATAGAATTTTAGGGTATTTGTGAATATATTCTCTCATAGCAATTCTACCTGTATCTCCTGTATCGTTTTCGCCATCTGTTATTAATACAAAAATTTTATCTTTTTCTGGTCTTTTTTCTAATAAATGACTTCCATAAACAAAAGCAGGATATGTAGGAGTACTACCATGTGAAGTTATACTAACAATTTGTTTTTTAACTTTTGGAGATAACAATTCATGAAATTTTTTAATTGGTATAATAATACAAATGCCTCCCATATCATAGTATCCTATAATATTAAATTTAATTTTTAGATTTTCTAATAATTTCCCAAACAGTATCATAGTATGTCGTTCAGTTTCTAATTTATCTTGTGTAATACTACCTGATAAATCTATTAAAAAAGACCATACCATATTATATTTTTTCGGTTCTAATCTTCTTTCAAAAATTCTGTCGTGTTCCAAACTTCCTGTTATCCATCTACCAACTACTCTTATATTTATTCTACTGCCACTCCTTTGATTATTTTCAAATGTATCTCTTTTACTTTTTTGTAGAAGTTGTTTTAAGATAGTCAATAATTTAATATAATTACCACCCATTTTCTTTTCATATTGTTGATAATTATCAATATCTGATGATGGTCGAATTATTTGATATTCCAATTCTTCTATTTCTTTTGGAGATTTTCTTATGGTTATAGAATAATATTCATCATATTTTTGTTGACTGTAATTATCTTTTTGGGCAATATTGCCTTTTTTAATTTCTTTTAAAATAGCAGGTAATAAAATTTCTGTTAGAACTTTCATTACTTCTTCATCCATTTCAAAAGTGCCTTGACTACCCTTTTTACCTTTCCCTTTCCCTTGACCACTACCTTTTCTTTTTAATTCACTTTGGAAATAACCTTCTTTTTCAAGTGTTTTAAAGAATGGAAAAGATTTATCAACTAAATCAATTATACTATTTAATTTCGCAAACTTTTCTATTTTATTTTTATATTTTCTTAAAGTCTTAATAACTCTTTTGCTATAATTTGGAAGTATAATACCATAAGGAAGAGAATACATACCTAATGCCAAATCAAGGTCATCTTTAAATTGTTGTTTTTTCTTTGGTAATTTTTTGTGAACTTTTTTTCTAATTGTTTTTACTACTTCTAAAATATTGCCTTGTATATAAGGCACAGTTCCTATATATGTGTTAGTTAGTATTCGTTCTACTCGTACATCTTCTATTGGATTAATAAAGAAAGGAAACCATGGATTTTTTTCAAGATTTTCCATATATTCAAATATAGTTTTATCTCCTACATGCATTTGAGTTAATAAAGCATGAGCACATTCATGAAGTAAAAATCCTTTTATATCCTTTATTTTTCCACTCATTAATCTGTCTAATGGCAAATAAATATTTTTACCATCATATGCTGGTGTACCAAATTTAATACGGATTTCACTTTCAGAAAAGATACTTGCAAAATTTTCAATTATTGGAAGTATTTTCTTTAATTTTTTTATATCTTGTTTATTCACTTTCCATAAACTCCCTACCATAAACTGCTTCTAATATCTCATAAGCAGTAACTTTACTTTCTTTACTTAATTTATCTAATATACTTAATTCTAATGCAGATTTTAATCCTACATCCAATAAATTAAGTACATTTAGTAAACTACGTGTCCCTATTACTAAATTGATTTTACCTTCCCCAAGAGCATATCTCATCTTTTGGGCAAATAATATTAATCTTTCTATTAATGCCTTTTTTATTTTTGGAAAATGAGTTTTTAATATTTTGTATTCTTCTTTTTTGTCTGGAAAACCCATTTTAATCCAAACTAATCTGCTTTTATCTGCCTGATTTAACATTTCAATTCCACCATAAAGATGAGTATGTTCTGCAGGATTCATAGTTGCAAATATTAATATATTGTTTGGCAGTATTAATACTTCATGATTTTCATCATCTAATTGGAGATTCTTTCTTTTATCAAAAAGACTTCTTGTACTTAATTGGATAGATTTGCTCGCGGCATTCCATTCGTCTAAACAAAATACAAAATAACTATTTGGATATTTTTTTGCTTGTCGTATATAGTGTGGTAGAATACCATCCCACCATACCAATTTTCCATCAAGTGGTTGTGGATAACCTAAAATACTATCAGGTATTCTTGCTCCATTAAATTGTACAAATATAAATGGAGCATTTAAGAGTTGTGCTATGTGTCTAACCATTTCAGTTTTTCCTATACCAGTATGTCCTTCGAGAGCAATTGATTTATTTTTCACAATAGCCATCCAAACTTTTTTCATTCTTTTTTTATTCTCTATATATACAATATCTTTTGGAACTAAATGTTCAAATTCTTTTGGTACTTTTCCTATAGAAATTTTATGTTTTCCAATTGTAATATATTTATCTGTTTTTGTATATTTTATTTTTTTCTTAATTACCTTTTTTTCAGGTTCTGTAAATTGTTCTGCTCCACTTTCAAAACCTTCACACCCATTCAAGATTCCTTGCAATTTACCATGATTTTCGGAGATAGGAATCTCATATTGCTTACAGTATTTTTGTTTTCTATCATAATTTTTACACTTTAAGCAAAGATTTTCTTCTCCCATAATTTACTCCTTTTAATTTTTATAATTTTCCTTTAATAATATCTATTACTACTTTGCCTATAAATAATACAGACAATGTCATAAGTATTGCAAGAATAAATAAAAAATATATTACAAAAATTGCATAAATACTTAATATTATTTTCATTTTTCTCCTTCAATATAATTATACTACATATTTATATAAAAGTAAAATTTATTTTTTTAAATATTGTATAATTTCTGTAATTGTAGAAGTAAGATAACCAATTGCTATTCCTATTAATACTAATTCAAAAAAAGGTACATTTATAAGAATATTTTTTCTAATCACAGTGTATAAAATAATTATAGTAATTGTTAAGATTATGTCAAAAAATTTCATTTTATAACCTTTCATTTATTTCTCCTTTTTATTAATTATTTTTTTTACTTAATTTCTTTTTAATTAGTGCAATTATAAATATAGGGATAATACAAATAAAAAATATACTTGCTATTACAAAAAAGACCAATGTTACAGGAAATAAAAGTATTTGTAATAGTACTTTTTCTGTTTTACTTAATTTTTCCATTCCTTGTATTTCTATACTCATTTATCCTCCTTTATTAAAATCTTTATCTAAAAAATAACAAATAGTTTTTTTATCCATTTTGTAATCCTTACTAAAAACTGTTCTTAATTTATCTGTATAATCTATTTGTTTTTCATTTTTTGGGTTGTATATAAAATCTACAAATATATTATTTTTATTTTTAATTCCTACCCAAATTAAATCCTTTCGATTAGCATATAAATAAGTATCAAATGCATATTTATTTACATCATATGTATTTGCTGGTTCTGTAGTCTTTATATCAAGTTTAAAAATATATCTATCTTTGTATTCTACAAATATTGTATAAAAATTTCTTTTAGAAGTGTGATTTTGTCCAAAATGAAATACATATATTGTCATTATAAATCCTTTAACATTGAAAATAAATTAAAATCACGAATATATTGTGAAGTTTTTATATTTTTAAAAATTGTATTGTTAAATTCTTTACTTATATTTAGCATATCTTTGGTTTCCATATTAAAAACATCTTTAGATTTCATATTTTTTCCTGTTATTTCTTGAAAATAAATAACTCTTGTTCCTGTTGTATTTAATATTTGTCTATAATATTTGTTTCTAAAAGAAAATATTCTTCTTTTTTCACCTTGATAATTTAGCATAATTAAATTACTTGTTCGCATCCAATTATTATCCAATTGTGTTTTTATATATTGTGTAATTGGAATGACTGAATACCCAAACTGTAAACTCAAAGGTTGCATTTTATTTTTAGATTGGCTATATATTTCTAAAAAATCATTTTTCCAATCACAATATATTATTATTAAGTCTCCTGTTTTTTTATTTATAAATATTCTATTTATTATCATTTTATAAATCCCATAATATTTTTAATAAATCAGAATTGTAAGTATGTCCTGCGGTTTGGACATTTATAATTTTATTTTTTCTATTTTGAATTTCATCCTCATAATCCACTTTTGAAATTCTTACAAACCAAATATCATTTGGATATCTATGTAGTACTTGCTTGTAATATTTATCTTTAAAAGAAAATACTCTTATTTTATAATGTTCATGTTCGAATATAGTTAATTTACTTGCTTGTAGCCAATTCTGGTCTAATTGTGCTTTTATATAATTTGTATAAAATACAAAAGTGTATCTTATATTATTATCTATTAGAACAATCTTTTTTTTATGTTGATTGAATATGTGTGCTTCTCTTACAATTAAATTTTTCCAACCACCTTTTGAAAATCCACCTATAATATTTTGATTTTTATATTTGTAATATACTACAATTAAATTACCTGTTTTTTTATTTATAAATATTTTGCTTATATTCATCTTCTTTTTTTAAAATAATTCTAAAAATCCTGATGTAGACCAAATATCCCATCTATTAGATATTCTATAATAATGATTATAATTTTTTTTGTTTAATTGATAATATAAATAATTATATTGCTTACCTGTAAGCGAAATTGTTTCAAGAGAATTTGATATACAATCTAATTTTTGTACATAATATTTATTTCTAAAACTAAAAAGTCTAATTTTAAATGTTTTTTCTTTATCACTAAAAGTAGTTAAACAAGTTGCTGGAATATGAATATTGTAATTTAGTGCATCTATACTATCTAAATAAAAAAAGTGTTTTTCTTCAACATTGTATATTTGATAAGGTCGTGTAGAATTATTTATTTTGTATATAAAATAAATATTATTTCTTTTTTTATTTATAAGAATTTTATATAAATACATATTTCTCCTAAAAATTTTTTAAAAAATCTTCTATATTATACATTGTTAATTTATCACCTTTTCGTATTTTAAATTTTATATAAGGTTGATGACCTTCAAGATACTTTTTATACTCATTGTATGAAATTAATGTAGTATTACTTTCATTAGATTGTGTGTATTTTTTATTAACATAACATTGGTCAGTCATTGTTAGTATATATCTTTGTTTATGTGTATTGTGTATAATTGTGTGTATATCTTGTATTTCCATTATTTTTTTATTTTTTTTGATTTGCTGTGCTTTAAAAAATTTCTTGTAATTACGGATTTCTGAATGAGCAACTAATCTAATTAATTGATTATCCTTGAAATAATGCAAACCATACTTATTTTCTATAATAAAATAAATATTGCTTTTTTTATCCATAAGAATATCATGTACTAACATTTTATTCCTTTATATTATTTGTTTGCCATTTATAAATTTTATAAATTCTGATTGTCGTACAGTACCATTTGTATATTCTGTGTATTGATTTCTATATATAGGAACATAACCTTTTTGTAATTTTTCATATATTTTTTCTGATAGTATTTTGAAAACTTCATCTTTTTTTAAATCCATTTTCATTACAGTTCTTAATTTTTTAATATCTTTCATAATTTTGCTCCAGTAGAATAAAATATTATAATATGGTTCTCCCATATTATAATGCACTTGTACTTCAAATCCCCACATTTTGAAATGACCATCCCAAATATGAAAATAAAGTATTCTATTTAAACTCCAGTCTCTTTTTAATTTTATCTCTATATCTAATTTATTCATCTCAAAAAATACTCCATAAATTTTTTACTTATTGCAACTGTATCATTTTTTAAATTTAAAAATACTTCTTGTTTACTATAATCTGAGTTTTCTCGTACCTCTTTTATTATATTATCATATTCTTTTTTATTATAATTATATTTTTTCTTTGTTTTCCCATCAATTGTAAAATAGTGTCCAAAATATTTTCCATTTTTTGTTTTAAAAACTCTTGCCATATTAATTGGTAGAATTTCATGTTTCCATGTATACATTTCTGTTAATTCTAAATATTTTTTTATTTGATGTTTTACATAATGCAAAGTACTATTGATTTCTTCACTTAAAGTATGAATACTATATTTTTTATCACCATTCGTTATACACAACTTATGTGTTTCTACATTGTATATTATACTCAGAAAATCATCTTTTTTTTCATTATAAAAAATGCTAAATATAATATATGGGTGTTTTTTCATTATACTCCTATTGAGTTATATTTATAAAATCTTTTTGTATTCTTGTAGAAAGTGTTTTAAAAAATATATTATTCAGATAACTCACAATACTTTTATCTGTAATATTTGAATCCAAATCCATTTCCCAATAACTACTACACAACTGAAAAATATCAGTACATTGTTTAACAGTTGTTTGATTTATTTTATTTAAAACTTTTCCACCTTTTATAAAATTATAAAAATACTTATTTTTTATTCTCATTAATCTTATAGAGATATGTTTAAAATAACATATTCGCATATTATTTACTATTTCGTATCCTGTTTTTTTATAATATGCTATGTTTAAATTTTTTTGTTTTTCTTTTATTAAATTATGTATAGGCAATATATTACCTATTATATCTATTTTTTTTATATCAAATCGTTTTTTTTGATATACGCCATAAGATAAATATATCAAAAAATCGTTAGTTTGCTTATTAAATAATATTTTTTCTATTTGATATGTTATCATAGGTTTACAGTTTCAGGTTATCTTCTTTTAAATTTTAATTTCTTAATTTCATCTTTTAATTCTGGAATTACATAATTTATAAATACATAAATAAAAATCATTCCCCATTCTTCTGGTAAAATATGTATCATAATATCATTGTTTAAATCTCTTTTATAAAGTCTTTTATAAACTTCATCAGTAATAAATGTTTTATCTTTCATAATTGCTATTTCACTATCTTGACAAAATACTCTTTTCATTCCATCTTTTTGAATTTCATCATAATTTTTACAATAAGTTCCAGGTGCAAATTGAGTAGAAATTGTTATACCATTTTTAAACTCTATAAAAAAACCAGCATTGTGATATGATATTTTAAAACATCCTTCTTTTTTCATTCTATTTCTCCAATCATAAAAGCAACTCTTTCATTTTTAAAAAATAAATCTTGCAAAAACATTTCAAACTCATGATATTGTCCTGTTTCCCCTTTAAAATAGTTGAGAACATTTGCTAATCTTTTTGGAGAAAAATATAAATAAATATAGTAATCGAACATAGAATCTCCTTTGTATATTTTTGAACTTATTCTATATTCATTAGGATTTAATAATTTAATTACTTTTTTAATTTTTTTTTCTCTATTCATTATTTTGCTTTTTTAATTTATTTTTATACCCATTTCTTTACATACTTCTTCTAATTCTTTTTCTCGTCTCATATATTCTTTAATATGTTCAATCCATATATTTTCTATTTCATTAAGTTCTTCGTATAGTTTTATCAATTTTTTTACACTTTTTAAATATCCTGTAGGAAATGTGCTACCATTACGCATTTCACATTGTATTTTATTGATTTCTTCTAATATTTTTTCTTTTTTCATTTTATCTCCCTTTTAGCCATAGTACTTTTTAAACTATGGGATTTTTAAAATTCGTTTTTATATTGCTCTCTCAGTATTTTTCAATAGACAATTAGGACATTCTTTTTCATGCAATAGACGTATCTCTTTTGCATAAATACCTCTTATTTCATAATAAGCATTACACAACCTGCTGAAAATCTCTGCTCCTGGGTTAAAATAAGTATCTTTTGCCTTCTCATAAAGATTTTTTATTTCTATCGCAAGACTTTTATTAGAATGTTCACTATCATAAAGAATGTTGCGTACATTAGAAAAAATGTCTTGAACTTTCAAAAATTCCTTCCATTGTTTTTCATGACGCAAAACCCACGCTTCATCATATAGTTTATGAGCATCAACAAGTGCTTTTGGAAATTCTCCTTTAACAGGTTTAATTAATTTCAATCTTAATTCTGCTTTTGGAACATCTTGTGGATAATGTTCATTTGGTTCAGTTGCAATTCTTTGATGATGACAAATAGCATCTTTATATTCTTCATCACTCAAGTATTCAGCAAGCATTAAATAATAAGTGTGCCAATACCATTTTTTACTCATTTCTCTCCTTCTTGTAAAAGTTTATATGTATATTTTTCTAATAATTTTTTATTTTTTAAAACATTTGAATAAATTATTTCAAGAGTAAACCAAAATCTTTTTGGATGTTTAGAAATTTTAAAGTGTAAAATTTCATGTGCTATTACATATTCTAATAGATTTCGTGGAACATATTGTAATTTTGTATTTAAAGCAATTAAATTTTTACTAATATAACATCTGCCCCAATTATTTTTATTAGTGAAAAATTCATAATTTGGTTTCTTTAATGCTAATTTTTTTGAATACTTTTTAATAAAAAATCTAATATCTTTATTAAAATTTCCATTAGAATATTCTGGTAGTTTTTTACAAGTGTTTATATATTCATTATTTTTTAAAACCCATTCTGTATTTTTTTTAATAAAATCTATACCATTTCCTAAAATTTTTTTACTACCACTAATTATAAAAACACCATTCCATTTCATACTTATTTGTTTTTTAGTGGGATTTTTATAATTTTTATAAACAACTCTATATTCAATTTCTTGTCCATTAAGTATTATTGTTTTCATTTATCTGGTTGTATAGAAAATTATAAATACAATTAATCCTATTAAAATTGTACCAATTCCAAATGCAAGATAAATTATTTTTTCTGTTCCCATTTATTTCACCCCTTAATACAATTATAAACTATTTTTGAGAGAAAGTCAAGTTTACAGTTTAAGGTTTTTTTGATATATTTTATTCGTCTTTTTCATCTATTATATTTTCTAAATTACTAATTTCTTTTTCTAAATCACAAGTTTCATCAATTAATTTGTCATTTTCTCTTTCTAAATTATCATTTTCTATTTCTAAATTCTCATTGTTTTTTTCTAAATCTACAATTTCATCTTCTAATTCTTCAACTTTATATTCTAAATCATTTCTTTCGCCTTCTAATTCATCTTTCATTTCTTCCATTTCATCTCTTTCTGCTACTGTATCACTAACTTTATCTTCTAAATCTTCTTGGTCAATTTCTAAATCATCAATTCTATTTTGCAAATCAGCATTTGCTTCCATTACTTCATCATATTTCTGTGCTTTCCTTTCCAATTTTGCCAAATATTTTATTTTATCTTTATATTTTTTTTCCATTTTCTTTTTTTATTTAATTTCTTTTTCTTTTTATATTTCCTATCATAAATACCTCTTTTAATTAAATCTTCTTTAATAAGAAATAGTTCTTTGTTTTTTGGTATCATTTTACTAATTTCCTTTTTATTTCTTTTAATTTTTCCCTTTCATTAATTCTACAATTTTATCTAATGCTTTTCTAATACCTCTGATATTAGAAGCAATTGATAGAAATTTTAAGAATAGAGTTATATATACAATTGTTTGTATTAATAAAGCCAATTCCTCAATAGTCATCTTTACCCCTTTTTAATTATTTTTAATTTTTGATATTATATTTGTGTACATTTTTACAATTTTTTCGTAGTCTTTTGCTCCAAATTCATCAATAATATTTAATACACACATCATTAAATCACTTAATTCACCTATATATTTAAGTAATTTATTATATCTTTTATCAGTTTCATTAATTAATTTGTATAATGCTTTTTCTTTACTCAATTTTTTTCCTTTATAAGTTGTAAAAAGTTTATTTTTCTTTTTATTACATTTTCCACAAAGCCAAGCATCATAAATTTTATCACCATTTTTTAATTTTATTTTATAAGCATCCCAATCATTTAAAACATCTCCACAACCTGCACACAAATCATATGTAATAGGATTAAGTTCTATATCTCTAAATTCTTCGTATATTATTTCTTGCATTTTAGATTTTAAGTTCCAGCAATTTGTATTTTTATTATAGCGTCTTTTATACTGATTTCAAGTACAATTTTATTATTTCCTTTTAAATATCCTATAATTTGTTCATCACTTCTTACAGCATTAAAAATAACTTCTTTTATATTACTAAACATTGTCATTACATTATTCTTTATATCAGGTTCACTTATTTCTGGTACAAAAATTTTTTTCAATATATTAATTATTTTACCCATTTTCTATCTCCTTTTTATTTCAATTTATTAATGTAAGAAGAAACAACTAAATTAGAAAGCAAAGCATTTATACTTTTAATATTTATTATATCTATATAAGATGGATGAGAGATTTTTAATAATTCAATATTAAATAATAAATTAGTTAATATTTTTATTATTACATCATTATGCTCTAATATAAGCATATTTTCTACAGTATTGCAATATTCATCCAAGATTTCATTTCTATTTTGTTTTGTTAAGATTTCTTTTTTAATTTTATTTATTTTTTCTTGTTCCATACTTATTTTTTCCTTATATAAATAATATAAAATAATATACTTATTAAACTCATCCAAATTAATACACCCAAAATTATTAAAATATCTAACATAATTTCTCCTTTTTATTTAGCACTAATAATAAATTCCAATTTAACATCTCTATCATAAAATTCTTTTTCAATTTTTTTATACCAAATTTTTAATCCTTCTGGACAACCATTTTTATTAATCATTACATTTTGAATTGCCCACAATAATTCTTCATCTGACAATCTTTTAGGATTTGGCAGTTTCATTTATCTCTCTTTCCATTTTCTATCTATAAAAAATAATCCAAAAATTATAATTACTATAATCAAACTTATTATTCCCATACCAAGAATAAATCTCATATTGCCACTCATTTTTTCTCCTTTCATTTATTTTTAAGTTTACAGTTTGCGTGTTTTTTTCTATTTCATTTTAACTTATTCTAATGGGCATTATTATATGCTTAAAATTATCATCTTTAATTATTACAGGACTAAGATTATCTTTAATTAAAATTTCAACTGTATCTTTTTCAATTGCTTTTAATGTATCAATTACATATTTAACATTTAATCTTAATTCTAAACCATCTACTATATTAGAATGTATAGACAATTCATTATTAATTTCTATTTCAGGATTACTTCGAAGAGAATCCTTATATTCTATTTTAAGACTATCACAATTCACCATATTAAAAGTAATAAAATCATTACTCCACTTATCAACAAATTTTGACATCTGAATAGCATTAGTTAGTAATTGTTTTCTATTTACTTCAATAAATTGCTTATGTTTTTTGTCGCTTGTTACATAATCAGTTTTAGGATAGTTTAAATCTTTAGTTCTGTCTGTTATTTCTACATTATCAAATTTTAAACCTGCTCCAAAACCAGTTTTAAATATTTGTATATTCGTAATCTTTTTTATATTCTTTACAATATTATTTAAAAATAATCCATCAATTAGATATTCCTTGCTTGTAATTTTTGCACAATTAGTATCTTTAATTTTAACTAATTTGTATAATCCTATTCTATAACTATCAGTACAACACAATTCTGAAAAATCATTTCCTACTTTTATTAATGTTTTAGTTAGTACAGGTCTTGTTTCGTCTTTACTAATTGCATAAATTATTTTAGACAATATTGTTTTTAAATCCAATTTGCTAATGTTTAAAGTATTACTCTTTTTATAATCTAACATAGGATAGTCTTTTTCAGGATAACTTCTAATTTTAAATTCCATTGCAGTTTCAATTATTACAGGTTTATCATTATCTACTTCTGTTACTTCTACTGCTTTAATTTTAATAAAATCTGTTGTAGCATTATTTACTATTTTATTAAATTTATTAAATTCAAATACAGCAGAACCTTTATTAATAATTGTTGCAGGTATATTAATTTTAATAATTTTATCTAAATCGGTAGTATAAATTACAACTTTGTTATTTACAGTTTGAATCCTTAAACATTTTAATATCGGCAATAATGCTTTGTTACTAATAGCAAATTTAAGCAATTTTAAATTTTCTTTTAATATTTTTTTCTTTAGTATTAATTCCATAGCAGGTTTTTTCATTTTTTTACCCCCTCAATATAATTATAAAGGATATTTTCTTAAAAGTCAAGATTTTTAGTTATATTTGAGTTTACAGTTTCCAATTAATAAATTATTCTCCATTTTACATTTGTTACACCTATTTCTAATAATCCTAACATCTCTGCAACTCTATAAGACAAATCAAATTCTCTACCATATTTATCAAAATCACCTCTATCATTACATTTTGCTATAACTAATACACTTTTATATTTAAACTCTACCAAAGTTCCAAAAGGCAATTTATTGTGAGCAAATGTTAAATCTGTACTATTGTAAATTTCTCCACTGGTAGTTTCTTTGCTAAAAAATGATTCTCCATACCAACTCATTTTACTAACTTGCCAAGGAATTGCCGAAAAAAATTTTGCTCCTACTAAAAAGAATAATAAAATAATTATTAAATTTTTATTTTTCATTTTTCTTCTTTTTTAAATTTTATCTTTTGCAAAGGAATACAATTTCTAACTTCCATATTGTTTATCCAAAATATATTCTCTTTTAAATTATTAAGATTTTTAATTAAAGCAAATCCATCTGTTGACATTCTACCACTCGGAGATATATCATTCCATTTCAAATATTTATAAAGTATTTTATCATCTGGAAAATAAAAATAATCATTTTTTTTTGGTTGCCATAAATATCTGTGCCAATCATAACTATATTTAATTCCCTTTTTTAAAATAAATTCTTTTGAAATTTTAAAATTAATTTTTTTATCTTTATAAATTGCTTTCATTTATTCTTCCTTTGTAATAATTAAGTTTACTTTTTAAGGTTTTTTCTCTTTTTTATATCCTTTGCAACAAATTTTTCTAATCTCTCCAAATATCTTGTTAATTCAGAAAGTTTTAGTCCTAAATTTTTTGCTAATGCCATTTTTGTTATTTTACCTTTATAATATAATATAAGCCATTTGAATAATTTTTCTCTTAACATTTTTTGCTCCCTTTCGAGTTTACAGTTTGAAGTTTTTTAATTTATAATTTTACTTTTTTTATCCATTATTAATAACATCAGAAATGTAATTCTACTGGTCAATTCTAAAACAATTATTTCATTATCTTTAAATTGTTCTTTTGTAACAAGTAATCTATTCATTTCTTGCTTTAGAGTTTTTATATCACTTTTTTCATAAATTTCTGTCCAATTCATTTTTTTTCCTTTATCCAAATATTTTCATATATTTATCTTTATATACAAATTTCCTAATAATTCTTTTAATAATATTGTAATCATACATATAAGCAATACTGGGTAAATTTAAACATCTTGGACATATCAAAGAAAAAGAATACTCTGAAAATTTACAACCTTTTATAAAACATATAAATCTTCTTATTTTAAATACAAATTGATTAATCATTTTCCTCTTCGAGTTTAAAAAATATTCCTTCAATATAATTATAATAGATTTTTATATAAAAGTCTAATTTATTTTTTTAAATATGCCCAAAGATACTTAATACATTTTATAACAAATATTACAAAAGTTATAATTGTAAGCCAACCCCATATTTGATTTTTTGTTAGGTGATATATTATTTTAAATAGTAATGCAGTTATCAAAATATGGTCATTTGCTAATGACTTTGTATACATTCTCATTTATTTCACATCCTTAATTTTAAATAAAAAATAATTAAATTTTCCACAATTTTCACACATAAATAGTTCTTTTGGTCTTTCGTTAAAATTACCAAACAAACCATCAATTTGTTCTAAATTGTCCGAGTCACATTCTTTACATTTATGTTTCATTTATTTCACATCTTTTTTTAAATAAATATGGCTTATCTTTTTTTAATTCTTTTAATTTTTTGTTTAAAGCATACTTGCAATTAAACATTCCAAATATTAATATTTCTTGTAAATCTTTTATATCACTTTTATTTAATTTTTGCATTTATTTTTCTCCCTTTAATAAATTCAATAATTTTATAATTTAATTTCTAATTTCTCAATAGGCAATTCTTTTATTACTTCTATATAACTATAATTATCGTTTAATTTATTTCTTATTATACTATAATCTTTTCCTCCAAAATCCCAATCACTTTGTAATTTTGAAACAATATTTTTTACTATTTTAGTTATTGATTCATTAGTTAGAGTTGTTTTAATTAATAATAGTATTCCTTCCTCATCACATTCTCTATTCTCGTGAAATATACTTATTTCTACATATCTACCATTTATCATTCTCATACCTCCTTAAATTCTTACACTATAATTTTTTTTAGTTGGTATAATTTCAATTTCGTCGTCTTTATTAAGTTCTTCTATTATTTCATCATCATACCAATCAATATAATCTTCGTCAAGCCATTTATTTATTATGTCGCCAACTTTAAATTGAAACTGTTTTTCAGTCAATTCTGTCTTAATCATAAAACTACACTTTTCTCCCTCTTCGTCAAAAAAAGTTGCTATTATTATTTCTCTTTCCATTATCTATCTCCTTTTTAACAATTTATTTCATTTTTACAATTTATGTCTTAATTTCCAAAAGAAAAAACTAATATCTTCCCACATTTTACTTTTTCTTTTTTTACCTAAATTATAATTAGTCCAAGCATAATGTTCTGCCCAATGCTCTAATCTCCAAAGCATCTCTCCAACATTAGGAAAATCATCCCATAACAAAACTAAAATATTATCTTGTCCTGGCATAGGAATTTCTATCATTTCTCTTTTTTCCAAATCTTTTTTTGTTTTTTTCATTTTGTCTTCCTTTAAGTTTAAAAAACATCTCCTTAATATAATTATAACTGATTTTTTAGTAAAAGTCTAATTTTTCAAGTTTACAGTTTGCCTTTTTACTCTAAAATTTTATCTATATTTTTTGATACTAAACTGCTCAAATAATTATTTATATTTTGGATAATAGTCTCGTGGTCATTTATTTTTTCAAGTTCTTTTAACAATCCTAATGGAAAACTATTTAAATTTTTAATTTGCACAAATAATCCAATTTCTTTTTTATGCTCTTCATACCATTTATCTAATATTCTTTTTTGTTTCTTATATAAACCTCTCATTTCATCCCCCTTAAATTATTTTTTTTATTTTTACCAATGCCAGTTTTTCTCAAAATGTTCTATTGCTTTGATAACATCCTCTTTTTTAACTGCTCTTTGCGTTTTCATAATTAACCAATCAACCCAATTTTGTAATTGATATATACTTATCGGACTTATAAATATATCATTTTTTATTAACAATTTATCTAATTCTTCGCTTAACACTATCATATTGTCATTTTTTTTATCGTTGTTACTCATTTATTTTATCTCCTTTTTTAGTTTTATTTAATAATTGAAGCAATGTCCAAATCTGTTATTATTTCACCTTTTATTGTTTCATATTCTTGCACATAAGGTTTTTGTCCTCCAAGTTCATATTCTACATTTTCTAAAGTTTTTTGTCCACCTTTTAATTCAACCTCTCTCATATCCAAAAGTAATACTTTTATTATTTTTTCTTTACTCATTTTTTCTCCTTTTTGAGTTTACACTTTCCAGTTTTATATACTTATTACTCCAGTTAGTACATCATCCATCCATTCCATTTCCACATTTGCTTGTTCAGAAGGTTTTAAGTACTCATATAATTGAGTATCATAAAAATTAGGATTTCTCCAGTTTTTTATATATTTTTCAAATGCTTTTTTGACTTTTTTTATTTGCCAAAAACTTTGACTAATAAGAAAAGTTATTGTATCATAATCCTCTGAGTCTATTGCCGCTTTATATTCTTGTTTCAAAGTTTTTAATTTATATGCCATTTCCATTTCCTCCATTTAATTATTTATTGAAAAGAATTTAATAATTTTTCTTTATTATAACTTTTTGTTTTGTCTCCACATTTTGGACATTCTTCATAAATATAAATTTTGCCTCTCCATATTTTCTCTTTGGATTTCATTACTATTCCACATTTTCCACAAATAGTCATCATTTCACCTTCTTTCCTTTTTAAGTTTACAGTTTCCCAATTATTTATTTATAAACCTGTTTTTAAAATTTTATAACAATTTTCACACAAATAAACTAAATTTTTTGTTCTATAGAAAGTCTTTTCTAAAAATCTATGTTCGCATTTCAAACATTTAAAATATTCAAAATTTCTTTTTCTTGTTATTTTTCTAAATTCTTTTAAATTTATTTTTTTCATTTCTTTCTTTCTATTCAGATTATAATTTTTAAAATTTTATTTTTATACTTGCCACTCAAAGCATTTCCATTTTTAGTTATTTGTTTTAATTCTGCTTTACTAAAATAATCAGTTGATAAAGCACAACTACCAGAATAAATTTTAACCTTAAATATTTTATGTAATTTTTTAAATAAATTCGCAATTATTTTATATAAATGTTCCTCTTTAATTTCAAAACCTGACGCTTTCCAATCTCCTGCTCCTAATTTTTTATAATTTGGACATCCTCGTCCTGTTTCTTTTAGTCTTTTTTTCTCAATTGCTATATCTTTATTACTCCAAAACCATAAACCTCTTTGATATTTTTTTAATTCTCCTTGTTCCTCTTGTTTAGATATCCAATTTTCTATTTTGTCAGTTTCTTTTTTATTAACTAATTGATAAAAGATATATGCTCCCATATTTCAAAAATCTCCTTTGTTTATTTGTTTTACAATTTCCTTTCTTACCCAGTGAGTATCCCGATGTCCGCAAGGAAGAGTCATCATTTTCATTATGCGAAAACATTTTCGGTTTGCTTCTCTCAAATCAGTTTTTTTAATTTCCATCTCATATTTTTTGCCACATCTATTGCATAATACTTTCATTTTCATTTTTCACCTTCTTTTATTTATTTATATCACATTATTCTTTTTCTATTCTTATGTTCATTAGGTTGACAGTTTCGTCCTTTGTCAAATGTACTAATTTTATAGGAAATAATCCAAATTGAATGCCAAATTTTTCACTATCAGTTAATTTATTGTATATTTTTGTTAATTCTTTTTTGCTTTTCATTTCTTATTTCTCCTTTTTATTTTTGTAATCTTTTAGTTATTTCACTATCAATTAAATCAATTTGGTCAGTATCAATATTTTCAATTCTGACTATTCTATTTCTTAACTCTACTAATTCAGTAAATTTTTTATTTTTTAAATTTTCTTTTACTATTTTTATATCTTTTTTTTCCACTTTTTTTCCTCTTTGAGTTTACAGTTTGCGTTTTTTTAACATAAAATATCATATTTACTTTTTGCTAATTTTAAAATTAATTTTGTTTCTTTAATAGTCAATGGATTATATCCAAATCCAATTAAATTATCATTTATCATTCTAATTTCACTTTTTATATGATTTATGTAATCTCTTTTATTTAAAAATTCTTTATAATAAATTTCCATTTTTTTCCTTTTTATATTAAATCAAAAATTGATACTCTTACAGAATTTATAATTTCATAAATATTATTCCATGTTATTTTTCTTGTAAATTTTCTAATAAAATATCTTTTTCTGAAAGATATACAAGGTTCTGGATTGCCAAAAACTAATTTTCTTATAGGTTGTTCGTCCAAAGTAATTTCTTCAGGTAGTTTTTCTTTTAGTTCTTTGTCCCATTTTTCTATATCTTTTTTATTTTTTCCAAATCTGCTATCTGCAATAAAATTAAATGTTAAGGTTCTCATTTTTTAAATCTCCTTTTTTATAAAATTATTTAGGATTTATTATATCATCACTATATTTATATTGTTTTTTATGATTTTCCTCATTTAGTCCGCTTCCAAAAAATCCCAAATTATTGCCATCAAAATCATAATCATAACTACATTTAAAACAATGCTGAATTTTATCCCTAAAATAAATTTTAGTTAATCTCCCACAACATTTTATTCTTTTTTTAATTCTTTTGTCTATTTTCATTTTTTTCTTCTTTTTTATAAAAGATTATCTATCATAGATGTAATTTCTGTTCTCATATAGCGTAATTCTATAATGATTTCGTCTAAAAGATATTTTTCTAAATCATCTTTTTTGCTTTCATTAAAAATTATTTTAAGATTTTTCCAAGTTTCATTAATTTTTTGGTCTATTTTTTTCTCTGTTTTTTCTTTACTCATTTTGCTCCTCTAACTAAAATTTTTTTACTTTCCTTTTTTCTTTTTTTAATTGCACAATCTACCATTTTATCGATTAATTCATTTTTCTCTTTGTTATTCATTTTTCTCCTTTTTAAAATTATTCTTTAAAAATATGCATAACAGAATGCTCTATAAAATCTCCAGCCCAATTATTCCCCTCAAATAAATTGTCAAATTCTTGTCCTAAATTTTTAAATAATTTATATCCATTTATATAAATTGCTCCATGATAAATTAAATCAGCAAGAATTCCATCATAATAAAAAGCGAAATCTCCTTTATAATAATGGTCGTTTTCAAATTTATATGATTCTTTAATTTCAGGAGCATCTGTTTTTTTGGCAACTTTATTAATCCACCTTTTTATTTTATTTTTTATTTCAAATCTTTTTAAAATTTTCTTTGTCATTTAAATCTCCCCTCAATACAATTATAAACTATTTTTGAGAGAAAGTCAATTTTTTTTTTTTAACTTAATATTCCGCCAATTGATAAAATTTTATCTATTTTATTTTCTGCTATTGCTTGGGCTTGACTTAAAGCCAATATATTTTTAGTTTCTTCTTTTTCTTCTGGATGTCCACAAATCCAAGTTTTTAAATTATACTTATCATTTTTTTGTTTTTCAATAGAAATCCAATATTCTCTATACTTATATCTAAATTTTCCAGTTTTTAAATAGGTATCATAAGCCATTTTCTACCTCCTAATTCTTTGGGGTATTGATTTTTTAGTAATCATAAGAAAATTTTCCAGTTTTGTTTTTTCAGTTCAAAATTATTTTATTTTTAATAATCCATTTAATAGCAGGATAATTTAATTTTCCTTGTATTAATAAACTGACTGCTATTCTATAAATATCCTTCTTGTAATTTTTAATAAATTCTACTACTTCTATTTGCCATTTTTCTGTATTATATTTCCTTTTTAATTTTTTTATAGTTTCTTCTGCGTGTCTTTTATCTCCTTCACATCCAGAATATCTTTCTATTTTTAAAAAATACCATTCAGAATAAAATCCTACCATATCATTTTTTATACCTTCTATTTCTATATCATCAGTAAATAAACTGAATAATTTTCTTAATTGTACTGAATTAGCAATTTCGGTTGTTCCACCATTCCAAGTGAAATATACTTTATTAGGTTTAAAATATTTAGAATACCAACTAAAAACAGTGTGTCCTGCTTCGTGAAATGCCGTTTGTAAGTCTCTTCGTGAATATTGTTTTTCTAATTGTTTTAAGTCAATCATTTTTTTTGCAAGAAAGTAATTTTTTGCTCTCACAATTTTTTATAATTTCAGAATTTCTAATTAACTTTTCTCAAAAATCAAATATTAAAAATCTGATACTTATTTCTATTATTTTTTCTTTTTTTATTTTTGGATTTTCCAGTAGAAATTCATCTATCATCATTTTAATATTCATATTTTCTGATACTATTATATTTAATTTATATTCTTGCTTATTTTTTAATTTTATATAAACCTCTTTAATAATCATTTTTCTCCTCTTTGAGTTTACAGTTTGCGGTTTTTCTTTTTAAATTTTAAAAGTCCTCCTAATATAATTATAAAGGATTTTCACAAAAAAGTCCAGTTTTTCGAGTTTACAGTTTGCGGTTTTTAGACAAAAAAAAATGCTCAATCAGTAATTACTGATTGAGCATCTTCTCCTTTTTTATTTTTTCCTTGCTTGCAGAATTCCATCAAAAATTGCTTGCCAGGTCTTTTTGTCCCATTTGTATAGTCGAGTGTCTAATTCTAAATTTCCTAAAGCATCTCCATCGTTCGTTCCCATACTCATAAGGAAATTCTCGACGGCAATCCTTCTTACTCCTGTTCTACCTGAAAAAACCTCAATTTCCTCAATACTTAATTTTCTCACTTTTTATTCTCCTTTTTAATTGTGAATTTCTTTTCTACCATCTTTGAAATGAATTACAAATTCTGTTAATATTAAATATTTATAATTTGCAGGTTTTTTATATTTTTTAATTATTTTTGTAATTGTATTACTTTCTCCTTTGCGTTTTTTGTAATTAATAATCATAGGTTTCATTTTTCATTTCTCCATTTTTAAAAATTTAACAGATTCTATGTCCTTTTATCGGCAAGTCGTCTTTAGTGTAGAAAATTTTATTCCAGGTTTTATTAAAATCGATTACTATGTCAGCGGACAATTCTCTTTCTATTTTATTAATTCTGTTATAACATCTTTCAGAATGATACAAAAATTTTTCTTCATTTTTTGTAGTTGCCAGTATCCAATCTTTTTGCAATTCTTTGCCACAAAAATCACAGTTTCCATTTGGTAGTTCTCCAAAAACCGCTTTTTCTGATAGTTTTTGGAGTTTAGTTTTTAAATGAATTTCTAATTTTTTCCTTAGTTTTCTTGCCACTTTTTTTCCAATTATAGGATATCTTTTTAATACTGTCATGTTTTCTCCTACCAAGTTAAATTATATTTTATTTGTAATCTGTTCAATTCGTCTTCTCCATAAGAAATTAGTGAATTCATATCATTAATAAATTTTTTATAACTATCCATATTTCCAGAAAAAATATTTGTTCTATAACTATTATTTAAATTAGTTTGATAGTCCCAACACAATATTATTGCCTCTTCGAAAGCAATGTCCAATAAATTTCTTTCTTTTATAGTTTCAATAAGTAAACTATCCAGTTTATTTTTTTCCTGTTCTAATGTAATTAATTGGAGTTCTAATTCACTAATTTTTTCCTGCTTTTCTAATAAAAATATTGTATTAAATATTAGAAAAATTGCTAAGAGAATAATTAGAATTTTCGTAGCCATTGTTCCTCCATTTTTAATAAGAATTGAAATTTTAAAAATTTTATAATTAGAGAATTTTAAGAAATAAATTGCTGTAAATTATTTGTAATTTTATTTTTACATCTTTTTATGTTTTTTATTATTTTATGACTAATAGAATTAGAATTTTCTAATAGAAATTTTATATCTTTATATTGC